AGTTTATTCGCAGAATTTGCAATATGTATGTTGGGTTACGGCATCATCAGTATGCTTGGCTTGCTGTACCGATCACGTGTCGAATACTATGAATTTAAAGAAAAATTCAAAAAACAATGACAGTAGGAGTGTGTCCAGTTTGCAACGGAACTAAAAGAGTTCCTTGCCCCGAACACTTGAAAGGTGTAGGCGTGTTGTTAAAGTGGTATAATTATGATTTACAATCTGATACTATACCTTGTCAAAATTGCGGTGGGCAGTATCACATTGACAAATATGTGTGCGGCGAACCGACTGGAGTAGTTGTCTTGCAATCTAATGGAGTGCCGTGTACGCATGAGTATGAAAGTGCAAACAAAGGTAGACAACATACCGAATACAAATGCGTACACTGCGGAGATACTTACATAACCGATTTTAATTACTAAACGGAGATTTTTATGAATATCTACACCGTCCGTGACAATCTGAAAAACACAATCGCCGGCAAGGAAAAGTATGTTACTGAGTTGCGTCAAGGTCTCAAGGCAGACCTGACTGATGGCGCATATATGGCAGTGCAGGCGACTGCTACTATGTTAGATATCAATATCAACGAACTCAAAGTGATTTTGTTTGATGTGGAGAAGTGTTGCGAACAATGGAACCTTATGAGTTGGGAAATCAACCCTGAAAGGATGGGGCAATGAAACAAAGTGACTTTGCTGTTATTGAAGAAAGAGCAGGGATAGTTTTTCTCTGGGACTTGGATCAAGGTGGCATGAGTGTCACAAACGATGCCGAGCGTGTTTATGAATGGTGTCAATACAATCATGGGCATGGTGTAGGCATTCGTGTTGTATATCGTGACAGTCAAGGCGAGTGGTCAGAAATGGCCCGCAACGAAGGTGGTTGGATCGAATTCAAAGAGTGGCACGGTCTTGATTGGGACTTGTTGAAGAGGTAATTATGAGCAAAAAACATATTCTTTGGTGTAAAGAAGGTATACACGACAAGGTGTGGGGCATCATTCTCTTAGCAGAAGATGTTCAAATCAGTGATGCTTGGCCGTTTAAGTCTAACAAATATGTTACTTTCTGGGGCCGCAGAGGAGCCAAACTACAAACCAAACAGTGGAATGGCAAAGAGTATGATGCTTATGAAATGACACGGAAGAAAATGAAGAAAGGATATCAGGAAGTTGATGAACGTTACCTCGATGAAGTGTATCCAGAATTTCAACAAGACTTAGAAAAGACGGAGTTTTGGGCGCAACTAAAATTGTAACTAAAGTATTCATTTTAAAGGATTGACAAATAATCATTTTGGGCATATAATATAGTCATACAGTCAGAAAAGAGGAACACAAAATGTCAGAACTCAAATTGCCCGAAGGTTATGGTGAGATTCTTACTCCCATTGTGAAGATGCCCAAGATTACACTTGAGAAAGGTTCTTGGGGCGACTACACCGCTTACATTGACGGCGTTGAAGTTCCTCGTGAGCCTGGTAGCATTAAACTTGACCGTGCTGATTTGCTTGAAGCTGTCCTCGCTAAGATGGGCATTGAAGTTGAAACAAAATGGCATTGGTACTCCACTGAAGAAGTTGATGGAAAGTTGCGTGGCAAACGCATTGACGGTTCTAGCACTAACATGAAAGGAGCTTGATATGCCCTGTAGAGATTATGACAGTCGTTGGGACGATAGTTGGGAGCGCCAAGCCCGTGAATCGGCTAAAAAAGAAATGCGTGACCACGCTGACAAACTAGCCCGTATTGCATGTAAGGCAATGACTGAGTTGGTTGAGCAAGGTAAGGCTGACTTTTTGATTCTACGTGATGACGAAGTCCGTGAATGGTGGGAGGCACATCAAGAGGCTGACCGCAAAGCAAAAGAAGCTGAACAGGAAAGACGCCGCAAAGCTAAAATCAAAAAAGATGCATTGGCTAAACTTAGTGACGAAGAAAAAGCAATCCTCGGCATAAAGACAAAAAAGTAATACTTTAGTACTACTTTTAAAAGGTTGACAATAAATCATTTTGGGTATACAATAGAATCTTAAACAGTTAATTCAAGGAGTTTGAAATGGCTACGATTCAGGAAATCAATTCTACAATTATCGCTGGTAACTTTACTAACGAACAATTGGATGCAATCTCAATGGCAATCAAGTTTGCCCGCAACCAACTTGCTAACAAAAATAAGTTTACATTCCGTGCAGGTTCACAAGTGAAATTCACTAGTTCTCGCAACGGTCAAACAATTTTGGGTACTGTTGAAAAGATCAACCGTAAATTTATCATCGTCCGTGAAAACGGTAAGGCGTTTGGTTCTTGGAGAGTTCCCGCTAACATGCTGGAGGCCGCATAATGAGTGAAATTGGAATCGATATTTTGGATATGCTTGACCGAGGAGAAAGCCCGCAGTATATCGCTAGAATCCTAGAAATTCCTGTAAGTTGGGTATATGAAACCCTCTCGTACAGCGAGGATGAAGGTAATACTGAAGTATTCAGTCCCTTCGAGACCTGCAATTCATAAAAAGGTTGACAATAAATCACTTTGGGTATACAATCATTACATAGACAGTTAACTAAAGGAGTTCACAAATGGCTTATTTCAATCAAGAACGTAAACAAGAACGTGCCCCTGCTATCAAAGCTATCCTGAAAAAGTATGGCATCAAGGGTTCGCTTGCTGTTCGCAATCACAGTACCTTTGTGTTGAATGTCAAATCAGGTTCCATTGACTTCATTGAAAACTATATTGCAACCGATGCTAAATTGATTCACGGTGGCAAAATGTCTCAGGAACAAATTGACTACATCCGTAAGAATCGTAGCCTCGATGTTAACCCCTACTGGTTCAAGGAACACTATTCAGGTAAAGCAAAAGAATTCTTGACCGAAGTGTTCGCCGCAATGAATGTCGGTAACCACGACAATTCGGACATCATGACCGATTACTTTGATGTGGGTTGGTATGTTGATGTGAATATCGGTTCTTGGAACAAGCCCTACGCTGTTGAGGGTTCTTGGGAAGCTGTTACAGTTTAAGGAGATGATGATGAACGATTGGGATAAAAACAATTTGCAATTCATTTTGGCCCTTGATGAAAATCAATTTGACGAATGGTATTCTTCAATCTCTGATGACGATGCAGATTATGCAATGGAGCTTTTGAAAGCCGCCCGTGCAGAGGTTGCAATGCAAATTGCAGAATTGTATGACAATACTGCTGAGGACAATCTGTCCGATGCTAAAGAAGTGTTAGGTCGTTTTACTTTGAAAGGTTCATTGTGAACACATATTTTGTATTGGTTCGTACAAAAGACGAACCGGGTGCAGGCGTTACACGTGCATACGTTAATGCTGAAAACACTTATGCCGCAATACAGATGGCAAAGGCTCTATACGGGCGGCTCTTGCTATCTGAATCTGTTATGCCCGTTTAAAAGGAAATAAATGTCTAAAACTGAAACTAAACGTGTGTTGGATATCGAAATTTTGGTTGCTATTATGCGTAGCAAACAACATCAAGGTGTCACTGTTCTTACTCGCCCCGAATGTGGCGCACTGAAAGAACCCATTAGTCCTGACAACGGTGCAGGATTCGGACTATCGGATGCGATGGAAGCCGCGGCGGCACTGGTTCCAGGTGCTGAGTTTAAATTCGAACTTGATGCTAGTGGCAATCGCACTAACATCCGAGTCGAACTTTGATTTTGGGTAACTGTCTGGTTGACAGTTATCCATTCCAGTGTTACAATAGTAACTGTGCTGAAAGGCATATTTTATCAACTAGCTTAATGTAAAGGAAACATAATGGCTAAAACTTCTCAAACTTTTAAGGTCGCTGGTATCACTGTTCACAACGGTAATGCTAAGGTTCGTTTCACTGATGATATGGTTCGCCGTATCAAGCAATTCAGTAAAGGCGGTGCAACTCGCATTGACTTAGTTGAGTTGCCTTCTGAAATGACTAAGATCGATGCGCTTAAACACATTGCTACTCTCCCTGAGTTTCAATCAGCCGCAGATCAGGCAACTATCGCTGACAGTCTTGCTGACAAAGAAAAAGAAGCTCGTAAGGGTGAAGTTAAAGTTAAGGCAACTAAAAAGCCTAGCCTTGATGCTATCAAAGCACGTGGCAAGAAAGCAGTCAAGGAAACTTCTGAGGCTGTTACTGAATGATTGACGGGGCTTCGGCCCCTCCAAGCATCATGCTAAGATACTCCCTGCTCAATGCTGTTAACATTCGTAGGCGTTTTGACCCTGCTAGTGAACAGGACGTGCTAGAGTTGAAACATTACTTGGACACTAATCAATGGACAGGTCCTTGTCCCTTTTATCTTGAAGATGATTGGGACAATATCCCTGTCATGTGTATGCACAAATATGCTAGACACATGTTATCAAGTAAGAAAACAACAAAGCAAAAAACAAAAAGCCCCAAGTAAAGGGGCTTTTTTTATGGGTTCGTTACCGACTTTATAATCCAGAAATCACCGGACATACCTGTGTTTTGAATCACTTGAAACGGCATATAGAAATAACCGTTGTCACCCCATGTTGGTCCCCAACTGTTACGTGCGATATAAACTTGCCTAGTCTTATCGTATCCTACAAGTAATACCGCATGACCACCTAATAGTCGTTCACGTTTTGTGTTAGGATAGGGCATTACACCTGTCCTGGACACTTGCGGCGCACCGAAACTATCGTAAACATAGAAGCCAATTACAACAGGGTATCCATTGTTCAATGCGTCTAAACAACCATTGTGATTTTCTATTCTTTCGTATAATGTTACTTTGCGAGTTAATCCATCATTGATTGCATTTGGACTTGGTCTTTGTCTAAATTTTTGTATGTCATACGGCCAAAACTTTTCTAATGGAGCACCCTGTTTGTTAGTTACTTTTATTCCGTCTCTGATGTACGCACCTGAATCATAATTAATTGTATTGAGTAAAGCACGTTCATAATAATAAATGAACAGTCTGCTTACATCAGTTTGTTTTCCGTTGCGTTTGTTCAATAGTTCGATAGCACCTGCAATTGCTTGACCAGTACAACTGCCTAAGTTGCCTTGGTCTTCTATCAAACTACAATACGGACGCAAATCAACAACATTTGATTGTGCTTTGTTTGACACAGAATATTTGTAATCACGGTTATCTACTTTGTCGGGCCTCCAATGATATTTAGGAATACGCATTGGTGGTTTAGGTATAGATACAACTGTCCTAATCGGTGTTCTATGTAAACCCGGATCTTGACTGATATCAATTATTGTTCTTACGTCTTGTTTCATACTCCGTAACGACCTCTTAGTGCATTGAAGTTTTGATTAACTTCTGATCCTGATAAACCTCTATTGTATAATCTGGCTACTGGTACACTACCATCCAAAAAACTCTTTGGAAAGTAAGGTGCGTCCCAGCGTTCGCCTATGTGTATGCCCAGTCCACTAGACCCTGGAGTAGATCCAGTAACTGCTGATTCGTTCAGAGCACCATTAATGTAAAACCTAACATTGCTGCCGTCAAATGTTACACACATGCAATACCATGTGTGAATCACTGGCACAAAATTTCCAGCCACTTGCCAACCACCGCCATCAAAAAATCCACCCTGCCATACTGTAGGATCAGCAGCCAAGCCGCAGGTTATACTGTAGTTAATTGGAGTAGTAGCATATACTTCAGTTATAGTGCAGGTGGCATCACCAGAGGTGTTATCTAAGGTATTAAAGTACACCCAAGTCTCAGCAGTGAATGTAGTTAAAGCACCCCCGGCTAAATCACCAGCGTGGGCACTTTGTTGACTTGCTCTACTGAATGTTAATATACCACCATTAGAGCTACTATAAGTAGCACCATTAGGTAAAGTAGCATCGGCTGATCCTACTAAATCATACCAATTATTACCTGAGCCGGGGTAGCTTTCACTATTGCCCGCGTCAAGTTCAAACACTAATCCATCAGTTACTACTGAGTAACTAGGTGTAATTGTTATTCCTGCGCCAATTGTGATACCCGGTTCGATTGTGAAACTCATTGTTTATCCTATTTTCTATTTACCATCATTATGAAGTTGGTGCCTTCATAATGAAGAACTTCACAACAGGTGCGCTACTAATAGTATCTAATGCTCTGACATTTATATAGAAAGAAGTACCAGTAAAATAATAAGCACTTACCATAAAATACGTAGAGTATGTACCAGAAATTTGCGCTAAGATATAATCATCGGCACTAACCTTATTACATTGAACTACGAATGCTTCAAGGTCATTTGCAGTCCAAGAACTCTTTGCTAGAGTGATTTGTCCAGTTAGTTGATTTAATGTAACACCTTGACCTGTACCAGTCTGTGTAACAGTACCACCACTAGAATAACCAATTTTGCCTGTAGCAGTAATATTACCTGCAGTAGCAAAGTCACCGCTGGTATTCAAGTTGGCTAGAGTAGTTCCTGGTTTGTAAAATCTTAATGTTCCGCCGTCATTGTCAATTTCAAGTGTTTGTGCTGTGGTCCCTGTTCCAAACATTATTCGGGGTGTACCACCAGCATAGCCTAGATATAAACCAGCAGTTGAAGCCTGTGATTCATCAAATGCACCAGTAAATCTAGCATAGCCATTGCCTAATACATTAGCTGAAGCAATTAAGTTGCCACTGCTGATGTTGCCCGTGGTGCTCACAGTGTTGCTACCATACGCAGCCAAGAATGTAGCTACATTAGAATCACCATATGATGATGTTGCTACAATGCCAGTCAACTGAGAACCATTACCAATAAAATAGTTACCTGTGACATTGCCTGTAGCACTAAAAACATTAGCAGTTATAACATTGGCACCTGAAATGTTACCACCTGTACCAGTAGAAGTAACAATACTACCCGGTGCAGTTAAGTTACCGTCATTACCGAATACCCAACTACTTGCTCCTGCATTAATGTTTACATTACCATATTCTGCTAGACCGTTACCCGCGCCGCCACCTGTAATATTAACATTACCACCACTGCCACCACCGTAACCACCTTTAAGTTCCGCAATGCCACCGGCTACACTACCTTGGCCGCCTTGAACATTAGCAGTTCCGCCTGTTGTAGCACCGATGCCGCCTATTAATCTTACTTCAGCACCTGCACTATTGGTACTACGACCACCGGTAATACTAACATCACCGCCACCATCAAATCCTTGACCACCTGTAATGTTTATGTAACCACCATAACCAGATCCTCCATCAGCATCACCTGCGTAGATTTTGATATCACCGCCGTTAACATCACTGTCACCGGCCCATACATAAACATCGCCACCTTCTCCGCCAGACTGACCAGCCTGACCTTGAATGATTAATCGTTGTGCGTTATAGCCAGACGGTGGGGTAGGTCCAGTGATAACTGCCTGATAGTCAATATCACCAAACTGTAATGTTCGTGCTGTTTGACTGCCGCCATTGTGTAAGTTTACAGTTAGTACTGGGAATAACATGCTACCGTCATTGTTGTATGACCAAGTATAGTTTGTAGTATGGTCACTGGCTTGTGTGTTTAATGTAATGTTACCACTACCATAATCAACACCACCAGTACCTGCTGTAATAACAACCCCTCCGCCTACGTAGGATCCAGTGGTGTAGCCTGCTGTAATAACAACATTACCACCTTCACGACCTAAATTAATATCACTAGCATTATCGCCTGCATTGCCGGCTTGTAGTACTACTGAACCACCGTTACCTGCATTTTGCTCGCCTCCGGCGTTAGCACTACCACCAGGAGCACCAGTGATATATACTGTACCACCGTTACCAGCACCATATATATTACTTGCATACCCACCTTGACCACCATTGATATTAATATCGCCACCATTACCAGCTGGATCTTGAGTATCTGCACTTCCGCCGTTGCCGGCGTTTATGTCAATTTGACCACCGGTATTATCTGATGTTGTTTTGTCTCCTGCATTCAAGACGATATCATCACCTGCATTAATGCGTACATCACCTTGATAGCCACTAGTAATGTTTACAGGCCAACCACTGAAACTTTGTAAGTTTAATTGATTACCATCATCGTCCAACTCCATGACATTTCGCATCACAGCGTATAGTGTCATTGTAGTAACTGTTACTGAATCTCCTGGACTTTGAACTACATATATAGTAAATGTATCACCATTATATTCAAATCCATTATATATTAATTCAGTTGATGAATCGTTGATTGTCAATACAGCAGTACCTGTATTTGCGTACTGCATGTATAACTGTACAAATCTTCTTAGACTACTATACGCACCAACTATATCTATTCTACCAGTGCCACTATTGTCTGAGTATGTTGCTGTATTCCATGCACCAGTGAATGTTTGGTCAACTGGAACATTTATTACATTGGTTAGTTTGCTGCCCGCACCAGCTTCAACTGCTAAACCATTACCACCTATAATTGACGCAGTACTATGTGTGGCAACTATATTGCCATCATCATAGATAGTCCATTGACGATTAGGATTGCCTAGAGTAAGAACACCGGCACCTACTACTAAGTTATCATATGTTACTGATACAATACTACCGCCACCTATATAAGGAAGCCATGTTGTACCGTTAGCCGGTGTTGTAAATTCACTATCTGTGTATAGTTGTATTTCATTTACTTCTACAGCTTGGAACCACCATGTTTGATTAGCCTCTACTGTTCCTAACACACCAGATATAGCAACCTTTCCAGTTACTGGACCGGGGAAAGTTGTTGAGTTTAATGTTACAACTACTGTAGTGCTTCCAGTAGTTATATTACTGATAGTATCATTTAATGCGAAACCTCCAGTAGCCACAGCATTGATGTTGCCGGGAACTGTTAGATTACCATCAGTACCAAATGACCATGTGTTATTACTTGATACTAGATTCAATGCTTCAGGTATAGCACCGATAGCAAACTGGCTTATAGCCGCCTTAGTTCCGTCACCATCAGAACCTGTGTTACCAGCATATGAAACAATTGACGCAGTGCCATCTAAACATACCATTGAGAAGATACCATTGCCGTTACTACCAACCATAGTACCATAAGTGCCAGCGCCCCAGTTCTCACCATTGCCAGTTACAGTTTCGCCAACACCATAATACATACCATAAGCAGTATATGTAGTTGATGGTAGATTACTACCAATAGTATCATATCCACCCGTTACATAAGTTCCCGTACCACCTTCTGTTGCACCATCTGTCTGCCACATCACCATTGGGTATGTCTGATTAGTTGGTTCATAGAAAGTCATGAATGGATATAGACCACCTGAATCTACGCTAGTTACTATTAGATTACTATCAGCATCAGTATACGCAGTGAATACACAACGAGAAACATCTGTACCTAAGAAGTTACCTTGGTCTTGTATATCGCTTGTACCGTCATAGATATAACGCTTTACAAAATTTTGTTCATAACTTGCTTGGCTCATTGTGCCTGTTACTGAGAAGTCAGTAATACCACCAGAACCGTTAATTGCACCGACTGTAATAGTCATGTTATCAGCAGGTGCCGCGCCACCTAATTCAGTACCCGGTACTGTGATAGTGTCACCTACCTGATATCCTGTTCCAGGTACCACACAATCAGCAGAATTCCATTCAGCAGTGTTATAATCTATTGCACCAATTGGATCGTCTAAGTCAAAGAAGAATACAGCATCAGTACCACTACCTGTGTGTGTGAAACTGTTGACTTGGAATATGGCTTGTATGCCATTGAAGTTCATGTTGTCTACGATTGTGCCAGGAGCGAAATTCTCTTCCAACAATGATACTTCATTGGTAGCAAACGCAGTTTGAATATCACTGATTGATGTGCGTTGTGTATCTCCGTTATACAAGACTACATCAATATAGTTTCTTATGAAATAGAATATACTTTCTGTATCAAGTGGAGTTGAAGTACTAGTGCCATACAAATTAACAATCGCAGTGATGTTTGAACCGTCGATGCCTGTTACAATAAAGTTGTCATCGTCCGTGTCAGTTGTTGGGTTTGAGCCACTGATATCTGAACTTCTTGACAATACAATCTGATTGATAGATGGATCGTCACCTGATATCTGATTTAATACAGCATAGAATCCACGATATGCAAAACTGCCTATTGATTTGATAACACCTGGTACTGTGAATGAACCGTCGCTATCAAATCTCCATCGTTGTGAACTACTTGCCCAAATATCAACTGGCTTACTAGCAGTAGTACCTAAACGAACACCACCTTCAGAACCAGGCTCAATATCAAACTGTACATCTAAGTTGATAAAGCCACTCTCGTTGTTAGAAAGAATCTGTCCTGTACTAGTAGTGTTAGCACTACCTGCTGGTATAATTAATGCACCATATCTATCAAATCTTAAACTAGCATTTACAGCATTTGCGTTATTGTTTTGATTTAATCCAACATAAAGACCACCGTCATTCAAGAATAATGTATTGCGTAATACATCGCTGTTATCAAACACATTACCAACATCACTGGCGTCTGACCAATCTAATTCAGGACCACCGTGTTCTGGATCTGATCCATATGACAATAATGTTGTATAGCCGTTGTTAGTTAATAAACGACCATAACCACCTGATGCGTAAGCACCACCTGGCATTTGTATATCACCAGTAGGTGTAAAGTGGAATATGCTATCACCTGTGCGAATGTCTACAGTATCACCTTTTAATTCTAAGTCGTTGTATTCTGGTGAGTAAGCAAACCCGCCAGTAGTGTATGCAGTCCAATCTGTACCAGATGTTGGTATAGTACAAGCCGCATCATTAAATAATTGGAACGCATTCACCTCCACTGCTCTATAGTATCTTGTACCATTCGCTTGTGTAGCACCTGTAACTCCTGTAATTGTTACTCGTCCAGTTACTGCATCAGAGAATGGACTACTATCAAGAGTAACGATAACAGTCGGGTCACCTGTAGTTATATATGTAATAGCACCGCCGAACGGGAAGCCACCACTTAGTGAACTAGTGATACTTCCAGGGACTACTAAATTGCCACTAGTGTCAAGTACCATTGGATGTGCATTAGTACCGTCATATGATGACATGATGATATTACCAGTACTGCTCACTTGAACATACTTGTTGTCATCGCCAAAGTATTGGTCGTAAGAAGTATTGTCACCTGTGTCAAAGTGAATGTGACTATCAACATCACCTGCACGAACTTGTAGATATTTCAAGTTAGCAGTATCATCTGGAGATGGAGACAATTGTAAACCAAACCCAGATACACCTTGAACTGCTACATTATCAAATGTTACATTGCCTGTGTTTCCACTTCCACCAGCAGACCAGCTTAAATTACCAGTGCCATCTGTAGTCAACACTTGACCATCCATACCTGCATCTGCTGGTAAGTTCAATGAGTAGTTACCTGTTGCGCCGCTACCAGTAATTGTTGCAGTGTATAATCCATTCAAGAAATTAAACTTAGTTCCTGTAACTTGATTAGTTAGAATGTTACCTGAACTTGCATTGACAGCAGTTCCAGTACCAGTAGCATACAATGTGCCGCCTCTAATAGTACCAGTAGCAGTAACTAATCCATTAGTAACTATATTACCTCCAATGACATTTCCAGTAGCTGAAACATTACCAGCAGAATTGATATTACCCCCACCTACATTGCCTGTCGCTGTAACCGTACCAGCAGTACCGATATTACCTATATTAGCATTGCCTGCAACAGATATATTGCCCGGAGTTGTCAAATTGCCTGTGTTGTCAAAAATAAAATTCTTCAATGAACCTGAGTTGACACCGGTAGTGATTTGAACATTACCGTATGTATTGGTTACTTGAGCAGGAACTGTTGTGTTACCGTTACTAGGCAACACAAGTGCGGCTGTTGCGCCGTGTGTTAAGTCAGCGTTTTCAACAACAACACCATTCAAATGATATACTTCTGCTGTATCTACTTTTGCAACTGCTAATGCACCTGCAGTTTTATTAAATGTGAAGCCTGTGTTACCACCGAATGAACCTGCATCGTTAAATTGAATTTGAGTGTTAGAACCACCAGGACTACCGTTTCCACCTCCACCACCTGTTTGTGCAGTCCAACTTAAATTACCTGCACCGTCTGTTTGTAGAACATAACCATTAGTACCACCTTGAATGCTAACATCAGATACATCAGGTAAAACTGTAGTACCAGTGACAGTCAATCCTGTTAATGTACCAACACTTGTAATGTTAGGTTGTGCGGCATTGGCGACACTATATGCTATAGTTGAAACGAATGCTGGTGGTAAAGTGTTACCTGCTTGTAACAAAGTAAAGTTAGCAATGTTACCTACTGCTACTTTGTCTGTTGTTGCAGTTCCTGTTGTATTAACTACAGGAAGAATTGTACTTGCAGATAATCCATTACCGATGCTTGGCAGTTGTGTTATTTTAATTGTTGCGTTTGCCATTTATATTTCCTAATTATGCGAATGTCGCTCCGTTGTTGCCAATGCAGAACCATTTGCCATTAACATACTGTAATGTGCATGATTGTCCCACTGCTGAAAATGTGATTGTTCCTGTTCCACTTGCTTTCCAGCCTGCGTTAGTAACAGTGATTACCATATTGCCACCGTGTGCAACTGTCATAAATGTTTTGATTTGACCTTCTGTGCCTGCGGCTAATGTTCCCGTCCATGCACCTGTTGTGCTGAAATAACTTGGTACTACTGTTAAACTCGCCGCTGCCCCGTTTGTCATGTCATCTGAACCACTAGCAATTACTTTACCGGCTGTTACTAAATTACCACCGATGACGTTACCAGTTGAAGTTACAATACCAGCAGTAGTTAAGTTACCACCGATGACGTTACCAGTTGAAGTTACAATACCAGCAGTAGTTAAGTTACCACCGATGACGTTACCAGTAGATGATACAATTCCTGCAGTTTTTAAATTACCACCTTGAATGTTACCAGTAGCAGTGATTATACCTGCTGTGCCGATGTTACCAATGTTAGCGTTACCAGATACACTCAATGTACCTGAAATGTTTGACCCAGTACCAGTGACTGTCAATATGTTTGCATTACCAGCACTACTGATAGTTACGTTACCACTAGCACCGATAATGTCAACGTTACTGGTGCCATTAGCAATAGATGACACAGTGATATCACCCGCTGATAAATTACCAGTAACAGTTAAATTACCTATTGTAACGTTGCCAGGCAACGTTGGGTTTGTTGGGATTTCAACACTGATTGTACCAGTTGTTGTGATTGGGCTATTTGTGACGTTTAATGTTGAACTAGATATTCCGATACTAGTTACGGTTCCACCTAACGTAACTGTAGAAACAGTGATGTTACCGTTACTTGAACTTAAACTGATACCAGATCCAGCATTCAATCTAGTAACACCAGTGTTAATAATATTAATATTACCGTTGCCAGTGATAGGGCTTCCTGAAATCTGTAGTCCAGGGCCACTAGTAGTCACGCCCACGCTAGTGACTGTACCTAATGTTGCACCATTTGCAATATTAGTGATTCTACCATATCCATCAACAGTGATGCTTGGGTATGAATATGAACCCTGTACGTTAGCAATTGCTGGTAAGTTGAGTGTTATATTCCCTGCACTAACAATAGGAGATCCAGATACTGTTAATGTACCTGATAACACGCCTACACTAGTAACTGTGCCACCGCTACCATTACCACCACCTGTACTTGAAATTGTAACGTTTCCGTTAGCTTGGTCAACAATGATACCAGTACCAGCTATGATGCTAGTTACACCGGTGTTTGTTATATCAACTGTTCCCGCTACAGCATTTGATGATGTTGAAATACCAGTATTACCAGTAAATGTAACGAATGGACTGGCTGTGCTGAAAAGCGTTGAAAAGTTGTTTTTTGTCTTAGCAAATGCTACATACAACGAATCACTGTTTGCGGATTCGTTTGGTAAGCCAATTCTAATTAATTCTTGCCCAGAAATTGCCATAATTTAATCCTTATTGAGTATTTATCAATAAGGACTAAATGGTCTGGGCTGTTACACGCTGAAACTACTCCCGCAACCGCAGGTACTTGATGCTTGTGGGTTTTTGATACTGAATCTCGACCCACTCAAATCGTCTATAAAATCAATTTCAGCACCGTTTACATACTGTGCTGACATACTATCAACTAGTACACTTGTGGATCCTGCGGAGACCTCAAAATCATCTTCATTTTGTTCTTCGTCTAGTGTAAATCCATAACTAAAGCCAGCGCATCCGCCACCTTGAATGAACATTCGTAGTCGTAGATTTGGGTTGTTTTCTTCCGCTAATACGTCGGCTATTTTTTGTTGTGCTGATTCGGTTATTGTTAGATTCATAATGTTTTCCTATATTTGATATTTATTGCTGTAGTCGTTCTAAGATTGCTTTTGCAAAAGTAGAATTGGAATTGATTCCTGCATGACTCAAATCTCTCGCTTTATCTATCGTTCGCATTGTAAAATTTTCCATATCGTATGGGACTTGCCCGCTGATATTACATGTTATAAGTCTAGTTTGTGATTCTACTACAGTACGTATTAAATCAACTGTAAATTTTACCCGAGCATTAAAAAATCCGGATAAATCGCCGCTTGCAATAAATTTCATTTTATCTGGATCTTTTTCCCAAGACCCGCTAGTTATACCGTGTTTAAATTCATCATTGTATGTTATATATCTACTGCAATCGGGCCATTGTATGAATACAATTTTAGGTTTCTTTTTTACTTTAGCGAACCAGGTTAATAAGTTATATTCTAGTACATCTATACCCGTAGCGGGCATTGCTAAATTGTAATAATCACAATTTAATTGCTGACTTACTAAGTAAGGGTATGTTTTTTCTAATTCTATTCCAACACCAGATGTATGACTACATCCAGTGAATAATACATAATTGTCTAAATCTATATCCTGCAAATCTTTTGACCTATGACCGTAGCTGTTATAAGCATATTCAATTGGTTTGTTAATATAATACCAATCCGGTGGCTGTGATTTTTTGTTTTTTTCAAACTGTTCTTCACTATCCTCACCTGCAAACATCATTTGAATATTGGCGAAATCTTCTCCTAGGAAATCTTCATAAAATTTCATGGTTTGATCCTCACTGTTAATTCATTTATTTTGTTTATTACTTCTTTTGAAATTGAATGATGGTCAAACATGCCCCCGTCGTACTTGATGTTAATCACGTTTGTAGTGAACGCGGGTAATTTATCTTTGAACTCTATTTGGTAGATAGGTATATTGATTAAATTGCTAATTAACTTTTCAAATAGTAGCTTCCGTGTAGTGAAAAATCCATTGAAGTTTCCTGCATCAGTGAAATCTTTTGTCACCTGATTGTTATAATCAGCAGGGGTAAAAAACGAATGATTATGATCGGATGTTATGATAGAGTTTAAAAACTCTGTACTGACGATTATCATTTTGGGTTTCTGGGGGACTAGTTGAAACCAAGATATCAAGTTAAACTTGATGGCATCCAGCCCACCGTTAAAGACGCATAGATTATAATAATCCATCTTTAAACGTTGACTGATTAAATAAGGGTAGGTTTCTTCAACTGGTTTAGATAAATCTACACCCACGTTGTCACCCACAAATAAAATGTATTTGTGTAAGTCTACATCTTTTAGTTCTTTACACCTATGACCGCTAGTATTGAAATATTCACTAGGGTCGTGTCCTAGCAATCCATTACAGAATTGCATTTATCTACGCCTTACAATTCGTCCTTTTGTCAGGTCGTATGGACTAAATTCGACTTCTACTGTGTCACCTAATAGAATTTTAATATCATGTTGACGCATTTTTCCTGAGATATAACCCATTACAGTTTGACCTGCATTTAGTGTTACTCTGAAGGTGGCGTTGGGTAACACTTCAACTACTTTGCCATCCATCTTAATGCCTTCTTCTTTTGCCATTTTGGTTTTACTTTCTCCTTTAAATATTTTGTGCTTTAAGTTTTGTCCACATGAACTGTTTCAATTCATCCTGGGTTAATAAATCAGGGGTAGCTCTGGAACGATTCTTTATCCAAACCGTTCTTCCACCTTCATATTCTTTAATTACGTAATGTGACATTTGAACTAGTTTAGCACGTTTCCCCCACCCGAGATTGAAGGCATCTTCCTGAAATGTGTAAACACCCGGCTTGTAGACACTATGATCCACAATGACTTCACAGTAGTAATTAGCCACGGCGCATCCTAGAGATATCTTTAGCTTCGTCATCACTGAACACAGGCACAGCATTAGACTTGTGCAGTGTACCGATACCTAACATCTTAGTACCAGTATATTGTTGAGTGGGCTTGCTACTGACTGCACCTAAATGTGTGTCAGGCAGACTACGTGCCTTATGTGTGGATTCACGTCCAGCAGGAGCAGTTAGCCGATATGTTAGGGGCGGTGCCGCTAATGCGGACTTACGCTTTTTTTCTTGTTGTTCAACGCCCCACTTTTTCTGTAATTCTTTCCAAGAGGTGTCAAGCTCACGTGCTTTACGTGCCTCGTCTGCATTGCGAAACTTTTGCTTGCCTTTGCGTTTGCCGCCCATAGAAAGGGCAGGATGTGCGAGGTGCATAGTCATACTGTTGAATCCATGTAGTTCATACAGTATCTATTATACGGAAAAGTGGTAAATTGTCAAGTACATAAAAAGTATTACTTTTTTAGGGTAGCCCAGATTTGTTCTTTTTCGATAATTTCAGCTTCAAGTTCACGGTACATGTCACCCAAAGACTTTAGACGTTCCCATTTTTCTTCTAGTTCTTTGTTTGGGTGAAGAATAGCCAAACGTTTTTCAATATTCTCTAATGTGTCGGAAAGGCTTTTGCCTTGTATCTTAACATCACCTTCAAATTCTGCGTCCCCCTTAACTGTGAGGGCTTTGCTGTCTATTACTGTTGAACCAGATATAGAATCAACCCATGAAGCAGAACCAGCACTGTTAGCTGTTAACCAAACACTACTTGTCCCTGCTGTACTAACCCATGATGCCGCTGATGTGCTCGTGGGTGAATTTATAATATATGCCATATCATCTTCTTCACTTAAATTTAGTGTGATTGTGTCTATGGAAATGTCATCGTTCATTTGTTTAACTTTCTAATAATGTAGTGACCATTTTCATCGAGACTAAAATCAATCGTGTCCCCTTCAACCCATCCTAGTTGGTCAAGTAATACTTGTGGAATCGGAACAATTAAATCACCGGTTTCAGGATCTTCCTGTGTGATTACTTCATAACGTGTGTAGTGTTGTCCGGGGTTAGCCATACTCTATAATACTTTCTTATTAACTATTAGTCAAACTGTTTGGTAAGATTATTTATCGTCTAACCAGGGCATTTTTGTTTTTACAAGCTCTGATTGTTTATCCAAATAATTTTGGTAGTATTCTACAATATCAGGTCTGATTTCAGAACCAGTCACAGAACTCAGTGTTTGCAAAACTTTATCAGGGTCGTGTATCAAATCATGCATTTTGATTTTAGTAACATTATCAACATATTTGTCTGGAATCGAAAAATCATCAGTAAAGAATTCTGCGCCCTGTAACGGCCAGCTATGGCTACAGTTTATAATGTATTCTTGTGCAACATCAACAGGTAATATTCTTGGGTCTGCATATTCTTGTAGGTACTGATGTGTGTTTTTAATGTTTTTCCATTGTATGTCTGATCCAGGAAACGTGTCACATATAGTTTTAAAGAAGAAGTTTCCATTCATCCTCTGAACCATGTTTTCATCTACTGTCACTATTATTTGCTTGCAGAGAGGGTACTTGTAAAATAAACCATCAAAATCAGGTATCAAATGACCAAACAATATTAATGGTCTATTTTTAAACAATGGATTAATAGTTTTATAAATTGGTTCGTTATCTTCATAACGTTTGTCACTGATGCTAGTCCAATTTTTCTCACACTGTTTGAGGGCAACATCATGTGCGTTCCCATACTGAGAAAATTTGTACTTGTTTACTGAAACCTCTACAAATTGATATACAAGTGACGTAATGAATGCCCCACATGAACCTCCCATCCATGTAATTGCATATGTAGGTGTGTCGGGGAAACTTATTGGTCGTTGATCCATGGCATCTTTTCTTGCATCAACCATTTTTGTTTTGCCAAATAAATATCATAAAAATCAACAATATCTTGTCGTATTGGTTTTTCTGTTAATGTAGATAGCAAATCTAAGATTTTGTCACGTTTATAAATTATGTCATAGTATGGTACTGTGATTACTCTATCACGGAACTCTGATGGAATTTCGTAATATTCAGTGTAATAATTATCAGATGCCATTGCGGGCCAAATCTTACATGTATCTTCGATGTAACGTCTAATTAATTCTTGTGGACAATTTTGTGGAGTGTACCCATTTAAATACGAGTGTTGGAACACCATTCGATCCCAGCGCAATTGGCTAACATCGTAGTGTTCATAAGTTGTTTTGTAAAACAAATTACCTTGAATCCTAGGTAACATTTTATCACACACTGATATTCTAATGTGCTTGCATTTAGGATATTTTGCAAATAATTTTTCTAGATTGGGTGGAACATGATTGTATAGAATCAACGGTTTTGTTTCGTCCAATGGATCTATAACATCATAAATTTTGATTTGATTTAATCTGAAGTTGGTACGCCTAAATGCTGGATTTTTCCAATTATTAGTAACTATTTCAAATGCGACTTCGTGTGCATTGCCGCTATCTGATATATGTTCTTCATTAACTTTATTATATAGAAAACTATAAAGCAAAGATAAAATAAATGCCCCGCTAGCACCACCAGTCCAATTTACCAGATAGGTATCTGTATTAGGAAAAGTTACTGACAATATTTCCTCACTTTATAGTGCTGGATACACCGTAGAACGCATTGTTTCGTGTTCTTCAACTAAGTCTGTGTATACTTGTAAAATTTCAGGTTTTAGTTGTCCACCAGTAAATTCAACCAGTTGATCCAATGCAACGTATGAATTGTTCGTTGAAGGCGTGATGATATCATCGTAGTTAATCACACAAACTCTATCTTCCATACCTGCTGGAATAGAAACATTCTTGGAATATCTGACTAATAATAATTCATTGTTTTTATTATTTGTCACATCGAATAATTTTTGCTGAACGTCTGTGCTATTCACGTTTTCTGCGGAAACAGTAACATCAAACTTTTCTTTGACCTTGTTAAAAGTGTATTCTATTTTTTCAATAGCTTCCGGATTTAGTAAGTCCTTTTCCTGCTGGGATAGTGTAAAATACTGTTTTGACAAAGGTTCAATAACTTTACAATAAGTATTTTTAGTGATTTCTACACGATTAGCATCTGATAGTTTAATAATCACAAACTTGGTATTTGTCAAATTGCTATTAGTTGCTACTTCTTCTAGGTTCACCAACGTTCTAGTTGCAAATACTCCATTTGCATTAGGTGGAAAACTCAGATGAGAGAATACATCTGAATCATATGAATTAACACCGGAGTCAAGAATGTAGGATGGATTATTAACTGAAATGTCAGTTGGATATTCAAAGTCATTTGCTAGATTAAATAAAATCATTGCTAATGAGGGCCCAAATGTGCCAGGTGCGGAAGAAACTACATAGTTCATTTTATAAATACCTTTCGTATATCTTATTTAGCTGTTTTATCGTATATTCAGTGGTAGCATCACTGTGTTTTACTGCAATTCCACCCGCTTCAGCCCAGGATTGTAGATAATAGTTAAAGTCATCAACTAAAACATTGGGTCGTCCATCAGTCGTTGCATACCTAAATTTTCTCTTTGTAAAGATAGCATTTTCGCTGGTGCCCGGATTATATTGGTCTAACCAATCACGTTTTGCTTCGATACTAGCTTGTGGTTCGTTCCTAAGAGGAGCACTAAGTACAGTAAACGGAATCTTGTTTTTATGTAACCATTTGATGATTTCTTGACCACCGGGCAATGGATCAAGTTCACGGAATAGTTGATAAACTTCGTACGGGCCTTTTAGACTCAATCTAGTGATTGCTTCATTTTGATCCGGTATATCGTCCCAGTGAGGTACATTTTCACGTTTTGCTATAGCATGGAATAAGTCAGCTTGGACTCCGTCCATATCTAGATATAAGTGGGGCATTTTTTCTCTATTTGTATTCATAATAATATCCAAGGCATTTTTTCTTTGATTAATTTGTCTCTACCATCAACGTATTTTTCATACATCTTTTGCACACTATCGGAAACGATTGTGTCAGTAAAATTGGCTAAACTTGACAACCCTTTGTACTGTTCAGATTCCATAGTAAACAAATCATTATAACTCAGTACTAGTGTAGTGTCAACAAAATCAGGTGGAATTACTGGGTTTCTAAAAGGTCTGGTTGGCAAGAATTGTTTCTCGTATATGTAGTATTCCAAACTTATTTCTCGAATCTCGTTGGTAGTAATTTTGGTATAATCGTACTCACGCCCGTATAGTTTCCTATGACAATTGAGTATAAAGCGAGTATAAAGCGTATCGTGCGGTGGTGTTTTTTCTAGCCCGTCAAACCCATTCTTAAGTAATGCATTTCCCGTAATTTCTAAAAAATCATTTTCTGTATAGCTCAAAACAACAATCTTGGCATTCGGGAATCGTTGACGAATTGTATCCCAATCAGGAAACACATGAGTGTTTAATAGTTTGTTACCATATGGATTTAGTGGGCTGGGGCTGTCAGAAAACTCAATTTTTTTATAAACATCAGTGGTAAAAACTGGTTGATTGGCCCAACTTAAAGCCCAATGTGATGTTGTGTGTGCTGAATTGTGTTTAGTGTATTCAATGTTAACGTCAAGATTGTTAATCAGACTCCAAATGATACTAGAAACAAATCTACCGGACGTTCCTGGAATAAAGCTGACTATATACAGGTCGTTCATGTTATATTTAGTAGGCCATTATATTGCGTGATTGTTTTCACCGAAAACAGCTAAATATTTATACAATAATAATAAGAAGAAAGAACAATTTGGGATGGATCCATTGACGCTGTTTGCACTTGCCAACGGAGCTGTATCCGCAGTTAAGGCAGGTTGTAAACTGTATAAAGATATCAAGGGTGCCGCTGGGGAAGTGAAAGAAGTCCTCAAAGACCTTGACGACCAGTTTCATAAACTCCATCCCCCAGAAAAGCCTGCTACAGTAGAACAACGCAATCAGTATGTTCAAGAACGCAACAAAATTGTAGACCTAAACAAAAAAGCAAATGCCGGTCAACACACTGATATCTATAAAGACATAGGTGAACAACTAGGCGCATACTACGACAATTATTACAAGTGCGTTGCTATCTTTGATGAAGAAGAAAAACGTGCCAAAACAGAAGTATACACAGGAGATGCTAGTTTAGGCAAACGTGCATTGCAACGTATTTTGATGCGTAAACAATTAGAGGAGATGGGTAAAGAATTACGTGAAGTTATGATTTACCAATCGCCACCTGAGTTGGGTGCTTTGTACACTGAAGTTTCTGATATGATGGAACAGATGGGCAAAGAACAACAAGTGTTAATTTCTAAAAAGATGCGTGAAGACCACGCTGCCTCAGTTAAAAGAAAAAAGAGAATTGAAAAACTTTGGCTTGAAGCCGCTTGGGGTATGGGTGCAGTTGTTATTGCTGCCGGGATAGGACTAGGATTAGCTCTAGTCGTTGAAGATAGAATAAAGAAATACCCTCATTTGGGAGAAGACTGGATTCCAAAGACAGAAGCACAACGCATCAAAGATGCCCAACCAAAGGTGTATACTGGAAGATAATATGAGTTTAATAAGAGAATACCACACACTTTGGAACTGGTTGTTGAACAGGGGAATACTTATAGCATCAATTATTGTAAATTTTGTGCTAGCAACTATATTTGCGATTAGTATAGCAATATTAATCGTATTCATTAGATGGTGGGACAAACACTAAATAAATTAAAGGAGAAAATCATGGCAGAAGAACAAAAAGAAGTTAAACCATTATCACGTTCAGAGCGTGAAGCATTAATCAAAGACAAAGCAGGATTAGTTATCGTTATCATGGCATTGTTTATGGCATTAACTACGTACTTTGGAAACAAGCACTCAGGTGCTGTAATGAAGAACATGTTAAAGGCTACAGACACATACGCTTTCTATCAATCTAAGAGTATCAAGCAAGCAATTGCTGAAGGTCAATTAGACGATGCGATGCAACGCAAAGACACAGCAAAGATAGAGAAACTACAAGCTAAGATCGACCGCTACGAATCTGATCCAAAGTCAGGTGAAGGTAAGAAAGAATTGCTTGCAAAGGCTAGAGCATTTGAAGAAGCAAGAGATGATGCGGCTAAACATGGTCCGTGGTTAACGTTTGCTAGTATGATATTCCAATTAGCGATTGTTTTATTGTCTGCTAGTATTTTAGCAGTCAACAATAAAATGTATAAGACCAGTTTATACGTTGCGGGCGTTGGAGTACTAATGCTAGTTCAAGGTATCTGGTTGTGGGTATAACCCGACCATCAGACGGAAACCTCAAAGAATATGAGGTTTCTTTAGTTTTGCCTGATGATTTCACATTTGCGGGAATCGTCCCATATGACATGCAATTTAATAACAAAACTGTTACAGTACGATTATTAGCATTGACTTATGAAGAGGCAGAAGAAAAAGTATTTGAATACTTTTACAAATAATTCAGCCCCGAAAGGGGCTTTTTCATAGGAGAATGACTATGAGTTGGTTTATGAGAAGACCTAGATTAAAAGAGCAACCAAAACAAACACCTCATCACCAGAGTCCAATGTCTGTTAAGGTTATGAAAAAAATGAAGGAAGAAACACAACCGACTAAACCTAAAAAGACTAAATAACTAATGTTTAAAAAACTCTTACTTGTATTGTGTATAAGTTCAGTTTATGCACAAGACGCTAAAAAATTACCTCCGATTGAACCCGAAGCCATCACGTTTGAGGCTCAGTGTTTTGACACTGATGTTCTATTCGGAGAACTACGCCGTAGCTACAGAGAAGTACCGTTAGCTACTGGTAAGGCTGATGATGAAGCCGAATCTATAATGAGTATTTGGATACACCCGACTTTAAGTACGTGGTCTATTATTGCAACTAAAAATTCATTATCATGTGTAATTGGGTATGGAAAGGAGTTTAATGTAGTTCCCTACCCAAGAGGAAAATCTCTATGATTAGAAAATTGGTAACATTTATATGTTCCTTTTTGGTTGTTTTATCTGCAACTGCAACTCCATTGACTGCACAAGCATGGTTGCTAGCTGATGAAGCGGGGAACATTCTTGAGGGGTCAAACATAGCAGAAGTACGTGCGATTGGTAGCATAACTAAATTAATGTCTGCTATAGTTGTGTTAGATAGCGGTCAATCATTATTAGAAACAATTCCAAAAAAATTACACAACAAAAAATTTACACGGTTAGAATTGCTAGAACTATCGATTGTTAAATCAGACAACAGTGCGGCAAAGATATTGTGCGATTTTTATCCAGGTGGATATAAAAGTTGTGTAAGGGCAATGAATGACAAAGCAATGGCATTGGGAATGTTTCGCAGTGAATTCACTGATCCAACTGGATTATACGACACAAACGTAAGTACAGCAGAGGATTTAATTAAGTTAGTATCAGCCGCAAGTGCGTATAATGTTATTACAAAGGCTAGCAACACTATGAGATTGACATATCCTATCACTTCTAAAAAGGTCGCAACGTTTAACAATACTAATTCACTTGTAGGTCATGACTTTGATTTTATAGTGAGCAAGACAGGCTTTATTCGCAAGAGTGGCGGATGTATTGTAATGATGTTAAAAACAAACAACGGTGTTAGAACAGTTGTTTTATTGGGAAGCAAGAATACAAAGACACGTATTCCTGAAGCAAAGATGATTGCAAGTTTACATTAAACTTGTTTCTTCACGTACTTATTTTTATCTTTCTTGGGAGTATAATCAACACCTGCAATGGGTGTGTAGTCTTTAGCTACGGGATTAATCATGTCATCACCGTACTTTAACGTGATTAAACTAAAATTCTGTTCATTCTTTTCTGATTCAATACCAACCATTAAATGTCGAAACCATTTAATTTTTATATCAACGATTTGTTTAACAATAGGATCCTTTAGGATATCATCAAAGTTATTAGATTCGCGGTAAAATGTATAGTACTTCATGTTTTCCATAACGTGAATGCTACTGCATCACGCTCCTCGTCAAAGAAAAATTCATAAACGCCAGCACCAGCCCCCGCTGGTTCTAATTGATTCCAACCCCACTCACCTGTGCAATTTCTTTCGCACCAGCTTATGATGGGTGTTAAATCTCCGTACAGTAATGCGATATCAACTTTTCTCGTATTTGGTGACACTTACTCCACCTTTAGTTAAGAACTCTATCCCAGATTCATCACGGTATGAATCTCGGTAGAACACATTTTTGATACCCGATTGGAATATCATTTTCGCACAATGAATACACGGTGCTGTAGTTACAAACAATGTTGCGTTTTCACTGGATTCAGTTGAACCGGACACTTTAGCAATTGCGTTACTTTCAGCATGTAACACCTCGTCTTTAGTGACTAGCTTATATCTAGCAGTATATTCCCAAGGCTCACCTGCTTCTGTATGTCTGATTTGTTCCTCAGTGAGCGGCCAACGTTCATGTATTTCTTCAGGGGCTAACCAACCACCTGCGTCAATACTCATGTATTCTTTGTACTCACATTCGTTATCCCAACCAGTGGGCATACCATTATAGCCGTATGACAAAATGCGATTGTCTTTAACGATGACAGCACCAACTTGTCTGCGAATCGCATGGCTGAGTTTACCTGTACGTTCTGCAACGTCCATGTAATAGTCTATATATTTTTGCTTCATTTTTCTAGGAATATTTTTTTATCAGGATTCTTAGCCCATTCATCTGCACTAGGAAGTTCTGGTTTCTTTTTAGTTATGTTGGGCCATTTCTTGCTTAGTTCAGTGTTTATGTCAAACCAATATTTTTGTTCTTCTGGTGAAATATCATCTTCGTGTACAATAGCCTTTACTGGGCATTCAGGTATACACACACCGCAATCAATGCATTCATCTGGGTTGATGGTGAGAAAATTAGGACCTTCGTAGAAGCAATCAACTGGGCACACGATAACACAATCTGTGTATTTGCAATTGATGCAATTGTTTGTAACCAAGTGTGTCATTTAATATATCCGAGTGTTTCAATTAGATATTTAGCTTCACTGTCGCTTGAAACTAAATTAAGAAGGTTGTCTGTAATTTTAAATTTCCTACAGAATGATTGACCAAATGTTTCTCCGGACAATGAATCAAAAATAAATTCTTTACAAAAGACTTCGTATTCACTTTTGGCTATAGTCTTTTTCTGTTTATTCAACGTGGAATCATATACTAAATTTTCAAACATGTTAATCCCACAAGTTCCTGTAATACTTGCCGAACAACTCAAGACCTTCTTGAATACGTGCTTCGTGTAGCAAGTGACCTTCATGGTCATACCAATGTGCATCGGGGTCTTTGTCAACCATTTGATAAGTTTTTTCCATAACACCTGTGATAGGGTTCGGATACATTTTGTCAGACTCTACAAAGTCGTAATCACTTTTTCCATGATGATATAACTGGTCATAATCATCTTTTAATATTTGTTCAAAAGACCAAATCATTTTATCTAAAATTTCGTCCCAACGTCCACATGCAACATCAAATGCTTCATTGCGTGTGTCTTTGTAAAAATCAAATGAATCCTGTGCCTCATAATCTTCTCCACCAACATTGGTTAATTCACTCGGCACACCGTGCTTAGTTTCTTTTAACTGTAATAGTGCTGGGTAAATTATTAGTGCAAGGGTGTGATCCAAACTCCAAGTATCAAACCCGTCGATCTGAACGTCAATTTTTCTACGAGAATGTTTAGGAAATTTTCCTATTTTTGCTTTCATTGAACTTTGTATTCTTCTGATTGCCCGTCAGTAAAAGTAAACACGCGGTCACCGTCAATCACAACTGCACCGATGATGTTTTTATATTCTTTGGCTAACTTAGCAAGTTCTTGCATTGATGAACCTTGACAAATGAAATCTCTAGTTTCTTTGTCATATAGATATAACATATCATTTACTTTTTCAATTTCAAGTCTGCGAACTTTAAGTATCTTTGTTTCTCTCTGTTCTTGTAACTCTGCTAGGTCTTTGTCTAAATCCATACCCAAACTTTTTGCAATTTGTCGTATATTCTTCCTCACACGCCAAATAGCAACTGATTCACCTAAGTGAAAACCCACTAATAGGGCAATACTGCAAATAATAATAATATCCATAGAATTATTTATCGATAGTTAAGTTAGACCATTGTTTGAGTTTTTCAAACTTCTTCATTTTGGCTTCAAACAAAGCCTGATCGTTGATACCAACTTTCAAGTCAACAAGCAATTCAATCATCGCTTGAACATCTCCAAGCTCTTGCGTAAGGCGATGTAAGTTCGTTGTGTCGGTGTTTGGAACAAGCTGGTCAGGACCGAATCTAAAACACTTGGAAATAACTTGTGCGGCTTCAATAAGCTCCTCTTGTAATATGATGAGAGTTTCTCGGAGGTCTTCATTCATTGTTGTACTTTCTTTCTGCGTCATTGTAACCTAGTCTGTAACCAATTATTAATGCAATATACATGCCAATCACTACTGATAGTAGTGTCACAATTACTGGTAATTGTTCAGTCATGCGGCTTTCTTTTCTTGTTGTTTTTTTGTCTTGCCTGACAAGTATTCTTGCCATTGCATCCATGTGTTGCCCTTCAAGAAACCCCAATCACGTTGTTGTGGTCCCATGAAGAAAAGGGTAGTAGCACTCTTGCCTTCTTCAAGTTCAAGCCAGTGAAACTCATTAGCACTACGCTTGATGATAGAGCCTGGGCCACGCCATTCTTGAAATTCAGCAATCTTTTTTCCTTGTCTATTAAAAACAGGAGTATGTTCCCAGTAACCACCCCTGAGAACGATTGTCAAATAAGGCCAAGGGTGATCGTGTAGAATAGGTTCGTCACTCTTTACAATCTTGTGAAGTGTCACGTTGAAGGGTGCTACTTTGCGATCCTTAAACAATAGATAGTAACGATGCAAATAATCTTCGCCTGTAGTGCGATCGGGTACAAGTTTATATCTACCTAGCTTGACCATGAGATTGTGAAAGAAACCCATTCATTACTCCTAAAAAATTTTTGATAGAACTATTATAACACAAAATTTATTTGTACATGTAGGAAAAGGGCAACTCATTGCCCTTTTTGCTCATCTCTCCCGAGATTAGACTTGTGCCAATGCACGGTAGCCTGCGGCTACAACTTTACGGCTTGGACGACCCAATTCGTACTTAACAGTGATGTTACCTTTTGCATCTTTATGCTCATTAGCATAAACTGCATGGCCACCGCGCAAGCGCAAGTCACTGACAGTGGCAGTTGGGTTAGCAATGCCAAAACGTGAAGCAATTTGTTTAGCGGTTAGCTTCTCACCGCTCTTTAGTGCCTCAACTAGGCGTTCGCTCTTTGTCATCATTTTTGATTTCCTTTTGGTTAATTCGTTGCTCTCACAACGTATATAGATTATACGATAGTATTTTCTACTATACAACACGTATTGGACACCTTGTTTCACTTAGATGTCCAAATACTTTAACTGAAACAAATCAGCGTGAGGATCCCATCCTGCGTAACCACGAGGATTGCACACAATGCGAGTTTCACCGATCATGTAGTCAAACGGATCATGTGTATGACCGTGTGTCCATAACACAATCTCAGGGTGATCCATAATGAATTCACTCAAGTCACTACTATAACCACCGTTCATCAGGTAATCACTCTTGTATTTTGGATGCGTAGATTCTTTACTAGGAGCATGGTGTCCTACGAAAACAATTTTACGATCCTTCATATCAGGAAGTATTGCGTTTAGATAACCGATAGTTTGCTGGTGACGATACATTGCATGAGCAGGACGCAACTTAGTGTATCCATGTTCATCATTTTTGATGATACGGAAATCATTCATCATGTCATTGATGGCATGTAGAGTAAGAGGGTCACCCTTATTCATATCAGTCCACAATGTAGCACCGATGAACGTTACATCATTGATGACCTTTACATCACGTTCTAAAAAGTAAACGTTATTGAATTGGGCACAAGTGTCACGTAGGTCTTGCAGACTTGCCTTCCACTTACCGTGATAGAATTCGTGATTACCCGCAACGTAAACAACATGCGGGAATCGTTCACTGCAACGTTGTAGGAAGCCACGAAATCTCATAGCCGCTTGTTGACGGGCACCTAAATTGATATAAGGTGCGTACGGATTAGTAACAGTTGGTGGATCATTTGGATGCTGGTGCAAGTCCTCAGCAATCATAATGTCTCCACTAAGGATCAATACCTCTGCACCTTCTGTATTGTGAAGGTCAAGGTCTTGAAATTCTAAGTGTAGGTCTGAACAAACTGCGACTTTCATAAATTACTTTACGTCAAAATGATTTTTTACATGTTCTATTGTTTTGCTAATCGTACACTCTACAACACCCAAATCGTGTGTAGTAAATGCACAATGAATTGGTGTGGTCTTGATAGTGTTGATTACTTCTGCTAACAATAGATCGGAATACTTTTGCAAAAGTTCTCCGCCCACTTCTGGATAATGACTACCGCCCGCTTGTAGTGCTATCTCCTTGAATATTTCTCTTTTCATTGATTTTTTCCATTCTTAATTTTCTACAACCCTGTTTTACTTCAATAGGAAAGTCAGGGGAAATTTCTACTAATTCACAATTATACACTATTTCATCCTTACGGGGAAGTGTAACATAGGAAAAAGAATACCCAATAGTCAAACCTAAAACTATAATTATGATTTGTCTCATATCTTTACTTCATTAATGTGTTTACATGTGTGACGAAATGTAAAACCAGGACACGTACATGTATACTTATTGCCTACTTTAGTTAGGTAATACTTCTTTCCATTTGAACCCTGAACCTCGATAGCGTTATTCGGTTCTTCTTTCTTACCGAAATAAACACTATCGGGTTCGCCTTTAGTTTTCAATAATTCAAACTTCCGACCGCGCATGTCGATGCGGATAGGATTTTTAAACTTGAATAGCTCTTTAGTACCTTGCTTGATGTACCCAACCATGAAGGACTTTTCATCATTGAGGTAATAAATGTGATTAGGTGCAGTATCACTACCCCAATTAGTTACCTCTTGATAGTATTTCATCGTTCTTCCTTAACCCAAAACCAGCTGTAAATTAGAATAGCAACAGTTTGATTCCAACCTGTTTCCAACGCTTTCTCATAATTCGGAATATCATGCCATGATTCAACTAAGAAGCAAGCCAGTATCATCGTCAATGAACAGATTATAGCACCTTTCATGCTGACTCCAACATGCCAATGAAACGAGTAACGCTAGGTGCCTTATAGCCGGGCTCGTCTTCTTCACGAATAGCATCACTCAAAACTTTCCACTCAGTGTCCGCACCTTGTGATACATACCAGACACCGTCTTGCATCAAGTAAAAGTATTCGCACCAAGGATACTGTTCGTACATTTCTTTGTCAGATTGACACACTTGGAATTCATTACCTTCCTCGTCACGGTCACGCTTATAGAATGTACACCAGCCTTTATCTTTAGCGGCATTGTATTCGTCTTGGACACGCTTTTGTTCCAGAGGATCTTTGCTGTCACATTCGTGCGGGCTGAAGGGGTGCTTTTCACCGAGTTCTTTACCAAGACTAGACAAGCCGCCCATCGCAACCAGATGATTTGCTTTGCTAGAATTATAGTGCTCCAACAGGATGCGACCGTTGTGGTCAAGATAGCCGTCCCAATGACAGTAGACAGTTTTTGCTTTGTTGCCATGCATCACGCCGATAACTGAACGAGTACCCATTTTTAACTCCTGTTGTTTGACTGTTTAAGATTCTATTATATACCCGAAACGATTTATTGTCAAATTTTGGCGTACTCGGGAACCACAGATTCACGTGCGGACAAGATTATGTCACGGACACGTTCACGGTCTATACTATCACCGCAAAATTCTTCGCCTTCAGGCAAGCGGCATTTATAAAGTTGGGTAGCGAGACTGATTTGGGTTGCAGTAAACCCATACTCAGGATAGATACCATTTGGACCATAAAATTCAAGCATGTATTGTGTGAAACTCATACGAACCCTTTCAACTGAATAAGACTATATTATATGCCCAAAATGATTTATTGTCAACCTTTTCTGAGGATATCAAACACCTCATTCAAATAGATGGATGCTTCGTCATGCTCCAAATAGAAGTCGGTAGTAGGATCGTAGTACTTTCCTTCCTTAGGATCGTAATACAAAACTTTACCCGAGGGGTATGCGAACGGGCCCTCAAGACCTTTGCGGGGTTTGTAGTCATGTTTTGGAATGAAACTAATGTAACTCATAAGTATTACCTTTAAGCAATGTTGAGTTGAACTTGAAGACCTTCCCAAGTACCTACGAGACCCATAGCACACTGGTCTGCGGCACCTTTGCCCGAACGGGTGAATTCGAGGGCGTCAAGAGCCTTTTGTATTGCGGCGTTACAGGTCATAAAGTCACCGACACCGCTACGAATCTGTTTAGCAGTTGCGTAGAATGAGACACCGCTAGTGATAACACCACCACCGATGATAACACGAAAATTTTGGGATTGCTTGAAACGCTTGATAGACATACAAACTCCTTTTGACTCAATAGAAGAATTATATGCCCAAAACGATTTATTGTCAACCGTTTTTTAAGATATGGAACGTGAGTTCAGGTCCACCTACAAGACAGCATTGTGTTGTATACTTTAGCATACCTTCTTCACGCCAGCGCCCTGCACCAATGGGAATGACACGAACCTGCTTAGGTGTCACTTTAATAACTTTCCCAACATATAGGCTATTGTGATGACAAAATGCAACATAGTCATCAATTTTGACCTCACGTCCTAGTAAATCATTGTGGTCTGCGTTCATATTAATATGTGTGTGAATAAACTAAAAACGGGGTCAATCCCAGACCATTTAAACGAATCTCAAGTCTACGCTTTGCGATATAGATATATGTTTTGCCGTACTCAGCATCAATCATGGGTATTGAAATGCTACGCTTACCTTCTACTGTCATTTGAGAAACAAATTCAGCATCAGACAACGTGCTTTGTTCAACCTTCAACAAACAGTAGTAAACTTTTTTCGTTGTTTTCTCTCTAATGATTGCTAGCAAGTGTAAATTGTTTGTCCCCTTAGTTTTTTCAATCATAGGGTCAACAAACATTTCCTTCAACGCAACGAATTGTTTGCTCTCAAACAGTTTGCTAAAGCCATCATTTTCTTCTTTATTGTTTTGTAAAAAGCTAGCCTCAGTAGATTGCTTATCAGTAATCTTCCCTATACTAAGACCCTTAACATCAAGATCGGCAATCGGGGCTTTAACATCAATCACATTCTTTCCAGCACCCATCCACTCTGCATTAGTGATGCTATCAGTAACAGCATATTCCCAAGTTTCTTTAGCTACCTGTATATCTCTATTCTTTGACAGAAAAGGAGCATAATACGATTGCATTTCTACGGCAAAGTTTTTGTTGAAGTCTTTACCGAGAATAGAATCATGGTCAGTGATGGGCACTGGTGTGAATTTAAGCATTGCGTTTTGTTACGATTTCATCAATCAATCCGTACTCTAACGCCTCTTGTGCTGACATGAACTTATCACGATCCATGTCACGTTCAAAGTCCTCGTATGTTTTGCCCTTTGAATTGTGGCTAACATAGATTTCAGTTAGTCGCTTTTTCAAGTAAGTGATTTCCTTGTAACTGATTTCAATATCACTTTGCATACCACGAGCACCACCCGATGGCTGATGAATCATGTGTCGTGCATTGGGGAGCATAAACCTTTTGCCTGGCGCTCCCGCTTGTGCGAGGAGAGAACCCATACTACATGCCTGACCCATAACAATCGTCTGTACATCGGGACTAATAAACTGAATACAATCGTAGATCGCCATGCCTGCGGTAACACTACCACCGGGCGAGTTAATGTACATAGAAATGTCTTTTGTCGCATCTTCACTTTCCAAGAACAATAGTTGGGCAACAATTAAGTTTGCCATGTGGTCATGAACTTCACCCTCTAGGAGAATGACACGGTCTTTTAGAAGGCGACTATAAATGTCATAACTACGCTCGCCTTTACTTGTTGATTCAACAACGATTGGAACTAAACTCATAACTCTCCTTAATTAGTGATACCTATAGTATAACAGAGAGTTTTTATAACTACAATAGATTTGGTTAATTATTTACGTGTGCTACGCATGCCACGTTCAGTGGGTTTATTTTGTGGATTAGTGATTTGTTGTGCGGCTTTTTCTAATCCACGGCGAGTTGATCTGCCACTTGATTTTGTAGCTTCACCCTTCTCACCTTCATCTTCATCTTTCGGAACTCCCTTACCTTTATCAATTTTGAATGTAAAGTTTCCTTTGATACCTGTACTGTAATATGTTTTACCTGCTGATAGGTAAACACCTTTGATTGAGTCACCTGGGTAAACTGTGTCGAATTCACCTAGTGTCCATGAATCTTTATTTTCTTTTGCCGAAGTGTAAACTTGTACCAACGCACCGTTGTTTAAAATTTCGGCAGCTGCCTTACTAAAGTTTGTATGCTTGTTCACTTCGTCTGCGGCTTTGTGTGCTACAGCGGCAATCAAGTGATAGAATAAATTAACACTATCTGGGTTATCTGTACCACGCTGGTTAGCAAGTTTTTGTAAGTTCTTGCTTAGACCCATAGTAGCAATGTGTGTTAAATTAACTGGACCCACACCTTTTAATTCTTCAATTGATTTTGCATCTTTCTCATCAATGATGCCATAACGCAAACCTAATAATAAAGGTGATCCTGCTTGACCTGCATCTTTGATTTGTTGCAACATATCAATAACGTCTTTGTATTTGCTTAACAGTTTCTTGCCCTCTTTTGTTAGTTTCAATTCTTCAATTGTATCTAACAAATTTTTAGCACTAGCTGTTGCACCCTTGCCACCTTTGGTACTAATTTTAATAAATTGTCCGCTATCATTAGTCAATATACTATCGCTTAAACCTGCTGTTTTGCTTTCGTCAAAAGAAATTAATGTGTTCTCAAATGAACCACCCATAAATTTCTCAGCGGCTTCACCTGCGTTACCTGTGTATTGACCTTTTTGTAATGCGATTGGTTGTAAAATTTCACAGAAGTAATCACGGAAAGCAGTAAAGCTATATCCTTCTGGTGTCGGGAACGTTACTGGTAATGGACTACCTGTCGCTAATCTATGTGCTACAGCGTATAGAGGGTTATCAGTACCCAAGCTCATTGCTAATTGGTTCATAACATCAGCGATAGTTAAATCAATTCTATCACCTAATAAATCTTGCGGGCTTAAACCTGATTGAATTTTTTCTGCGGCTTTGCCTGCGTACTTGAAATCACCTACTTTATTTGCAATGTAATTATCCTTTATGTTTGGATTAATTTCTTGCAAATAACGACCTATAACCATATTACCTTGTGCGCCGGTGAATGTTGCTATACCGAATCCACCTGCTCGTGCAGTTTTTTGATTCTGCCAATCAATGTCGCCTACTTGTTGTTCAACGTCTGCAATTGCTTGGTCTAATTGTTCAGGCGTATATTTGCCACCACCTTCGGGGAAAAATTGAATACTCTGGAATACAATTTCATCACCGTGTGAGTTACGGAATAAGTCACCTGGTTTACGTCCTGCTAAACCGGTACTTTCTGTTAATAGTTCTAGGTTGTTTAAAATATCACGCATAATGTGTATTTATGCGATTTTATGTTTTAAACAAATCTTGTGTCTTGAACCATTTGCGTTTACTGTGTGCGCTTTTTAGTGGAATGCCATGCTTCTTTAATTTTTCTCGGAAAACAAAGAAACTGGGACCATGACTCATAATAGGCTCTTTGCCCTTACTACGTCTTTGAGCACCCTGTATATCCCACTGATACTGGTGGCACATTTCATGTGCTAATGTTGATATTAACCAATGATGCGAATACCACTTGTCCATCAATCGTATTTTGCAATAACTTCTACGACCGGGTAATCTTTCCCATGATGCATAGCACATACCCCAGTATTTCCTACATCTAGGAACTACCTCGATTTCTGGCATTTCTAGTGCATTTTTGAAAACAGCTTTGTTTATCAGTCGGTATAGGTATATGACCTCATAGATATCAGTTCGATATCCAAGGCGTTTTTGATAACTAATGCTAGGGGGTTCTTCCTGCATCAAATCTAAAAGCACGTTTTTTCTGAGCATAATATTTTATTTAAAGATTAAAGTGACGTAATGTATGAGTAGATAAATAAACTGTAAGGAGAATAACATGTTAAACTATCTAAAGAAGTTGTTTGGTTTCGGTACATCTGAAACTGCACCTGAAGCACCATATAAAGTAGAAACGCCGGTTCAAGCTGGTCCTGCTAAATGTGGGTGTGGTCGCAGTCAGACAGGAAACTGTGTAGGTCTACACAAGTTGACCCCAGAAGAATGGGCTGTACACGCAGATAATCCAAACGCTACTAAAGCACCTGCGGCCGCAATGACAGCTAAGCCAAAGAAAGCTAAAGCACCTGCTAAGCCAAAAGCAGAAAAGACAGCAAAACCAAAGGCGCCTAAAAAGCCAAAAATGACCGTCGCAAAGTAATGAAAATAGGGTTTGATGTAATCAGCGATTTGAATCTATCCCCTGAGGATAGTTTCAATTGGGAGGGTAAAGCTACTAGTCTATACTGCATAATTGCAGGAAACATTAGTGACGAATTAAGAACGATTAGACAAACCCTACTTCATTTGTCAAAATTTTATCAAGGGGTATTTTATATCTCTGGATCTCTGGAATATAATAATGTAATTGACATAGATAAAAGAACTAGTGAATTACAGAAGATATGTAGAGGAGTAAAGAATACAGCGTATCTACACCATCACGTTGTAATCATAGATGGTATAGCAATTGCAGGGGCAAACGGCTGGTACGGAAATACAGTACCTACAGATTTTGATTCTGAACAAGCAATTGAAAACGCAAGACATGAGGATTTATCTTACCTCAAATCAACACTAGAAAGATTACAGAAACACTTGGACGTAAAAAGCGTTATCCTAGTTTCTAATAGTGTTCCAGGTCCAGTTCTGTATTTCGGTGAAGAGCCTGAAACAACAGTAACTCAACTTTCCCTAGACATGGTGTTACCAGTTGATACTGAAAAGAAAGTAACACATTGGGTTTACGGGACGTATAGAAAAATAGTTGATACACATATCAACGGTATCAACTATATCAATAACTCTTATTTTGGAAGAAAGCCTTATTGGGCGAAACGAATAGAAGTTTAACCTTCTGCTTCGATTTTGACTTGTAACGGATATCCCTGGCTACGTGCATCTAACGTAACTTCAATTCCCTTTTGTTCGGCAATTTCGTATGGTAGTACTGCAACGACCGCAGAACCCTGCTCGTGAATATTTACAGTGATATTCGAGGCTGTGTCTTCGGTGTAGTTGAAATAATCGATTAAGCTACCCACTACAAATTCCATACTAGTCACATCGTCATTCATATAAATGATTTTGTACAACGGTGGTTCTTGTAACGCTAGATTGGGTTTAATTTTGATTTTTGTTTCTGTTTGCGTTTTAGACATTTTAATATCACTTATCTAATAGTTGAAAAAGTGAGTAGCCTAACGACTACTCACAGCTATTATATTATTTAGTGTAATTAATAGCAATTGCTTTTGGCTTCTTTTCTTCTGGAACAACACGTTCTAGTTGAATAGTTAGAATGCCGTCTTTTTGTGAAGCATTGATAACTTCAACGTGCTCTGCTAGCGTAAACTCACGCACGAAATCACGTGTGCTAATACCCTTGTGTAGGTATTCGGCTACCAAGTCTTCCTTCTTCTGACCCTTAACAGTCAATACTCGGTTGTCAAGATTGACCTCAACTTCACCTTCACTGAAGCCAGATACAGCAATCTCAATATCGAAGGAGTCTTCGGTATTTTTGACGATGTTGTATGGGGGATAGTTTAGTGATTGTTGACTGTTTAATCGCATCAAATCGTCAAACATGTTATCGAAACCGATACCAAATTTGTGAATTGACGGAATGTCGAGGGAACGAAGGGATAGTGTTTTTGTCATTTGTTTTCTCCTTTAATAAGCAAGTATGACATGTTTCAGACCCGACCATCGGCATCTGAATACGTATTTATTTTATAAAAAATACGCAAAAAAATCTAATATTTAGGTCAATATAGTTTCTTGGGCAAGCTCTGGTCACGCAAGTATTTTTGCCATCTACGCTTGGCTTGTCCTTTAGCAAGTTTTCGCTTGACAGTGGGTTTGACGAATTCTTGACGGTCGCGGACTTCCTGAATCAATCCTTGTTCAGTAATCTTCTTTTTGAATTTGCGTAATGCTTTTTCAACATTCCCGTCTTGTACTATTACTCGTCTACCCTTTATACTCATATCAATGCTTTTGGTTCTAAAACTTGCTCCTGATTAATATTTATCTTTTTGATTTTACTTTCACGATATTTCTGCAAATTGAACATATGGGGCATTAGGACCCTCTCGATTTCAGTGTGTAGACCACGGGCACCCGTTTTCAGTTTCAAGCAATTGTCAACAATCTGGCCAAGTCCGTCATCAGCAAACTCCAACTCAATTTCATCAATGCTGAACAGGTACTTGTATTGCTCAATGTAGTTGTTTTTCACATTGGTCAGGACATGTTTTAACTCGTCTTTGGACAGTTCTTTAATACTTACAGTAGTCGTGAATCTACCGATAAATTCAGGAATCATTCCAAATTTAGTTAGGTCGTCGGGGCTTACTTGTGCTAACTCACCCTCTTTGCGCTTATCTCTGATATTTGCCCCAAAGCCAATACTAGTTCCATGTTGTCTATTTGTGATGATTTCCTTCAATCCAACGAATGCGCCACCAGCAATGAACAGAATATTCTTTGTGTTGATTTCTAGCATTTCACCACCTGGGTGTTTGCGACCACCGCTTGCAGGAATACGACAGACTGTGCCCTCAACTAACTTGAGTAATGCTTGCTGAACGCCCTCACCCGACACGTCACGGGTAACGCTAGTTGATTCGCCCTTACGTGCAATTTTGTCAATCTCGTCAACAAACACAATTCCACGTTCTGCTAATTTAGCATCACCACCTGCGGCATTGACTAGCATACTAATCATTGATTCAACGTCATCACCTACATAACCAGCTTCGGTTAAACTTGTTGCGTCTGCTACGACAAAGGGCACCTTGAGATACTTGGCAACTGTCTTAGCAAGTAATGTTTTACCACTACCAGTGGGCCCCACAATAAGAACATTACCCTTAGCTATTTCTAAGTCTTTGGGCGGGTGTGTGATTCGCTTATAGTGGTTAGCGATAGCAACGCTCAATACAGTTTTAGCACTATCTTGTCCGATAACATGCTGGTCTAAGTACGCCTTGATAGCGATAGGGTCATACTTGACTTCTTCTTTCTTTTGGTCAGGATCGGCAACGGTAGCGTCATCTTCGATTAATTGTGTGCATAAATCGATACAGTCGCTACAAATAGCAACGTCCTCACCTACTATAAGTTTTTTAACTTTATCTTTATGATTTCCGCAAAATGAGCAATGGTTTAGTGATTCAAGTGACATATTATTAATTTATCGTTTTTATTTTTTGTCAGTTATTTTTAGCACTTGATGCGTGGAACAACTGACACCTCTATGTTTCTAGATTTCTCTAATACTTGATTATACTCTGAATTGATAACTAATTGCAATATCCCCTCTTCTTTTGTGTTACCGTAAATCAATAAATTTCTAGGCTCACCCATAACATAAAATGTTGATTGTATCGGCCAGCAACCCTTGTACATAACTCGGTTGTCACTGTCTCGCAATGTCATCATCAATCTAATTTCACGATTGTCTGTCATCATACTTTTCATGTAGTCAAGTAATGGCACATCGTTGAATTTAAAATGTTTGCGTTCCCCTAATACAAAATCTTTGGGGTCTTTTGCCATGACGATAACATTACTAGGTGCTGGTTGCAAATAGCCAAATTTATTGTCTTGGATTAAGTTAAGTGCCTCGTTAAATGCAACGATGTAATCATAGTTCCAAGTTAGTTTATATGGAACTTGTAACACAATATTGCGATAGGCATTAACGCTCACGCTATAGTTTTTCTGTTGAACTATATAGGCAGACTCAGGATATGTCTTGAGTACTGAATTTAGTAATTTATCGCCACGTTGTTTTTGATCCATGAACGTGCGATAGTTTGTGTTGGCTCGGTCACCTTCGATTTGATTAGTAACTTTACCTGAGACTAGACGGTTGTTGACCAATTTACTGTCTGCAACCAAAACATCAAGTGTTATTTTGACTTTTCCATTTGTTCGTTCTACCGAAACAACTTTGTAATCGTCAACATAGCCTGCACTATAAACATTAATGTCATCACGTTCTAACTTACGCAATGAACTCTCACGTTCACTAAGAACTACAGAACCTACACGTATCTGTACAGCTTCACGGAAGGCATTTTGTTTTGCTTGTTCTTGTGTTGCACCTTCACCGGTTACACGAATATAACTATCGGTTTGTGTGCTTGCACAAGAAGTCAAGATTAAACATGCCACTATTGCTAGTAGCCGTAGCATGTTTAATTACCGAAACGTTTACGTAATTGACTAGCAGTGCGGTCGCTATCCAAGTCCCAGCGAATAGTCACTGAAACTTCTTGTGGACCTGTTACTTCCTGCTTAATGACTCTAAAGCCACGCAAGATACCCACAGCGTTTGCGCGGATAGTTTCTGTTACTTGATGGGCAGTGTCATTACTATTTTCACGGATAGCGTAGTTAGTATCCTTTTTAGCTTCGTCATCGCTCATAGAAACACTGTCGCCTTCATTAATTTTAGTCTTAATGCGGTCGTTAGCTTTCTCTACGTTCTTTGCAATGGTGTTTGTAACACGTGAACTAGTGATTTCTTCTTGTAAGAAGTGACGAATGTTAGCACGTGCCCGCAAATCTGCACGTGTGAATGCAGTTTGACGGTTATTGATAGTGTTACCATTTGTAGGAGCAGTACCTACTGATTCAATGGAAACAATATTGCAATTTGATTTGTCGATTGTATACCACGCACAATCAGATTCAATTTTAATTCCTTCTGCCACAAATGAGGTAGAAAGTTTCTGATTGCGAATAGGCTCGTTGTCGTTGGTTTTGACAGTGCCGCAACCAACAAGCATTACCGTAGCAATACATGCGATAAGGGATTTCATTTATTTCTCCGTTGAGTTAATGTTTATAGAGTGTAAAGCAAAACGGAAAAAAGATCAACGCTTTTGGGTAAGATGCTGTTCTATTTCCGAACGTTCCTTGTCGGATAATAGGTCTATGTCGTACTGCCCATTTTCTATCATTTCGATAAGATATTTGATATATTCCTCATCGTGTAAATATGTGTCCGAAACCTGTTTGTTCACTTCAATCCAGCGTTTGCTGTCAAACTTGTAAACACGGTTTGGTAATACGTCAACACGAACGAAAGTATCACCTTTTTGTGCAACAGCAGGAAATGCTGTTCCAAAATTAGTGTTAACTGATCTGCTAGAATCCGCAGTTAATTTGAATAACTCAGGATGCATTCCTTGCAATACATCTTTAGCCATGTGCTTACCATCATAGACTACATAGCCGCCTTCTAGTTCTTTAAATGGTTTTTCTTTTGTAACACCTTCAGTTTGTATTTCAGTTGGAGCAGTTAGATAATCACCGGGACGTTCAATATCATCGATACCTGCGGCAAGTATTTTTTTGCCATCATCAGCTACTACTTCTGGCTCTGGCTCTGGTTCTTCTACGGGGGTTTCAACTACATCATCAATTGGTGTGGGTTCTGGTTGATAAACCATTGGTGTTGTGTTTTTAAAATGTGTGAATGGTTTAGTCAAATACGGATGCTTATCTAATATAGATTCTTCTTTTGCGCTTTCTTGTATTTGCTCTAATTGGTCAGTTGTTAGTGGACCATCATCTGGTTCATATTTAGGTTCATCTTCTAATATAGTTTGAACTTCTTTTTCATGTTGAACTTTTTCACGTAGTTTGTTTTCTTCTTCAACATCATCGTTATCGTCCCAATCCTTACTTTGGTTAGCCGCAAGAACTAACGCAATCGCAAGTGGATCGAACACCACAACTAACAAGATAATAACCCAACGAACAGCGGCTTCAAGCATGTTTTGGTCAGCATTGTCTCCATATATAAGAGCCGCAATATATTTGATAGGACCTACTTCTGCTTCTACTTTACGATTCTCAGCCGCAATAGGAGCACGTTCTTCGTTTAGTTTACTGATTTCTTTTTGTGCGTTTGCAATATCATTTTGTAATAGAGTACGTTCTTTTGCTTGTTGTCTACGAATAGCAACAGCACGTTCTGCACCTTTATCATTGTCAGTTCGACCCAACATCTGGTCAACTTGTGCATCCATTTGTGTTAATGCTTTACGTGCAGTCTCAATGTTATCTTTTTGTGTCTTAATCTTTTCGTCATACAATGCAAGTTTGGCTTGACTATCACCCGAAACAATACCTTGATCCATGTGTGCTTTTGATAGGAAACCAAAGATACCCATGCTTGTCAATAACGCAAGCAATACAACAGCGGGTACCAAGTACATCTTTAGTACCCAGCCACAACGATGCCAGTATTTACGTAACCAAACTGTCGTGGTGATTTTGCCTACTTCGAGGATAGAACCCATGACGATAATAGGGATAACAGCTCCTGCAAAGATAGCAGTTAAGCCTATGATACTATAATAGGCAGCTACTGTACTCAATGACAGTGCTACCAATAAGGTAAGATTGGAAAGATTTATAATTTTTTTAAGCATAACATATATTTATTAGGGTAGTAGTCCCTTATTTCTCTGTACATCTCCACGCATTCGGGCCATAAAATCTTGCCAGAATTTACTGCTGTAAAACTCATAGAATTCTTTTTTAGCCCTATTTCTCGTATCATACCATTTCTTGTGTAAGATTGCGGCTTCATCATAATGATTTTCAAAATCAAAAAAATCAACTATTTGTGTATAAAATTGCTTGTCTAACACCTCATTAAAAAACACATCTGATTTAATCACTAATTTATTTTCATCAATGACAATGAGTTTTGAAACCTTGCGGTCAAAATCTTTGAGAAAATTATAGTATAGATCATAGCTTCTTTTAGAAGAAAAGCAAGAAGTTAGGCAACTATAGTGTTCAAATGGGATATTCCAATCATCATATGACAAGAACACTGACTTATATTCGGGTTTATCGTCTTTAGGTTCGTGTAGTATTTTAATGAATGATTCAAACTTATCATCAAATCTCCATGTAGCTTCATACGGCAACCAATTATAAAAGGAACGCTGATCTGAATAGATTTTATTCAATACAAAATCTATTTTTTTATCCATGGATAAATCGCTATCGATTGACTTATCTAAGTACAACAACCAACGCAAATGATTACCACCAGCACCACCTGGAAAAATAATGGCTCTACTCATTCTCTATGATTCCAAATAAATGCCCGAACGAGTTTACAAACTCATCTATGCCCATTACCAATTTACGAGGTAAATTAGGACCCTGTGATATTAAATATGTAACGAGAAACTTACCTCGGTTTTCATCTGTGAGTTTTATCTGTATGATTTCAATTTTACTGCCATCATCAAATGTGTATGATTTGCCTACTAAGTCGTGCATGTTATATCCATTAATTTTTTGGGTAGATTTTGATACTGCAAATAACGGTCATAACTAGCAACTACATTTGCTGTGATGGTTTTACCAGTAATCTCACTTAATATATTTAAGATTTTTTCTTTGTTGTTTGTTATATCTGAAAAATTTATTCTATGAATTCTGTTTTGATATTGTTCTGGGATTGAACTTACAAAACTATCCCAATAGTCTGCTGAAAATTTCTTATTGAACTTGTTAATTCCATTATCCGTTTCCCAATATAATTCAATAAACTTTTTTAGTTCTTGGGAATCTAATTCTTTTAAATTAGCAATTTCTCTACTTAAAATATTTTTATTTTTTAGATAAAAAGCCCAATAGTAATTTGCAATGATTGGCTCGTCTTTGTAAAAGTTTTTGTAGATGTTTAACACATCCACTGTTAACTTTTCTTCTGGTTCATATACAATATATAGTGCTTCCCAATCAGGATATACATTTGTAAATTTTTCAAACCCGATCAAATCTAATGGAACACCCGAGACTAATCCAAAATTGTTATCAAATTGTAACTTTAAATAATTGTTTGGATATTCTTCATTTGCAATTTCGGTGATATCTAAAAACACTCGACCAGCAGTACCATATATAGGATCAATTTCTAGAATAGCTGTTGCATCGTCATTGAGCAGTAATCCCAATAAATCTGATATGAATGATCCACGTGACCCTTCTTGGTAGTTAACAATATAAATCATCTACTAATCGGGTTGAAAAATACTTTAGTAAAGTAATACAACAAATCAATATTGTATTTTGATGCAGAACCAAAGTTGGGATTACTAGGATCAATGTGATGATTTAAGTGTAAGTTCTCACCTGCAAAAATTGCATAGTTAGTCCATAGTGGCATGTTTACAGGTCCATTATCGTCATGTGCATAGTAATTAAAAAATGATGAAAATACTATATCAGACAAGTTAAACAATGCAAAACTTAATAACGCAACTTGATAATCAATGATAAACAATATCCCTAGATTGACAAAGTATAACAACCAATAATATTTGTTAACAAACATAACATCTGGTTTGCGTATGATATCTTTGATGGGTACAGTAAGTGAAATTTCATTATATTGCGATGTTAGCAATCTCCACAGTCCGATAGAGCGTGGATGGGGGTCTTTGTCTGTGTCAGAATATTTGTGGTGTGAACGATGCATCACAACATAATCAACTGGCTTTGCTGTTCCCACAAAGACCATGGACCACAATAATACAATACGACCAAATATGTTGGGTTCTAGTTGTTTATGAGATAACCATCGATGGTATCCTAAACCCGATAATCTACCTATGAATAAAAAGAAAATGAAATATGAAATGGCTTTTGCTAGTGTACCGTCATACATCAGTAATCCGATAACACTAGCAATTGCAAAAAAGTAAAATCTTAACGTATACTTATTAATCCTCATCCTCGCCAGCCGCCTCTAACTCAGCATCAAACTCAGCCATCAATTTGTTATATCGTGCTTTTTCTTCTTTGCCGTGTTCTGTCATTTCAACATCACTGTCACACATTGGACAAACTTCTTTGTCATGGTGAGATTCTTCGTCACTGCTGTAATAATCTTCAATCACTGTACCATCTTCTCGGTAATACTGTGTAAGTGTTTCATATTTACCGCCCTGCCAACGACACTTCGTACATTTATGTGTTGGTTCTGGTTCCTTTTCAGGTTCTACCCAACTATCTTCATCACCCAACTCATAAGTAACATCATAACCGCCCTTGCGGTCAGTCCAGCAATCATCATATTGAAAGTCCCACTCAAGGTCAACATCATTGTCGTATGCGTCATTGATGACTTCCTCAAAGTCTACTTCACCATCTTCGATTTGTTTAAGCATGGTTGCAATTTCATCTTCATCCAAATCAGGATAAATCTCACTCAACAATGCTTCATCAAGTTCAATAGCGTATTGGCGATCATGTTGATGCCATTCATGTTTAACGATTGTAACCATAGTTTAAGCCCTCTGTATATTTAATAAATTGTAACAGTATTAATTCTAATAGCAATGTTTATGGGTTTTCTTGTAAAAACCAAGGACAATACTTTTGAAAAATGTCGTATTTGATATTGTCATAATGTTCAAAAGATTTTTCAACTGTATCGTTATACTCAATTTTTAACCATTTAGCCATCTTTTCCAATGTACGGTATTTACCGTTTTCTTTAGAAAACAAATGCTTGTATTTTAAATTTAAAATACGTTCACTGTCTTGTAGCGCAGTGCCATAAAATTGTGCATTAATTTTAGCCCTTAAATACCTATTGGTTAATCCTGTTTTGAGCAGGTATGTGATTCGTTCAGAATCAGATAATAGTTGTTTATCAAAAACTATACCATGAACTGAAAACACTCTACGATATGCATATAATAATTGTAGTTCCTCGCTCTCAAGTGGCTTATCATTTACGAATGAATCAATTCTTGGAAAAATGTTTTTTATAATTTGATTCAGTAAAATTTCATTGATATCTTCATCATCTACGTTAATAACAATAACTTTGTTATTCTGAAAATAAATATTTTTATCCCAAACAGGAATGTCAGGAAAGTCATGTGTTATAAATATAGGTACACATTCATACACCATATCAGATTGAGGTTTAAATATCAGTGGATCATCTATTTTTCTAATATATGATTTTTCTTGGTGAACGTGTGCGGAACCGTACTCAGTGTATTCTATTGGATCATCAATTTTATTGACCATGCCATTTAATACGTTAGCAATCAATCTTCCCCTAGCACCCGCTGGAAACGATATAGTAAATCCGTTATGATTCATTTATCTCTTATTACGCAATATTTGTGTAGGAACCACAAAACATAACCAAAGCCAACTGCGATAATTGCCGCACACATATAATTTATAATAGGATCATTTGTCATTTTAACTCCTTACCAGCACCACCAAAATACAACAGGTTCATCATGGTTAAAATGTTCCGCTACAACTTTACGCATAGCATCAACCAAATCATCTGTCCAGTTAGGATCAGTGTGATTGTAATTGCGATAGATATGATTAGCCCATTCACGCAAATGTCCTTTATACCAATCCCATTCCGTGTCATCAGTCGGGTCATTGAACCACACTGTTTGATAACTATCGTTGTGTAACTTCTCACCCCACAATTCGATGTAAGCATGCCAATAGTTTCGATAGTCGTTTGATTCTAATACACCTACCCACTTGCCATCTAAGAATGAACCGCCGTGAAGTTGGTCAAGTGGTTCAATACCTTTAGCGACAAGTAATTCATTCAAATTGGCACGGAGAACAGGCTCAACATCTTGTTGCCAATCAAATGCTTCAACTGTTTTAGTTTTCATTTTTAACTCCGAAATGTTCTTCAATCAAACTTGCCGCATAATGATATGGTTCACCTTCACCGGAAAAATAAGTTCCATGTTGAGTCAAAACCCTAGCACATTCCCTAACAATCAATTCGGCGAACTTTTCATTATAGGTTTCGATCCACTTGTCTACACTAATACCGTGTGGCACACTTTTCTTTGCCTTGTCTGAAAGTTCTTGGATTCGTTCATTCATTTTTTAAATCCAAATAAGTTTCTAAGGTAAATACTGATAATATCAAAATATTTAATATGGCATAACATGTCATAATCACATAGAATAGAATCATTTATCGTCCCTAAATCTTACAAAGCGAGGGAATCGCAAACTGTAAGTACCGTCTTGATTCTGTGTAATCACATCGCACAAGATTTCAGCAGTACGACCAATGACATAACGGCTATCACGCCAATAAGTATCTCTGTCAGCATCAGAAAAACCACTACCAACATTGACACTAATCTCCTTTCCGTCATCCACACCAGCACAAACAAGTGCTCCCAAGCGTCCCTCATTACGTCCAGTACCTTCTTCAACACCGATCACCTCCAAATCTACAGTGATAACAGGCTTCCACTTCATCCAGTCTGTCGAACGTTTGCACTGATATGGTGCTTCCATTTCTTTAATCATAATGCCTTCAAAGCCTGCTTTGACATTATCTTGTGCATAACGTTCAAGTTGGTCACGACCTGCGGCAGTGTCTAAGTCAACCATGATATGTGGCAACAATTCAACGTTGGTTAGATTGTCAACGACTGGTCGCATAGCATCAAGCAATGCAATACGCTTACGCAACTGAGCATTCCAATGACCACGACGGAAGTCATCAAGAGGAACAATGTCAAACACATTGAGAACAGAATCCTCAGCTTGAACAGCAGTTTTGCGGCGTGCTTGTCGCATCAACTCTTGGAAGCTGTTGCCGATCACTTCACCGTCAAGTACGAAACCGTTAACGAGACTGCGACCTTGATCCACACCGTTGCAAGCACGAACAATCTTCACATAACTTTTCTGGAGTTGTTCTTCAATGTGAGTAAAGTTATCAAACACTTTACCATTGCGACTGAAACAAATTACAGTCACTTCACCGTCATCAGCAGGGATGACCATGAACAACGCACGAACACCATCCAACTTAGGCTCAAGTCGTTTAGTGCCCTTCATTTCGGGGCGCCCTTCACTGTTAGTTGCTAGTTGACAACCAAAGACTGGAATCTCATAGTCAGTCTTTTTACAGATTTTATTGATTGTAGTAGAACTAATACCGCATCGCATGTCACGGCGTAGTACAGGGGCTAAGAATGTGTTCCATTCTTCACTATCAAACAATTCCATTGTTGCTTGAATAGCATCACGTGCGGCGTGACCTGTCAACTTACGTTGTGACAAGTCTAACATTAACTCATTGAATTGATCCCAAGGATTCTCTGCACCAGTGATTCCAATTGATTCAGGGATTTGCTTAACACCAAATGTCACGTAGGGATTGTAGCAGGCTTTGAGAAAGCCCAAGAAAATCTTAGCATTGATAGAGCCAAGAACAGTTGCCTCAAGTGCTTGTTTGAGCACATCTTCTTTATGAAGGCGACTGTCACTTTCATTCAACTTACGAATCCACGATGCCGACATTTTTACTCCTGTTAATTTAGCCTATAGTATATCACGTTGAAAATTATTTGTCAACGTTTTCCTGTGGTTCATCTTTGTTGCGACTTTTGCATTCCTCGGACACTTCAGGCGGCACGTTGTCGTATGCATCTAGGATAGAACAACGATATTCGATGGTAACACTATCAGGGTCAAAATCTTCTTCATCACCTTGTAACCAAAAAACAATAATTCCCAAAGTGAGAATAGTAATAATAATATTTTTAAACATATTCATGTACATAACTTCTTAAATGTTTTTACTTCATAACCCCAAACTTCTGCGGTCGTTGTGCTACGATGCAATTGAGGCTTTCCCCCGTGCTTACTAAAACGAATACGTAATGCAGTTTCACGGCGCTTTTGAGAAACGCCTATGTAAAATTCGGGCGGAATACGGAAGTAAAAAACTTCACTGGTCATGGGTTCAACTACGACTACACGTAATACACCTTTTTTGTTTTTTGTACTAAACCCTGCCCCTCGATTAGGTTTAAGTTTAGTACCTTGATTAACGACAGTGACCTTTTTACTGTCACTACCATCTTCAAAATCCATGCCAGTGATATCAACACGTTTAATTTTACCTACACGTGCAATAGCATTTTCTACAAGACTTTCCATAGCAAGGTCACCACGCCGTACAGCCTTAAGAAGAATAGGTAGTTCATGCTTAGTGTAGCCAGCGTGGCTATAGATATGATTCAATAGAATCTCATCTGCCTTGAATGAATCGACTGAGAATTTAGATGCCATATTACCAACTTGAGTTATAAAATACTTTGAGTCCTAAAAAGATTTCTGCCTTAGCATCAGCACAGAATTTCAAATCTTCTTCAAAATAAACATTATCAGCAGGCTTACCAAAGAAAAAACCTTCAGTGAAGGGCAAGTTACCTGAACGTACAGCACGTTCTAAGTTATCAATATCTTCCCAAGTCAATTCAAGTTCAACACCATTGAACACTTTGTCAGTGCGTGTGTTATCACGATCTAGCCAAAGTTGTTCCATCCAACCATGTAAACTAGGATGCTTACGCCAGTATGCGATTTCAATAGGCTTACTTACACCACCTGCAGGTATAATCCAATCACCTGTCTTTGAATCATACTGAAGACCATCTTGGTCATAAAATTCATCACGTTGACCCGGACGACCAACATAAGCGTACATATCTAAACCCATTTTATCCTCCAATTGCTTTCGTTTGAACTTCACTTGCCGCACAATTTGATAATGTCATCAGCAGGCATACTTGCTTTGATGGCTTCTGTCTTACATGTACCTTTTGCGTTCTCGGACACTATGACAGGTGAGAACATACCTACAACAAGAACCATGAGAAAAATCATTGCCCACTTATCCATTACTTTGCTCCTTCAACTGCAATAGCTTTTGTTTTCTCTACGCCGTTGTCAAGCATTTTAGCAATACCTGAGAAGCCTACAGTAGACACAACGATACCAAAGATTGTACCAAGAATAAAATTACGCATTTTCGATCTCCTTTACAGTAAAGCCTTGTTCAGCCAAAATGTCTGCCTCGTATCGGTCAGAGCAATTGAACAAGAATAAATCACCATCATAGATTTCAAACATTTTCAATTACCTTTACACGATTAAGTTGAGTTGCATTATCTCGGTGAGATTTAACCTTCCCCTCAATTGTAACATACTCTCCGATTTTTAACTCACCTTTGTGAGCAAAAAACAACACCTGATCTTCTTTAGTCAAACCAGTGTAGTACCAAGTGTTCCATTTCTCTGACCAAATGCGTTTAACAAGTTCGATGGTTTCATTAACCGTGTCACCTTCTGCACCGATTAGTCCACCTTGTGCCCATTTGATTTTACGTTCAACATTATCACGTTCGGTCATCTTTGCGTATGTTGCAGGTAAACTTGCAATCGTGCCGATGCCTAGATTGTTGGTAATCGTTTCATTACCCGCAATTTCCATTGTATTACGCAAGAAGGGACTGAGAGTTTGACCTTCAAGTAGTTTAAAAGTAATGCCCTTGAAGTATAAGCGCATCTTGCGACCTTCTTCAAGGTCAGCTTCAAGTAGTGGAACATTGTCTTGCAACAGTTGTTCCATCAATTGCCTATTAGTGCTTTGATTAGTGCCTGGTGCAATTGCTTTTACATAACCTTTGTTGGCACGAAACGCAACAACAGCCGCACCCCACACTCGGTCGGCATCATAGCTGAAAGCTGGTTTCTTGGGTGCGGCTCTACGATACGCACTTTTGTTACGATAGAGGTAAGTCTTTTTATTAGTTTCCTCGTCATAGTCATCGGCGTGACCAAGACGGCGAACTTCTTCGCTAGTCATGTTTGATACGTCAATAAAACCAGGCATCTTATTTCCTTACAGATAGTGTTCGTAAGCCATTTCGTTGACTACATCCGGATTGTCTTCGGTGAGTTGTTCGAGTTCTTCATCGGACAATTCTTCTAGCGTATCTTTAAAGACAGCATGAGAAAAATATGCATCACAAAAATCTGGGTAATCACGGCTATCAACACCGTCAATCTCAACATCAACAACAACACGACCTTTTAACAACATATAATTCCTTTTCATTCAATACAAGTATTATACGCCCAAAATGATTATTTGTCAAATTATTTTACACGATAAATGATAGCATCTTGCTTGGTTTGAACTTTTTCAATACCTTCCAAATGCCAATCTTGCTCAAGCAAACGCAAATTCTTACGGTCACGTATCATTGGCTTGTGAACTTTCACACGAATCCATTTTTGACAGTTATCAATAGTAACGGCTTCGCAAGCATAGACCATTTCAAGGGCTAGCTTGACACGTTCGGCTTTTAGTTTTTGACTATCAGTAAAACGACTTGCATTGACTGCGCTTTTCATACTTGCATCACGTGCGGCAAAGAATGCAAAACGACCAGCTGATTTGTGTTCTGTTTCAGTTACAACCATGTGATGCTCCTTTAATCAATCAATAAGTCAATTGTATAGCCAAAGTGATTTATTGTCAAGTTTCGGGAATTATTATTTTGTAGTACTAAAGTATTCATCCAGGGAGCCATGATTTCCTTCTTGTTTTTCAACGCTGACAGGAAGAAGGAACGTACATCATCGGGTATTTCTTTGTTGAGAATTTGACTAATCTGTGACAAAACTTTCTCAGGGTCTGTTACGATATCTTCAAGTTTGATTTCATGTCTAGGGCAATTATCATTGTTGATTCGTTTTTCTAATTCAACAAACAACCCGTTCAATGGTTCTTTTGCACCAATATGTTTATGACTGACTAAAACATGTCTAGCCCAACGTTCGGGCGTGATATCTTCTTTACATGATATGTCACCTTCACCGACCCAATGTCTTTTCCAATCAGTGAAGTTAGAGGGTGTTAATTTACGAACGTGTGAAAGAAAATGTGAGGTCATCGTCCAAGCAAAACCTCCATGACCATATGAAACAATGATTGCAGTTTGATGGTCAGATAATGGTTTGCTCACGTTGTATGTAGCTGAAACTCCTAGCTTGTGAAATGTTTCAACTAGAAAAGGATCGACGGCACCACTGATACCTATTATTGAGTACTGTTCCATGCATTATTTAGCGAACCAATATTTAACAATATTCTCAGCAGGCTTTCCTCTAATGCTTTGTGATAGATTAGGAAATCCCTCTGATCCAGCAGTCAATGTATCAGTATGCCAATATCCTGTACTGAAATTAACTCCATACGTTTTGAAATATGTTTGTTCTTTGATAGCTTGAAATGCACCTTCAACTGCTAATGCTTGAATACTAAAATCAGTTACGTAAGTATTCTGAATACAATTATTAACACAAAAGCCATCTTCAACCCAACCTTGACTTAATGCTTTATCTCGGCTTTGAATGTTAAAGTCCCAAATGACAGGGATATTAGCAGGAAGCATATTTGAGTACAAACTAAAATCTAAATACTTCCCGATAATCGCATCACGGTATCTATCTTTCAATAGACTAACTGAGATATTACTATCGTCAACAAAACTCCAATTACTAGGACTCAATGGAATTACAATAGCATCAACTTTTTCAATGATGCGTCTGTCATAGAATCGAGGAGTACCCATGAATAGTTTTCCGTTGAATACTGTGCGAATGTCATCAATGATACTGATAAACTCTAATGTAGCTGATTCAGTATATGTGGTGACGATAGGATAATGAAACGCACTCCATTGAATATACAAATTGTCAACACTATTCGTATTACTGAATCTAGCCATGTCCATAATGATATTATGCCAGCCACGTAATACTCTGAGCATTTCAGCCTCGGTCGGGTTCGTTGTATTGATTTGATTACCGAGACTGTCATTCGGCCACAACTGCCATACTAATGTTACTTTAATATTTCTACTGTGAGCCTCTTGAATAAACCAAATCAATTCATTCTTGGGAATTTGCCAACTAGCTTCATTGCTAGTCCAAACAGCGTCATTGAAATTAGTTACCGGACCATATTGGTAAATCTCTACAGTATCGACATTATCAATTTGAAGTTTGTCTAGTGTTTTCTTGTAAAGTAAACGTGAATGTTCTGCTACTGTATTACATCCGTTATTATCACCAGGGTAATAATCTTTCACACCTATGCTACGCATCACGTTATTAGCAAAACGTTGGGTGGGTGTGGGAATTAAATTTGACCCATTGTAGTCATTGGGATAAGTCGTTGAATATGTTTTAAGTGTGCAACTTACAACTGATGTTGCAACTGCACCTGAAGTGCCACCACCGCCTCCACCGCATGCTGAAAGTAATAGAGTAGCAATTAAAAATAATGTACGCATAGGAAAACCCATAGTGTGTCTGTATTGCATTATGACACACTATGGGGTTTATTGTCAAATAATAAAAAGTATTACTTTTTACTTTGTCCTTGGTTTACAAATGTATACATTTTTTCAGCAGTTTCTAGGATCTTATCTAGACCAGGAAACTCTGGCATTGCAACTGTATTAACAATTTGACCTGTCTTTTCGTCACGTGTAGCAGTCATTTCCCAACCTTGATACTTCATAGAGTATTCTGATTGAACCATGTCTTTAGCCATTGCTAGAATGTCTGTGCGGATTTCATATCCGTTTTTGTTGAATTTTACTTCTGGTAGTTTTGGTGTTAAGTCTGACATTTTTTTCTCCTGTGTGTAATTATGTCTGTTTTACGATTTTTAATCAATCGAAATGGTGAGAAGGATTGATCCACAAACTTGCGAGTTTACCTCGTAGTCTATTAATCTCACTTACTATCTCAGCCTGCTCTTTGAACAACTGTGTGTTCACTTCTACAAAGTTAGGCTCTGGAACTTCAATAGCTGCCGTTCTTTCACCATCACCTTTGTCTCTAGTTTTCAACTCATGCTTTTGAGCAAGGTGTTGAATAACTCTGTTGTTCTCAATACAGTGCATGTAAACTTCTGGTATTGAATGAAACTTAGACCATACAAGCATTTCTTTCATCAACATGTTTGCAACGCCTTGACGTTGATATTCAACATCAACTGACACTGCAAGTTCCCATGAACCATCTTGATTCTTTGCCATGTGACCCCAGCCAACACGACTATCATCATTTCTAGCAAACCACAATTCGTGGTCTTTAGGATGATAACACATCTGTAAGATAAATTGGTCTATGTTATAGTCACTTGCGTGATAACCAAAGCGAGAATAACGATCCTCTTCACTAAGGTTCTTCAAGTGTCTAGCATAGTCACTAATCTTATAGATGTTGCCGTGCTGAACAGTAATCATTTAAATTTCACCTCTAGAAACTTTGAGGTTGTATTCAGCAGTCAAACGGTCAACATCACCTGAATGTTGTGGATTGTTATCTGCGATATATTGCTCAAGGCTAGAACCATAAGAACTAGCCTTAGCAGACTTTGCCACATACACCCCGGCTACTGCTAAGACTAGCATTAGTAGGATGATGAACATATTACTTAGCCTTCTTACTTGTTGGCTTAGCGCAAGCGGCTGTAGGGAAGTATGATTGCAATGTCTCAGCAAACTTTACATAAGGTGTGCGGTCTGTGAAAACTTCAGTTACTTTAGTGAAAGCAACAGAGCCAGCAGTGATAGCGTCTTTTGTGTATTGAGTTTGTGCGTCAACGAAACTGTTCAAAGCACTTTTGATTTGCTCTTGTGGAACGAAAGTGGAAACGAATTGCTTTTTAGCAGATTGAACGCCGTCTACGGCTTGGAATGCGAATGAATTAAACATAATTTTCTCCTGTGTTAATGTGTGTTTAAAAATCAGTTTTTACAGAACTGTAACTGACATAGTATTTAGTGCCTATGTAACTCTATTATAATATATTTCTTTATATTTTTTTAGAGCTTTGACTCTAGCCAAAAATAGTCGAAATTTAATCTCATCTGAGAGTTCCATATCGTCTATCTCATCTTCCAATTCATTGAATCGGTGTTCTCTGCGATAGAACGTTATTAGATCCTCGTCATCAATAGTGCTGTTTGGGTCAGCACCACTGATGATTAGAGATTTTCTAAGAGGATTACTTCTTAGGAGTTTCGGCTTGGGGACTTTTGGTAGCGTCTGCTTTAGTGGCAGACTTGTCCTCTTTCTTCTTAGCCAATTTCATTTCTGTCTTTGGTGCTTCTGCTTTAGCGGGTGCTGGTGCAGTTGCTGGTGCGGCCGCAGGGGCAGTAACAGCAGGTTTGGCTTCTACTTTCTTTTCTTCCTTTTTAGCAGGTTCTGCGGCGAACGCTGATACTGCAACTAAAGAAGCGATTAGAGTAACGATTGATTTCATGGTAATTTCCTTTTAAAAATACTACAATTATCTGTAGTATATATTTAACGCTACAGGTATCGTTAGCGTTGACATAAATACTAGATGTTATACATTTCTTATCAAGGTATTTTCGATGGTACAAACTATGAAGATGCGAACACACCAAACCAAATCGGCAAAGCGTTCAATTCGGGTTATTCCTGCATGGTTGACGTATGGCGTGTAGATAATAAAGTGTACTTAGGTTCTTATGAACCAACCATAGAGGTTACCGAACACTACATTCAAGGTAATAGATTTTGGTTAAACGCTAGAAACACTGACATGCAAGAATGGTTATCTACACAACCTGCAAAATTATATCCACATTACTTTTGGTTCACTACACCAAATGAACCTACTACAGTTAGTAGTGGTCAGTTATGGACACCAGGTACGGTAGCAATTAACGAATCAAGTATTGTAGTATTACCAGAAATTGAAGACCGTGGAATGCTAAGTACAGTTCATTTACGATGCTATGGTGTTTGTAGTACATACTTGAATTTCATCAAACGTATGCGTAATGAAGGTGCCTGGTATTAATTCCTAGATTTTACTGATTCTAAGTAACTGTGAATGTCTCCGTAAATTTGCATTAGCATTGCAATTTTACTATCGTAAAGTCTAATGTATGCTTTACTCTTTTTTAGTTCGTCTTTGTTCACACCTATATAATATGGACATTTTATTTTCTTACTACAGTCCATAATAAACTTGTGCCAGTTTGATTGAGTTACTGTGATTGGTAAATCAAAGTATTCTATCTCTGCTTGACGAAAACACAAGTCGCCCAATGGACTTAACCTAAGCCCTTCGCTTGACTTAGTGAACCACCACTCGTTTATTATTCTTTCAATAGGCTCGTTTGTAGGCACTAGCTGTGCTAATACTGCCTCGGTAATAGTCTGTTTGACTGATTTTTTACTCATCTGGGTACACGACTGTACCATTATTCATAAACACAACAGTGAACTTGTCTGTTTTAAACTGTCTGTTTAATTTTCTACAGAGGTTTCTAGCATGACCTGGATTACTGAAACTTGTTTTCTTATACTTAGGTGTTGCTTCACTATCTAAGTAATGTTGGCTTTTTAGATTGATTGGTTGACCGTCATAGAACACTGCCCAAATACCTGACGCTTCAACAATTTGGTCACATTTGTATGTTTGCTTATCTACTATTTCTAGTAATACTTTTGGTTGTGTTCTACTCATTTAAACGTTCCCCCTGATACTGATATTTGTATTACCTCCTCAGGGGCATCTTTCATTGATTCTAACTGGTCTGCTAACAACTTAGCCAGTTCATCACGTAAGCCACGGGCATCAGACATAGGTATCACAACATCCTTACCTTGTCTAGTCTCAATATAGCTAACTTTATCGATGAACTTCTTTATTTGAATCATTACTTATTTATGCTATTTTTTGCTTCATTTTCGGTTTTAAAAGGCCCCTCGTATGGATAACGCTGGATAAAAATGTATTTTGGGCAAAAAACTACAGAAGGTTCAGTACCTTGTTGTAAAGAATACCAACCTGCCGCATGATAACATTTTGATTTGGGTGTTTTAGTGAATAAATGTATTTTGCGTTTAATATCCAACACTGAGTTATAAACTTTCTTAGTTGTTGGAAATTCACTGAAAGGCGTGGCAGGAGTTACCTTTTCTTTCTTAGCTGTTTGAAATTCAATATGAACTTGCTTTTGGATAGCGGATGTGTTCTTGTAATGAGACTTATTGCCGTTCAGTTTTACTTCAAAACCTGATCCATCAGCAATAACATTACCTACTTTTTCTTTTCCGTTTGTTACTATCCAAAACTGGTTTTTTACTACTGGTTTTGCTATTAGTGTGTTTGTCATCTATTTCCTCTTTGTCGTATGACGTTAGTTTTTTAACGTCTTTGTGCTTTACAATTATAACTGTACGCACTTCATTTTCATACATGATTGGTAAATCCAAATGTATGCTGAGTCTAGGACCCTCCAATTCACTTACAAGTGTGTCGTTGCCAACACTACCTATAAATGGAATTTTATTCCAATGACCAAATACTCTTTCACCGAATTCATATTTAGCATGGTATCTATTTTGGGCAAAATATTCTGTAAGTGTCATGTTACATCCAGTTGTGGCAGGTATACTTGTTAAGGTATCTCATACTTGCATTGTCCGTACCAAAATGACGTTTGTAAAACATCTTATAGGCATTTGCCCATTGTTTTCTTATTGGGGCAGGAGCATGGCATGCAAGATAATGCAATCTAGTAAAACGTTTAGAAAGTTGTTGCTGGTGAGTAGACCAAATTGCCGGATACCATTCTACCCGTGTTTGCCAATTGTAGTTTTCTGAGCGCCCGGTCTTAAGGCGTTGCTTCATAACATACGTTTTTGACAAATCTTGTGGTCTAAATTTATTCAACATTTAATTTCTCTAGTTCAGATTTTAAGCGGTTGCGAAAAGAATCTTCTCCGTCATCTCCTGATACAAGCCAGTCAATGCGTTGAGCATAGATATGTGCTTGTCTTAAGATAAGTAAACCTTGCTTGAATTCTTTTATTGTTTCTGGAGAAAAATGACAGCCCTTAATATCACCGTAACGGTCTTTTTCATCATTGTCATTATCAATGATTAACTGTTCAACTTCGTCAGCAATGTAACCTATTTCCCATTGCTTGTATTGAAAATGTCCACCACTCATACAACCATCCGTGCGATTAATAGATATGTTAAGTAATGTGCAAGTTGGTCAAGACCTAAATGATTCCAAAAAGCAGGGGTCTTAATATCACGATTACCGTAATTCATTTTGATCCAATCAACATGATAATGAATAGTGAAATCTAAGAATCCTAGAGCCATTGCGTATGCAAAGTAGTTATAAGCAGAACCACCAGTGATTGCGAGAATACACATAACAGTAGCAATACCATGTTTTGCTGAATGTCCGATTCCGATAGGATCACCATAAATGCCTTTGCTTGCTACTTCTTCGTTGGTTTGATCCACAAAGTCAATATACCAATGTTTAATAAAAAGCAGTGCTAGCAAAAACAAGATTGAATCAATCATTACTTTCTCCGAAAATATACGCTTTCATTTTGCGTTCTGTTGTTTCTTCGTCCTTCATGGCGCAATCAAAACAAATTTCTTCGTTGTTTGGGCCATACGGACGACATTCTTCAATCACCCCACACATTTCACAACGTTGCGGGGATTCCTCTTGAATAATGCCTAGTCCGCTCATTTTACTTACCTACGTTGAGCATCATACCTTGACTACCATTGACCACTGTGTTGGGCATTTTGCCGTCCCACTTTTCGATCCATTGTAGTTGCACGTATTGTTGACCACCTTGACTTTGAATAGCACTTGCTTGAATTGCAATAGCTTTGGCTTCACCTTCAGCTTGTGCGATACGACTTGCGGCTTCAACTTTAATACGTTCCAAGTCTTGTTCAGCCTTTTGTTTTTGCTGTGTTGCAATAACTTTTTGCTCAATAGCTTCTTGGTAACTCTTACTAAAGCCAAAGTTAACTAGACTTACGTTATCAATTTGAATGTCAAACTGTGCAACCTTCACACGAACATGTTCAAGGATTTTCTGTGATACTTCATCACGTTTTGTAATCAATTCCTCACTTGTATAGTGACCAGTGATAGACTTGAATGCTTCGTTCAAGCTAGGTGCAAGAACCTTGTCAACTACGTTAAGACCAAAGTCACGATAGATAACAGCTACCTTCTCTGGACTCAAGTGATAGTTGGTTGTGATATCAGTGTGAACTTGTTGCAAGTCTTTAGTACCTGCCGCCGCACCTTCATACGTTGCACGTTGAATTTGTACGTTCACGTTTTTAACACTTGAGATAGGGTTAACAAACTGCCAACCACTTTCTAAAACAACTGGGTTAACAGTACCCATTGTTACTTGAACACCACGATGACCGGCTGGAACAACAGTGATTGATTCAAACGCAATTACAACAATCATAAACAAAAGACCACCTGCAAAGCCAGGGCTCGCTTTTTGTAAAAACAATTTACTTGCTACTGTTGCGGCAATCAATACAAGAATGCTGATAAAAATTAAAAACATGAAAAATCCTTTTAAAGGTTGATAATAAAGAAACTACAGTATACAACGGGGTGCGGCATTTGTCAACCGCTTAGTTTTTCCCAAACGTAATCTTTTTCTTTGACACACGCTACTGTTTTAAGGTAACCATCAGTCATTGCTCTCTGAATAGCTAATTTAAGATTAGCAGGACACACATCTGAGATTTCAATGTATGCACGAGGTGACAACTTAGTACCGTCGGTTATGTAGAAGTCATAATCACCTTGACGAATCGCTCTAATCTTAGTGTCGTTTTCAACAAAGGTCATTACCAACTCTCCACATCAGTGATATCCACAGTTGTGGGCTTATTAAGCAATTCACATTTTACTTTGATGATAGGGCCGATACCACTTGAGTTATCTTGCTCAATGGTAAATTCTTCCACTTCTTTAAAATGTAGAACAATATCAATTAAGTCTTGAACTTGTTTGCGATTAAGTGTGATTGATTTCATTTTTTTAATTCGTCCCACATTAACTTTTTAGCACGAGCATCTAACTCTTTTTTCTCAAGGTCAAGCATTTCCCATGCCATGACGTTCATCCATTTTGCTAATGCTTCTTTGCCTTTATCAGTTAAGTGGCTATAATCTCTACCAACAGCACTGTGATAGTACATTTCTCGGTCTTTGATAATCTCAAATAGCCCTGCGTAGATTTGTTTATGTAGTATGTGATTCATGTAATGCGCCTTCGTATGTGCAATTGAGCCACTTACTATAAGTTTGAGCATTTTCAGCAATTTTATTAAGGTCATATTTTCCGCAGAATTTCATAAAGTGAATGCCTACTTGTGGTGTATTTTGTGTTCTAACAGAATCACGAATACGTTGGTCAACTTCAGCCTTAATGTCATCAGGCTGTGCAGTCAAATCAATTAACATTCTGTTGCGTTTGTAATCATCAAGAACCTTGTGTTGAACATTATTGTGGTCAACCCAAGTTTGCAACATGAAGTTATTCCAATTAAAACCTTGTTTGTTACGATCCTCAAATGCTTCTTTGATGCCAATTTTGTTTTTAGTACCAACCTCACGCACACCTGGATATGCACTGAATACGTTGTCGCCACCGTCGCCTCGAATAATCTTTTTAAACAAGAGATATTCAGGACTGTCTTCTAATAGTTTAGGATTCTTTTGTTTGTCTAATGCTGGTTTGCCGTTATCTTTGAAATATCCATTGAGCGTGATAAGTTCATTTGTGACTCCATTGTATTGGAACACCTTATCACTAACAAGCTGAACATAATCGGAATCAGTAGAAATAATGTAATGCGTGTCATTTGGGTGTAAGTGAATAAAACGGGCAATCAAGTCATCTGCCTCAGCACGTTCGTGCCGAAGAACAGAAACGTTGGTTTTTTCTTTGAGAAAGGTAGTAAAAGCCTCGTATGTTTCCCAGAACATTTCATTTTCTTCTTTTTCAGCCTGGGTAACAGACATAGCATCAACGATACGATTTTTCTTGTAAGGTTCGTACACATCCTTACGCCATGAGCGACCCTCAAGACAGAATACAACGTGATCGATTCCATAGTTACGCACAGCCATGTTAACTGATGCGAACGTTAGATGTAGTGCCATGCCAATCTTTTCCCAAGTATCACTGTTACGTGATGCAACGTGACGGGCACGAAAGAAAGTATTAGCAGTATCAATGAGAGCGTATTTTTTCATGCGTTAAGTATACTACTATTTTGATTTATTGTCAAATGATTTTTGGGCAATAGATTAGCTCACTTCCGTCCTACCATCGCCTATGTCTCTAGTCTGAACCACTCTCATTTCAGCACGATAACGGTTCTCTGGATCCGCTTGCTGTTGTTCATACATTTCAAGTGCAACATTGCGACATACCTGAGTCCACCAGCGGTCTACTATCTCAGCATCCGTATCTTCCTTTTTCATCATGTAGCCTGCTTTAACCAATCGTGCTACAAAAATTTCATTGAAGTCAAGTTCAAACGCTCCTGAGTTAATATCACTAGGATCAATATCCATACTCACTACAGTGACGTATGGTTCACCTGCTTGTGTCGCTAACTCTTTAGGAGAAAGTTTCTTTTCTTTCTTGGGCGCTGGTGGGGTCTTCTGAGGATCAGGTAATGCCTTCTTTTTAAATAGTCTGTCAAATAATCCCATTTTGTTTTGCTCTTTCGTATACTTTATAACTTGCAAGGTTCTTAGCCTTTGATTCGCACATGATATCAAAGTTATCTAAGAATGTCAAAGCCCAATCGTTAACACTGTCGTTCCAATAGTAATCACTATGGGCACGTAGTTTTTGTTTGCTAAAACCTTCTAGAAGCAAAGACTCCATGACTGGGCTAGTGTTAGTGGCATGACCGACAAGTACATCTTCACGACTAACACTATAATGGAGAGTAGGCCTAATACCGCGCCAACTATCCACCACACGCTGAACACTGTCATCAGATGATTGTATGTATGACCCTTCACGCACCCAAAAGTGATGTATGTCCAACACAGTAGGGACCAAGTCAGAAAGGCTAAGGCAATCATCGAGACCATATGTATATTCCTCGTTTTCTAGTGTCAATGAGTTTCGTGCTTCAGGCGATAAACGTCCAAATACATCTCTAATGCCTTGGGGGCCTTTACGACCTGAGATATGGACATTGATTTTAATATCCTGAAATTCTCTGCCGTATCCCATCCACTTAGCCATATCGACATGGTACTCAAACTCCTCAATACTCTTATTTACTACCTCAGGACGGTCGCTTGCAAGAACTACAAATTGGTCAGGGTGAAAGGACAAACGCACATTGTTTTGTCGTGCAGTCTCACCTAGCGGTGCAAACCAACGAGCTAGCATATCCTGTGTATTTTGACTTTGCCAGAAGTCAGTGTAATCTTCGTGTGTGTAAAAACTAAGCATATCACTAGTGATACGCAACATGCGTAGTTCGGTCGGTAGTGTTGCAACTTTTTTGATTAAGTTGTGTGTGTTGACAATGTTAGTTTTAGCAACATCGATAATTTTTTCTTCTACTACATTGTGATTGTTGCGCTTTGCCCATGCCATAGTAGTACCGCCAGTGTTGAGACCCTCAGTACTAGCGATTTCGCCCTTTTTGTTGATTTCGGCCCACTTGCAAGCGAAACCAATACGTTTGTGTGCAATGTCAAAAGAGTGCATAAGATAATGGAATGATAAATAATAGATATAGTGTATCACAATTACGCAATAAAGTCAACTATTTACGGATTAACGATATGAAAATCAGACAATTAATGGAAGGCACTGAGCCAAACATGCCAGGAGCCCCAAAAGGCATCCAAATTATGACACCTCAGCAATTCGTTGCTAAAGCTGGTGATATGCCCGGAGAAGAAAAGATAGACGAATTTGCACCTCCTGGTGGCGATGACCGTGAACCTGACGAGGAAGAAGTATTACGCAAATTAGCCGCACAGTGGTGGAACGGTACCGAACAACAAATGGATAAAGCCCAAAAAACATTAGAAGTAATGGGTTGGGAAATTGGCCCTGATGAGTCCGGTGATGATGATGCCGGAGTATATGTATATCGTATTGGGGACGATGACGGTAGAGATACAATAGCATTTAGACATAGTGAATTAGATTTAGATGAAGGTCAACAACATCTATTAAGAATCCGCGAACTATCTGGCTTAGATGAAGCAACTAAACTACCAGCACAAAGTCGTGAATTTGGTGGTGATGAATTTCAAGACTACATGAAACGTATCGTTGGTACACCTGATCTTGACAAAGAAGGTAACGTTAAAGTAGATAAGAAGGGCATTGAAAAATATAAATCTGGTAAAACAAAATCAGACAGATATAAAATGCCTTATATCCATCGTTCAAGCGTAATTGAATACTTAGGACCAGATGGAAAGACATACAGTGAAGATAAAATCAAACAAGCATTAGCAGAACGTCCAAAGAAGTTACTAAAACAAAACGAAAAGATGAAGCACAGTAATGGAGAGTTTGAACAATTCTTCAACGTTGGCTTTGCGGCATTAACAGGTATTGCATTAGATGAAGATACAAACAAACTAATCATTGTTAATACATGTCCTGGAGCTGGTTCATGTAAAGTTGATTGTTTCGCTATGAAGGGCGGTAAAGTTCAATTCAAAGCCGCTTGGTTAAGTGATGGTCGTATCTTAACATATCTATTGAATGACCCAGACGGTTTCTTCAATCAATTAAGTAATGAGATTTCCGCGGAAGAAGCCGCAGGTAAAAAGGGTGATAAAAAGTTTCCTAATGGTTGGCAAACAACAATTCGTTGGCATGACGCCGGTGACTTCTTTAGTCCAGAATATTTAGACTTAGCATTAAAGATGGCCGCAAAGCACCCTGATACTAAGTTCTATGCGTACACAAAGATGGCCGGTGCCGCATTAGCTAAGAAGCCAGCCAACTTCATTATCAACTGGAGTGAAGGTGCCCACACTTCACAAGAGAAACAAGTTAAGGCACAAGATCCATCATTAGATACAACAAAGAACAGTCGCATCGTTCCAGATGAATTGTTCCAAGATTTATTAGTTAAGGACGCAAAGAAGAACTTGGTTAAGGGGCCAGAAGGCCAATGGCAAGTGCAACCTGACAAGTTACCTGAACTAAAACAACGTCTTGCTAAACAGTATGGATTGAGTGCTAACTCTATATTGAGTTATGATGAGTACATGGCTAAACGTAAGTCAATACCTGCTGGTATGAAATACAACGTAATCGTAGCACCAGGTGAAGGTGATATCAGTGCTAACGATCCTAACATCATTGCGACACTATTATTGAAACACTAATGCGTGATATTATTCAGTTACTTGAGGATAAAAGTAAACCTCAAGATATAGAAATCATTGCTCTGAACTTTGAGCCAAAAGAAGTAAGTCCGGTTATGTCTAAAGACACACTTGATTTGCACTATGGCAAGTTAGCGCATGGTTATGCTGAACGATATAACAAAAAAGAAGGCGACAGAGAATTTAATTATGCAGGAGCATTCTTACATAATACATTGTTCCCTCAATTCCGCGAGTTAAGAAACAACAACAAACCAAACGGTCCTATCGAAGGATTTATTAAAAGACATTTTGGTTCATGGGAAGATTTCAAAGACAAATTTGAAGAAGAAGCAATGAAAATTGAAGGTAGTGGTTGGGTCTACTTAGCATACGACGGTTCAATCAAGACCATTAAAAACCATGAAGTTCGCAACGACATACTACTTTTAGTTGATTGGTGGGAACATGCTTGGATACTTGATTATGGCTCAGACAAGAAAAAGTATCTGAAAGAACAGTGGAAGATTATTAACTGGAACGTTGTCAACACACGATGGGGTAAGAGTTTATAAAATAGTAATTTATCCGCAATAAATAATTTTATGAATAAATTATCAATTTCGGAAGATGACTGTAATTTAATAACCAATAGCGAATATTTCTGCCCAGCCCCGTTCTCAAATAAACACATAAACACAGATGGCACTGTTAGCCCATGTTGTGTAATAAATAGAACCCAACCTCTACTACATTATTCAGACCCGAATTCTTATAATTCTAATCAGATAAAACAGATGAGGGAAAATATAATTAACATCAAACCATCTGTAGAGTGCAAAAGATGCTACGAAACAGAACGCACTGGAATTAGGTCTTACCGTCAAGGTATGGTAGAACAATTCAAAAAAGATTTTATAAAAAATACCAAAGATAATATCAACCTTGATTATTCTTTAGACAATCCAAAAATATTATATTTGGATTTAATGATTGATAATACATGTAATCTCAGATGTAGATACTGTAGCAGTGTGTTTAGTTCTAGTTGGAGTAATGAGACAGCATCACTATTCAAAGAAATACCTGTTTTTAAAAAAATAATGCGTAGACCTATTCATATGAAAAGGTTAACTGGTTTAGAAAATATTGAATCAATCAAAAACGACTTACGAACTGTTGAAAAAATATACTTTGCAGGTGGTGAACCGCTTGTAAATGACGTTCATTATCAAATTTTGGAATATTTAATTGACAACGGAAAAACTGATGTAGAAATAAACTATTCTACAAATTTTACAAATATCAAAAGAGTAATAAATTATTGGAGTAAATTTACAAATTTACGTGTGGGTGCTAGTTTAGATGCTAATTACAAGCGAGGAGAATACATACGAAAAAATCTAGTATGGAATGATATTGTAAAAAACAGAGAACTTATGATTGAAAAACTACCTAATGTAAAATTTTCAATAAATTCTACTATAAACATATTCAACGCATATAACATAGTTGATTTCCATCGTGAATGGATAGATAAAAAATTAATAGGACCTTATGATTTTTTCATATATTCTATTGTGTCTAACCCTGAACATTACGATATTAAAAATCTACCAAAACATCATAAAGATAATTTGTCTAAAATATACAAAGACCATATTGAATACTTACGTACATTACCCAGTGCCAATACTAATTGGTATTTTCCTGAATTTAATAGTAATACACACCCGGACTTTACGATACAGTCATTTAATGGTATTTTAGGTAGATTGAACCTTGATGCAGAAGATTTTACTAGTTACTGGGAAGTAGATAAATGGCTCGATGCGAATAGGAACGAGTCCTTCGTTGAAATTTTTCCTGAATATTCGGACTTTGAAACGTTTTTTAGATAAATACTAGATGAGAGCAAGTGAGTTTATCAAAGAAGAAGCTAGAATTATCGATGAGATGCCGCTACCTGCGGATTGGGATCCTGCATCAATGCGTCAGCAAGCTACTACGTTCAAAAGTCGTTTAGCCTATGCGTTAGAACGTGCTAAAAAATTAGGCACCGGATCAAGTCGTGTTGCTACTGTTATTGAGTATGAAGGTCGTCCTACTGTATTAAAGATTGCTAAGAATCAAAAAGGTCTAGCACAGAACAGTGTTGAGGCAGATATTCTTAGTGATGGATATGCAAAACAGTTAGGTATACTAATACCAATCATTGACTATGATGAAGAAAATCGTGAACCTAGTTGGATTCACACTGAAATGGCCACTAAAGCTAGTGAGAAACAATTGTGTAACATAATGAAATGTTATGGTCTTGTTGATTTAGTTATGGCCGCACAAGCTCAATTAAATGAATATGGACAACGTTCACGTAGTGTACTGGACGACATTCTTGAAAAAAATCAGTTCTATGGTAACAGTGAAGATGACAATGAAATCTTCCTGCAATATGTTAACGACTTCGCTGACTTGAAGAATTCGTTTGATGTTGAATTGGGTGATTTTAACAGAGCCGCTAATTGGGGCATGTATCAAGGTAAACCAGTTGTAGTTGATGTGGGATTCAACAGCAATGTTATGAATCAATATTATCGTTAAACTTTTAACAACTCTTCCATCGTATACAAGTTACGCATATAAGGTGAAACATCTTCTAATACAGAAACAGCAAGATCACCTTTTCTTCTAGGTCCATACTTTACATCAAAGTCACAATCGTTTACTTCCATAAATTTATTGACAATTTCACGAACAGTATATCCAACACCATGTCCCAATGATTCAACACTATTACTTGGTTTCTCTATTGCTTGCTTTAATGCATCACAAATCTCATTGACATGTACATAGTCACGAATACAAGTTCCATCAGGACTTGCATCATAGTCCTTACCGAAAATAGTGAATTCTCCTGTTTCTCGGGCCTTCATTAAATTGTACATTAATCCATCGGGGTTAGTGGGAGCCACGACGGTGCTTCCAATAACATTATAAAATCTAAAGATTGTATATGGTGTCGGGCGATGGGTTGTACAATATTCTCCAACTACATCTTCTGCGGCTCTTTTGCTAATACCGTATGCACTCTCACATCCAACTGCGGCACCTGTACTAGCAAAGATAAAGTTCTTTGTCTTGATTTTGTTAATCACATTCATTGTACCATTCAAGTTTGTGATGTAATACTGAATGGGTATTTGTTCGCTCTCACCCACATTAACTAATGCGGCTAAGTGAATAACGGCATCATATTCTTCTTCAATATTAAACAATTTACGAATGTCAATCGTGTGATGCGTCTTGGGGAGTAGTTGCGGTGGATTAATGTCAAGCCCATGAACTTCATATTCATCTTGTAACATCTTAGTCAGATGACTACCGATATATCCCGAGTTGCCTGTAATTAAAATCTTTTTCATAGTCCCTCAAATAAGTTAGTTTCTTCTTCGTCTGGTACAAAGGTAGCATCTTTTGATAGATAAGTGTGATTGTCCGTATAAATGACGTTGAATTTATGTCTATTGGTTAACACACTTTCAAAATCTTCTCTCGCTAAATGTTTACGATTTAACTCTTTGATATAGTCAGCGTATTTCACTGTTTCGTATTCATTGATTTTAGCTTGATTAGATTTTGCTTTTCTACCTTCATACCCGTCAATAAAATCAATCCAAGACTGAACAGTATCAGTGTCAATAGACTTGACATATTCTAACGCTCCTGTTTTGTAATATTTTTCTGGATTAGATGTGTCGTGTAATCTTTTTAACGTGTCAGAAACTTCATCCATGTTAGTTCTATAATAGTAGATGTGTAGGAAATTCTCAGACCAATCTTGTGTGTCTAACACTACGCTAGGCATGTGTCCTAAACATTCATAGAATGCGAACGGAAAGTTTTCACGCAAGCTAGGCATAAAAAATACTGCACAACTTTTAATAAAGTCTACTTTCTCTTGTCCAGTAATCCCTGCTTTGATTTCGTAGTCAGTGATACCATTCTCTGCAAAAGCCTTCTCGAACTTCTTTTGTCCGTTACTGTTAGTCATAACTTTGCAGGGTAATCCTGATTCTTTCATCGCTTTGATATATGCTTCTGGGTTCTTACCTTCTTCCCATCGACCAATAAACAATACACCCCTGCGTTTCTTATAACTAGGCTCTAGTAACCCACGCTCACTCAATGGCATCTGTAAAATACTTACATATTTTGAACCATGACTTTCTAATTCTATTTTGTTTTTCAGTGATTGAGTGCCGATAAAGATATCAGGAAATTCCATATGTTTGTTGTAGAAGTTGTGATAACTATCTAAGAACACATCACTACCTTGACCTGAACGGAAAATCATACTGTGTAAATGAGTATAGAAAATCACAGGGATATCTTTATTCAAAGTCATCGCATAAGCCGCACTCATTGCTTCCTGCGTGTTGCACAAAATCATGTCATAGAGATTTTCTTCAAATGCTTCTAAGATGCTGTTACGGAAATTAATAATCTTTTCAAAGTTGATTGTATCACTAAACGCAAATGTAGCAGTGTGGTCACTATAACGTAGTGGTTCTAGTGGCCAAATAATGTTGGCACCAGCAGCCTCAATCACTTTATCAAACCCACCTGTAGGAGCCTTGTCTAAAAGAATATCTACTTTCCAACCAATCCGACCACACATTTCTGTAAAACTCTTACAGAAACTACCAATGCCACCATGCGGGATAAAATGTTGGTCACTAATTAAAAACGCAATTCTTTTCTTATATGTTTTCATACCTCACCTTTTAATCTCAAAATAATAAATTCTTCTTTGCACATCCATTTATACGAATCGATAATTTGCGTATCATATCTACGAGCCTTATAACCACGATAAGCAAACTGTAGCCACATAACCTGCATTGTTTCAATACAACGTTGTGGTAACCAACAGAACTTCAGTTCCCAAGCACGAGTTTTGCGTTCGTACTCATTAAGGTCGATTTCTTGATATTCTGGAACATCGATCATTCAATTTTACCCCATTTAACTTTGAGCCATATGCGTTCGTGTATATAGTAATCTATACTTAGAAGTATGTGAATCAGAACTGAACTCCCGATTGATTCTTCTAAGTTACCAGTAAGCCAATACATTATTGGTATTGTGAGTAACCACGCTGATAAGCGATAGGTAATCATTCTAACTACTGTTCGTTTGTGTGTCTCTGCCATCATGTTCCCCATTCATTTTTAAATAATGGCACTTGCAATCTATCACTATAACGCCAGCCACGTTTCATTGCTGCCAATGCTACATTCTTTGCGTTCATTTCGTAAACACTTTCAACACCACCAACGGGCATCAAGTAGACTGGACCTTTGAATCCGCAGTTTTTGTATTCTTGTGTAGCTTTTTCAGCTTCCAATACATCTTCTTCTGAAGCCACCACGAACTTAAGGTATACAAAACCCACATCTTGGTATTGACGTATAACATTAGGCAAAATTGCTTCATTATACTTTTCTCCACTTACTGATAATTTAGGACTTACACTAAAAGTTAGTGCATTCTTTTCTCTATTTCTTTTCCAAAGTTGCAAGAATTCTTTAAATTCTTCACTCAAATGTTGTGTTCCGTTAGTCTCAAATGTTAACTCTTTGAGAGCCCTCATTTTTTCGTTCGAAAGTAATTCAGGATAGCTTCTTTGCCATCCAAGAAGTGGCTCACCCCCAGTAATAACCAAGTGTTCATCCATCCAACGACCATGAGGAAGTAAATCAATAATGCTATCGGCAATAGTATTAACATTGAGCATAGGACTAAGATGCTTGAAACGAGGGTCCCATGAAGCATATGAATCACAGCCCGTAGACACCAACGGTAAATTTTTATACTCTGTAATACTATCTGCATCAATTGTAAACCTTTCATTACTAGTTTGACCTCTAGGCATACCGAAGCCTTCACATTTGAAGTTGCACCCAAATGTTCTCAAAAACACAGAAGGAACGCCCATATAACGTCCTTCACCTTGAATGCTATAAAATAATTCAGCTATTTTTAACTCTGCCATTTCTTTCTTTCATAATTCTTTATGATAAATCAATAACCATTTCTTGTAAATAGAACTCGGAAAAATCTTCAATATATGGTACTATTGTTTTTACCAGTGTACTTACTTTCATTCTATCAGTTGGATTTTCGCCAGACGTATCTGCGGCTTTTGTATCAATCCATCCTGGAAAAACTGACATTATCAATGGTGTCTTTTTGGTGTTAGCATGTTGTCTAGCGAAAACCATTTGATTCATTTTTTCCGTATAATATTTTGATTCTTGTGTGCCCGGAACAATCAATGAAGGATCCTTTAACACCTTTTTACTATTCATGTTTACTATTAACTTTTTAAAACCCAACCAAGATGCTGTTGCCTTCTTTAATAATTCAAGTTGTGATTCACCATAAACATTATTAATAAACACATCGCACGATTTTAACTGTTCAAGTATTAAATCTTGCGTGTGACTGTCAACTACATTATAGCCATTTAGCAAATCATAACCATGTATCACATGACCTGCATTTCTTAACTGAGTGGCAAATTCTAAACCAATACCACCCATATGCCCTGTAATTACTATATTCATTTACCAATGCCTTATAACGCCTGCAACAATAAAAATATTTGTGACTATATATGTTAGCACAATGCAGGTTCTAATCAAAGCGATACGGTCAGCTTCCTGATCCGTATCACCTGATTTTTCGCCAAGGGCTTTCGCCCATAAACGCCAAATGTTCTTCATTATCCTTGGTCAGTATCGTGTATACGCTTCTTTAAGAAGTTCAATAGAACACCATATGCTGGTAAGAACACAATAATACCTACTGCAATCTTTAGGATAGTTTGACTCAATGCAATTTCACTCCAGTTAGCCGCCATGTATTCGTCTGCACTTTGATAGAATGCAACACTGAAGAATGTGTAACTATCAATAAAGTTTGCGGCAATCATTGATAATGCAGGAGCCGCCCACCATTGCTTAGTGAACTTCTCACGGACATATTGGAATACATATACATCAAGTAGTGTACCTACTAAGTATGCTGTTGCACTAGCAAAACCAATACGCAATGCTACTGATTGAGGTGCTCCCTCTAACAATACAACTGCAATACTACCTAAGATAGCAAATGGATATGCTGCCGCAATAGTTGCCCGTGCAATACCTTTACCTAGTAAACGGACTGTCAAGTCTGTTGCCAAAATAACTAATGGGAAGGTAAATGCCGCCCAAGTTAATTTAACACCTAAGATTTCAACTGGGATTGAAACCAATGCGTTTGAAATTATAATAACAATAACGTGCAATACTGCAAGCATTGCCATCATTTTCTTATCTACGTCTTTAAATAATGAAAACATTTTTACTCCTTAAATAAATCTTCATTCCACTCTCTATGACCTTCTCTGAAAGCCATATTGCTTTGAGTCTCCCGTACTTCTACACGGTAGCACCAAAGTCTTTTTGCTTCTCCCTCACCCCACATCTCAGGAATGTAAACACCATTGACATACTTGTATAGCATATCACTTAGTGCTTCACAACCTAACGCAGGCAAGACGATGATTTTAGCCATCTTCTTTTCTTGTAATAGTTTGAATGTTTCCATTTCTGGATCATCTTGTGCTACGATAAGTGTGTGGTCGAATTGATCTTCCAAGAACTTCTTCAATTCTTTTAGACCACCATAGTCGGCAGCCCAGTTACGGGCATCTAAATCGTTTGTACCGAAATAGAATTTCATACTGAAACTGTAACCATGAATTGTGTTGCAATGGCTGTCTGCACGCCATTGACGATAAGCACACGGAAACGCATCGTGGTATTCTTTTGTGCTTGTGTATTTGTATGTAATTGGATTATGCATATTTTCTCCTATGTTAATTTTAGCATAGGACGCAGAATTTATATACCGGGGTGAGCCCATAAGACCGGTTTATGTTATTTACCATTTTCAGATTCAGCTACTCTTTTTCTCAAACTAGAACTTGAGAAACTATGGTCACGAGAGTTAAACACGTGTTCTATACCTTTTTCGGTCCCTTCTTTTCTACCAGTAAAGTCCTGACTTTGATATTCGACACCGAGTATTCTAACGTCAACTGGAAGGATGAGGAGAAGGTCGATGAGGTCTTGTTCGGTTGAGTATACAACAACTTCATCAACAAAACGACACGATGCCAATTGTATTTGTCGCTCCACAATTGACTGTACAGGTTTATTCTTCGTATCTGGTCTGTCGATAGTGGGGTCAGTTTGGAGTCCTGCAATAAGGTAGTCACAATGATTTTTAGCCTCAGCCAACATAGCAATGTGCCCTGCGTGAAGTAAGTCAAAAGTTGAGAATGTAATGCCAATCTTTTTGCCTGCTTCTTTAAGTTGTTTTATCTTGTTGAATATCATCTGGTAGTATTTCTTCTATTTCTGTTTCATCTTCAAAGTAATGAACATGATAAGTTTTACCTGCATGTTCATATACATCTGTCCATGATCTTTGATTGTTACTTGATTCAATTGGTTCTACTAAAGCAAATACAGTTAACATGTGGTCATGTTCTTGACCTGTGATTTTCCTACGATTAGGACCTAGAATATGTCGCATGAACTTTTTAAGTTCTACTGGATCATTTATGATTCTTTCAGCAGCCTCTTGTATTAGTTCAACGCTTGTTTTAGTCATAACTTTAAAGTCTTCCACATTACACGCTGTTCATTCTCTTTTAAGAATTGTTCTTCATCAGCGAATGTAGGACTATCTTTCATAATCTGATCCAACATCCATTTGAGTTTATACAAATCTTTTTTGATTTCCCATTGAGTGAAACCGTCATTGTATTTGCTACTCATTTCTACACCTGCCATATAGATTTGATGATGCACTTGATTGTAGTCCATTGGTTTACGAAATCCCATCTTTCTTCTCCTTGCAGTTACAGTTACGACCTTGATTGCAGTTACCTGTACAAGCACTATCTGGTGTGTTCTTTATAGTATAAAACATGAACAAGCCCGCCACACAAAATAAAAATATGTAAACTGCTTGTTCAATAATCATTCCAAGTAATAAACTCATGTTTGAAAGAAATTCAATCATTTGCATCCTTTGTTAGCAATTTGTAAGAACTCACCACGTGCAGATGGATCTGTTTTGAAACCGCCACCCAATCGGCATGTAACTGTGCTGGATCCCGTATCTTCAACACCTCTTGATTTAACACAATAGTGTTGTGCGTCAATGAGGACTGCAACATCTTCAGTTTCAAGAATGAACTGAAGTGTGTGGAAGATTTGCTCGGTAAGACGTTCTTGGATCTGAGGTCGTTTACTAAAATACTCGACAATTCGATTAATCTTCGATAAGCCAAGGACTTTCTGCTTAGGAACATAAGCAACTGTAGCCAAGCCATCAATAACGACAAAGTGATGTTCGCAGTTACTTTGGACTGAAACGTTTCGTTCAACGACCATTTCGTTGTAGTGCATTTTGTTATCAACTGTAGTACACTTTGGAAATGCTTCATAATCTAGACCCCAGAAAATTTCATTAACATACATTTTAGCAACACGCTTAGGTGTTTCAGTTAAACTATCATCAGTTAAGTCTAATCCTAAGATACGCATGATTTCAGTGAAGTGACCTTCGATGCCTGCAATTTGATCCTTGCGGTCGATGTTGCGTTTGTTGATTGGTGTTTCTACACCCATTTTGACTAAGTGCTCATGCACTTGTTGACCCAACTCAGGGTCGGTTTTTGTTTTGTTATAACTCATAGAATCCTTCCTTACGCGGATATGAAAATTGAAATGTGCTACCGTTGTGTAGCACATGTATTTATACTCAGTTGTCGAGTTCTTTAGAATTCCACTCTTTGATTACGGCGATCATTTCTTCTTCCGTGTTGCAAAGAATTTTACAATTCTTCCAATCTGAATCTGAATCACGACCTCCGATTTCTACCATAAAACCGTTATCATACCGATTGACACTGATAGATTCATTTACTTTTGCGAGTTTGTTTAGTTTTGACATTTTATTTTGCCTTTGCTTCAGCACGTTCGTTTTTAGTTGCTGTAATTTCATTACGGCGAGCCTTAACTGCCTTCGCTAATTCTGCTAGTGCTTTACGGGCACGTGTGCCTGCGGCATTGTTGCCCTTTTCAAATTTTTCACTCTCTGCTAAATATGCTTCCAAGTGTGTGTTGATATCGTTATGTGCGCTCATTTTTTCTCCTTTGATTTACGCTTTGGTTTTGGTTTTGCTTTCGCTTCTTCTGTTTCTACAGAGGCAATTGCTTCTCTTACTGCTTCCAATAATGCTTCATCGTCCCAAACAAGTTCAGTTGAACCATCTTCAAAAGTCTTTACGGTCAGGTGTTGACCTTGACTAATTACGGGCCAACCACCTGATGGTTCGTTAGCCAATACTTCTTTTTTCTTTCGTGCCATTATTCTTCCTCCTTAGTGCCTTCTTGTGGTCTAGTGAAGGGCCATTTTGCTCTTTCTTCTACAATAGGTGCAAGTTCAGGTAAGACTTCTTCTTCTGGTTGACCAGTGTGAATAATTTGTTCTTCGTCACCGTCGATGCGTTCAATGATTAAGTCGCAATCAATAATCATTTCAGTATCATTGCTATACCAACCGTGTTCTTCCAAATCAAATACAGAATTTTCTTCTAGGAATTCTTCTAGCCACGCTTGTGTTTCTTCATCACAACCGTCGAAATCATAATCGTCCCAGCATCCATCAAATGTTTCTACAAGTTCAGTTTCATAGTCACAGTTATAGATATCTACACCTGCTTCAATGTCTGGGGGATTGTCATCATCTGTGTATACAGTAAACTCACCACCGCGCCAACCTGTTTCATAGATGAATGATTGTCCATCTTTAGTCCATTCTTGGCGCTCAATAATTGATTTCTTCCACTGGGGTTTTACGCTCCACTCAGCCATTTGTTGTCTCCTCTAAATCTGGATCGATACTAATTCCCTGCCACTCTTTAATTTTCACTTCTTCATCATTCCATGTCTTGATCCACTTATCACCAGTCCACTTTGCTTGATATGTATAACTATTCTTACCAGCAGTCTTTACATTATATATACCTTCACGGACTGGTTTGATTTTTTTAGGGAACCAGTCAGTCAATGGATAAACAATGTCATCCATGTTTGAATACTTCTCGTATCCCTTACCATCGTGCTTGTTAGAGCCTGCAATGTAGAAACCAAAGTCTGAACTCTTGCCACTAGTGTCACCACCGTAGTTGTCAATTTGTTCATCGTTATAGTACACACCGGTGATGATTTCGTTACAATCAATCTCTGAATATTCGAGTGAAAGTTTAGTGATATCGAAAGGAGATTTTAGTTCTAAGTGACCTTCATAGAACGTACCTTTCTCACTGCTTACTCCTAAGAATACAACAGTGCCTGGATCTTTCATGTCAATCCATATCTCGTCACCACCACGCCATTCAGGGCTATCTTCACTGTAACCATCAATGTTATCAGTACTGGCTTCATAAACTACATTGTCGTTTTCGTCTAAGATTTGCAACGTGCCTGCGCCTCTGTCAACACCCCAGTGATGACCCATATCATCACAGTCATGCCATTGACCTGGATAGAATGGTTGCATATCTTCAGGAATTTGATTGTCATTAGCATAGTCACTATCCCAGGCATAGTCACTTATGTCAAGACGGCGTCTTTTGAAATAGTCGTATATTTTGCGGTCTACTGTACCCATCACATATTCACCACCATATCCCCACAATTGAATCTTGTAAGTACACGGAGTGAACTTTAAAATCTCAATGAGTTTTTCATGCTCAGGGTTTTTAACTACTTCTGTTGACATATTAGTATTTGCTTTCTCTAGAATGTTTACGATAATCGGTTGACATACGAAGGTATTGTTCACCCTTCCCCTCAATGATATCACAGATACGGTCAATAGTCAAGTCAGTCCAGTCACTGATTTTACCCATGTTATCACTGGGCTTCTTCAATAACTTTTCAAGTTTGTCCAAAGCATCATCAATAGACCATGGTACGTAAAGTCTGGTATAATCATTTGCAAAAGTTTCTGGGAAACTCCTATAAGCAGGATACAACACATTGCAACCAAGAGCGTCCGCTTCGGAAACTGTGTTACTAACCCAATCTTGTAAAGCACAGTTAAAAACAACACGACTATCATTGACAATATTATAGTAATCATTTTTGTTTAAATCCTCATGTAAAGTTAAGGTTCCTGCAGCCTGCATATTTCGGGTGCGTTGCATATAACTATCGTTGTTACTTTTTAATTTTGCACCTGAACAAATTGCAAACTCTACACCACTTCCAGGATGACGTTTGTGCCAAGCATCAATTAAATCCATATAGAAGTCTGGTTGTTTTTCTTGATCCCATCGTGCTGAGAACACGACACGATGTTTGCGTTCATTGAATGGTTTGATTGTACCAACTCGTTCAATTACTTCTTGTTTACCAAATGCTAGACCACTGATATTGTAGATTGGAACTTCCCAACCTGCAATCTTCATGTTCATGACCATTTCTTCGTTAGACGCAAGGATAGCACCCCCACTTTGACTGACAGCCTCACACACCATCTGTTCATATAGCCCCATCCACTTGGACATCCCCCATACATGCACAAAGTCATCAGGGTCGATTGACTGAGCCAAGCATCTAACAAAAATCTTTGGACGATGCGACTGAGGGACCTGATTAAGAATATAAGGCAAACTCTCAAAGCCTGGTTGAAACATATCTTCAAAGTAGATAACATCTTCACTTGTAACAATTCCTTCTTTCATCCACTTGACCAATGTCATTAATTGACTCATGCCAAAATAACTACGACCATGTGCATCTAATACTTGACCTGTTACGATTTGTTGGTCTGTAGATAATGTTTCACCGGGTACTACTACATAGTCAATACCTCTACGCTTAAAGACACGCTCATTCCACTCTGTGAGTTGTAGAGTGTATCTTGCTTTGTAGGGTTCTAGACCCATGTAATATAGTGTTCTCATTCTTTTCTCTCAATATCTTCTTCTACACATTCTTCACCGTATTGTATTTCTACAATACGACAAGGAATTTCATATGGGTTAATTAACTGATGCCAATCACCTTTAGGAATATGTTTACTATGATGTTCATTTAATAACGTTACTGGCAAAACATAACCATTTGGCATCATGCTATTGACATGACACATACCATGTGTAACTAGCCAATATTCATTACGCTTAAAATGTTTTTGCATACTAAGACGTTGACCAGGTTCAATTGTTAGTTCTTTAACTTTGCATCCTGATACTTCGTGTAGTATACGATAATATCCCCATGGTCGCATTATTTTAGGTTGCTTCCATTCTTGCAATATCCAAGAACTGGAATTCATTTTGTTTTCACCACCGACGCCGAAAACAAAATTAACATCATCAAATACCATTTCTGGAATGTTGTTTTTATTTCTATCGCCACCGTTAGCAAAAATGATTTCATCATTTGGATACATCATTTTTACATTACGAATAGCTTCGATGCTAGAACCATCGTCATCGTTATAGATAACACAATGATCTACCATTTTTAAATTCTCAATGATTGACATACGTTCAGCAATAGGCATAAAAGGTTGGCCCTTTTTACGAGCCAACCATGCGTCACTGTTTACGCCAACAACTAACTTGTCGCCTAACTGTTTTGCGGCTTTGAAATATTCAATATGACCGCTATGTAGTGGATCAAATCCACCAGTGACTAAAACTATTTTCATGGACGTGCGTGTTCCACCCATTGATTTTTTACTGGTCTGCTAGTAGCAAACTTAGTAAATTGACGATACACATAACTCCGCTGATTGTATAAATCTGCTTCGTCATACTTATAACCATACTCTTGGCAAAAATCTAAATATTTGTCTAAATCGTCAAAGATTTGATTGACTTTTGCGTTGGGTTTGATTTGCGGTTTTGCCATTTTATTTTCCTTTAAATAGCGAGTTGTTGATAAGGTTTAGTTCTATTGTAATAAATCGTAGCGCCGTTCTCACCATCTTCGGAGACAGTAATCTCAATGTCACGATCGGGATATCGTTGTGCGATTTGATTGTATAAATCATCGCTCAACATTTCACAACTTTTGTAATCCAACTCTAGTGTGCCTTGAGAATATAACTTCTCTAGCCAACGCTTGAATTGAATAAACTCAATATCCCTGTCGTTGTGAAATACTTCAATCGCTACATTAAAATGAAAGATGTGACGATGTGGAGTTCCTAAAAAGCTAACATCATATTCATCACCTGTTGCAAGTGCTGGATCTGTTGCTGCCGCTGGGTACTTATGAATACCCTCTTTTTGAAATGTTACAAAAATCATACGTTTAGCCTGATGACTAATGCGTTGCATTTGTTCAAATAATGCTTGTTCTCTTTGAATGTCCATTAATAATTCCTATTAAGTGTTGCCCATGTTAACCACTGATGAAATGCATTATACACTCTTTCAGCTTCTTTTTCATCTTGAGGTACCTTAATACCTCTTACATAAAATCCGTCTTTATCAATACGCAGTTGTTCACCGGTACCCATATGAAACGTAATATTACTTTCGGAATCTACTGATAAAGCTCTGTCAATCATATTCATTTCCAATAAGGTCCCCATGCCCAACCAATTAATGACCAACGTGTGCCTGACACAATCGGTGTAATTTCGTGTGGGAAAAAAGTAGGAAATGAAATTACACTACCCTTTTTCAATTTATGTTTTATTCCCAAAACGTTAAATTCTCCACCTTCGTATTCGTCATCGTTCGTTAATTGTACACTTAACGTAATCTTCCTGTCTATACTTCCGGTTAAACTGTAATAATTATCTGTATGTCTACCGAAATAATCACCTGATGTATAACGTTTTAATTCATATGGCTCAACAAAATCAATATCAACTTCAAAATGATTTCTTATTTCTTGCCAAACATCTTGTAAATTCTTATGCGCTTCGTTTTCTAACGGTAGCAAACAGGTATGAAAACTTACATCAAATAACTGAGTATACTTGTTTATGCCTTGTTTAACATTATCAGTGCCGAATTTAATGATATCATCACACAGTGATGCATCAATCACATTTTCTTTAACAAAGATGCGTTTTTCTATATCCCAACTTATGTCAGGTTTAGGACTGTTTGGTATATTATCTGTCATCAAAATCTACTGTTTGGCTATCTTCATACTGCGCCCTACGTAGCAAACGCAATTGGTCAAGGTACTTATCTCTTGCTTCTAGTAATTTAGATAATTTCTTAGTATCAACATCATCTGCTTTTTCTAGATTTGCAATTTGAATTTCAACTAAACGATATGATTCTTCTAACGTTTTAATTCGATTTTCATACATAATCAATTCTCCAATACATTTGCCATTTCATCATCACTATCTTCAATGATTTCATCTATCTCTGGATCATTGTTTTCAACTTCAAACAATTTATCAAACATAGTCATAGCATTGATAGTTTTCTTACCGCTGAACCCTTGACTACCTGATTGCATTTGTGTCCAGAAGTTAGTATGTTTCTCAATAATTGCAATACTATCTTGTTTTGTTTTTTGTGAGAAGATTTCGTCTACGAGTTGACCAAATGTTTCGCCTGTGAATTTATCACGAACCATCTTAGGAACAATTCCTTGTTCATATCTACGATTAGCTTCTTGCACTGCATTCATATGCATCCACACATTGTGAGATTGAATCAATGTGTAGCTTAATGTATCCCAGCTTGTTTTAGTTTCTTTACCATGTTGACCAATAAAGCCTTTACCACGATAACACAAGTCCTTCATAACCATCATATCAGTGACTGGACTATCAGTAAACATTGTGTGGATGTTATCAGCTAAACATGCATCACGGTATTTACGCATGTCACCTGCATATGTTGTTGTCACGCCATAGTTTTTGTTTTCTGCTGTCTTTTCCATACTATATGACCACTTTTTATCGTGCTCAATGCTAGTGTTAAAATAAGCAAGACCTTTAGCCGCACTAAAGAAAGGACTAGCACAGTCAAATGTAATTTGTAATTTGGGATTGTGATATTTACGAATTGCTTTTTGAATATCAGTAAACAACACAGCATACTCTAAAATTGACACACCCAAACAGTGAATCAAGTCATGTTTACCTTCTTGTAACAAGCCGTCATAAATGATATCTACTAGTCTAGTTAGCATCAAGTGAACGTCAATCTTATTTTGACCACCGAATGCCCAGCCATTAAAATGAGTATCAGGATAGATGTTTGGATCACAATACTTCTTCATCTCTGCATACCAATCTTCTGATTGTGTATGACTGCGACCTTGTAACACATTTAAGAACTTGCATTTACCATTGCGATTATTGATAAAATATTCATTGTTGATATGTGTAGCTTTAACAGCATCTTCAATAAATTGAATGCCGTGTGCTGATTTACCTGTCTTAGGATCCTTGATATGATAAGTTGTCAATGATTGCGAAGGGATATCTAAACACATACCATAGTCCATGTATGTATCCATCCATGTTAACACTTCCTTGCGCTTTTTCATAGCACGAGGGCAGTTGGGGTCTTTCCAATCAGCGGGCCATTGACATTTTAAAATTTGAAATCCACCTGAGTCTCCCAACATGAAAGTACCTTCTTCACGTTCTCTAATGATAGATTCATTGGGATCGTCTTTGGTAACATCTAAGTTAGCGTGACCAGCAGAATACAAGCCCCACTTGTATGTGTACAATCCTTCTTTGCTGTTTAAGAAGTTAAGTTTCTCAACGTCACCATTGAAACTGGCGGGAATACGTTCTTTAGGAAAATATTCCTCACCTTTACGTTGTTTACCTAAGCCAGCAATATAAAAACTACTGACTGCTGGTAAGAATAATGCCCAATCTGGATTTTGTTTTGCTGATAAATTATCTTGATTCATTAAGGTACCATTGATGGTTTATATTGCTCACCTTCGTTACCAGAACTTTTCAACAGAGTTGTTACCATTTTGATTTGGTCTTCTTTCTGCTTAATTTGTTCTACTAAGTCTTTGATAGCAGGATTCTTTTCGGCAAGTTGCTCACGTTCTATTTCTTCATTACGTTTCTGGCGAGCCCAGTTTAATAGTGATTCAACTTCCGGAGATAGACCAATGCTCATTGAACCCATGTTTAATTGAATCCAAGTAGTACCATCAAATACTTCAGTCCTTTGACTTGTAGTATTGTATCTCATATTACCTACACCCTGAGCACCACTGTACCCATTCACATAAGTACTACCTGGGGCACCAGATACAACGACTGAGCTAGAAGATGAAAAGATATTACCTATCATTTTGCCTGTGCAGGGAGTAAGTAACGATATGTTGCAATACCGCTGTTAACTGTGATTTCTGTAGCGCCAGCATCGCTAATGCGAACAGTTTTATCACCGACTAAGTCCATAATACTAATAAACTGTTTAACAGGCCACATCCATGCTTTGTTTAATGTTCCAGTAACACCTGGTTGAAACACAAAATTACCACTGTGTGTGCTTGGATCTCCGAAATAAATCTTTAAGTCAGAACCATCAGTTTTTGTAGTGAAGTGCGCTTCTTCGCTGTTTGCACTTGCTTGTTTCTTTAGACGCTGAATACCTGCAACAGTTGGTTCAAACTCAACGTTCCATGCGGCACCTTTAAATACAACAACCTTCACTTTTTCTTCAACGATGTTTTTGTTCATCAATCGATAGTCGTTAACGAAACTACCGTCTTTAGTTTCAAAGTGAATTGTAGTTGGTACGTCTTCATTATCACGTTTTGTTTTAACAACATTAACAATAGATGTATCGTCATAATCATCAAAGCTGATGATAGTCTTAAGTTTGCTCAAGTTGGGCATACCGAAGGTACCTTCAAAGTCAATGATGGGAGTACTAAATGTACCAGAAACGATTACAGATTTATCTTCTGCAATTGCGTTGATGGTTGTTTCAGTTTGTGTACCAGTAACCTTGATTAGTTCGATACAGCCTAGACCAAATGTATGGTCGATTAAATCTTTTAAATAGTCTTTCATGTTTGTCCTTTGTGTTAAGTATTTAGGAAAGTATAGTGTGTATTATGATGGAATATATTGCGAAAGTCAACAGTTCATTTAACCGAATGAGAATAAATCATCAAATGTTGACTTAACATCAATGTTGTTTTTGATTTCCCAATCAAGTACACCTAATAAGTTTTCAATTTTTTCATCTACTAATGTTTGTTCCATTGCTTCGTCATCGAATGGCAAATCAATGAACCATTGTGGTAGTCGTAATTCGTCAGTTGGATATGCGATACTAGTAAATCCTAACGCATTGTTCTTCAACTTACATACAACTACCTTCATACCGTCAACGATTTTTTGACTGTATTGATCTCCGTTTACTCTGCGTAAATAGTTGTAATTCAATGCCGCACGAACGTGCCCGGGCATGTTCTCACGACCTTTTTTACTATTGGCTTCTAAGTCACCATAGTATGTAAGTTTGTTAACTGACTTGGGTGAACCTTTAGTCCAACTGTCTTGTGCTGATAATACTCGCTTAAAGTCTTTAACGACCTCAATGACCTCGTCACGTCCTTTACCTTCTTGTATTACCATACCCAATACTTGCATTAAGAAATCTTGTACTTGTTTTGGAGTATCAGCACGTTTCAAGTCAAGACCCATAGCCTTGATATCACCGGCTTTACCGTCTTTGTCTTTACGCTTACCTTCTTTGTCAAAGATGTTAATTGCATAACGCTTCTTTGTGATGAAGATACTGCGATCACCGATCAATTCACGACCAGCTTTAATAATCTCACCATTCCTGCGAGGAGCATGAAATGCTTTCTCCATGAATGCTGGGAAACTATTGTTTGCTTCATCAGCAATTGAATCATACAAGCCGATGCAAGTTTCTTTATCCCATGCCATTTCACCATTTTGTATTTGTGTTCTGAGAGCAGGATATGCAGAGAAATAACACGAGTCAGTGTCACCATATACAATTGCTTCACCTTCGTGTGTATACTCTCCGGTAACTACACTATTGATTTGGCTCATCATGTGTCTAACAATTTGACGACCTGACAATGTAACTGACTGACCAATACGCTTGTCATAGAAACGACAGTGTTCGTTCAACAATGCACCATAAGCACTGTTCAATAAAATCTTACGAACCAATTGACGCTTATCGTAATATTCACGATCCTGATCGGTTGTCGCTTCCTTCACTTGTTTCTGAATAGATTTACGTTCAGTGTACCAACGTGAAAGCAGTCCAGGAATGACACCTTCTTTTTCATAAGTAAAGATTGTGCCGTTTGCTGACAGCATCCATGGGCGATGACTATCAAATACCATCTTCCATATTTCTGCCGCAGACATTTCTTCACTATGACCATCTTCATAGTCAACATAAAGCATAGTGCCACGCTCTTGGTTCATAATTGCTGTGTACTCTAAAGCACCAAACAAGTTTTCCCATAGAATCGCACCCCACACTTCATCACCTTCTTTAGCACGTTTCTTTGCGGCACCTAATCGTTGTGCCTTTTCTTTCATGTACTTGTCGGTGAGTGTTTGTCTGACTTGGGCAACAATAGTTTCGCCCGCCATGTTGAGCGCCCGGATGACTGAGGGGTAGAGTGAGTTAATATCGACTGCCCCGACCCATTCGTGCATTCCTCTTTTCGGCGTAGCAACATAGGCACCTGCCGCTTGTTGTTCATCATCGTCATTTTCAACCTTTCTTTTCTTATCAGGAACTACTAAACCTCTTGCATGTGCTTCGTTGTAGATTGCCATTTCAATCATAGCAACAGAGCCCATAACTGTTGGCAAGAGAACTGTGTTCTCATGCGCCAATGCGTTTGCTAAATCTAAGAATTTAAGTTTGTTGTGAATTTTAACCAACAACATCGTATCTTGTCTGTTATACTCTAAGAACTTGAGCCAGTCCTTGTTGTATAGTTGATCCAACGTACCTTCGTATTGTGTCTTGTTCTCACCGACTTCCATTTCACCAATGAAGTCTAGTTTATAACTATGGCGTGATTCATAGTTGTACTTTTTATACAACTGTAAATAGTCCATGTGAATGCGACCAACCAAATCGTATGTTTGTTCTTCTTTACCGAAACGTTCATACATTCTTGGTTTAGGAAGTTGACCCATTAAACAAAATCTGCGTGTGTCATCTTTGCTCATTACTCGTGTAACACGATTGACCATGTATGGAATATCATAGCCTTCTGAGTTCCAACCCGTCAACACATCTGCATCTTCAATCAGCATAAAGAATGTATCAAACATATCTTTTTCAGTATCAAAGATTAAACAATTTTCAAACTGACTTGCAATTTCTTGTGCTGTTTCTTTACTCATGTGCTTAGGTGGAATACACAATGTTACCAATGTGTCTTGCCAATCCAAATACAATGAGATAGCAGTTACTGGGTTGAATGGGTCGTTCGTAGGACTAAAGCCTTTATCAGGGTCAAAGTCTACCTCAATGTCAAAGAAGCATGTGTGTAACTTAGGTGGTTCAACACCTAAATAGTTATCACTTAAGCAACGAAATACTACGTTAATGTCACTCTCATAAAGAGGTTTACTATTGTAGATACGTCTTTCTTTTTCAAATTCACTACGCTTGCGTGTACTGAAACGAGAAACAGGTTCGCCGTAGATACTACGTTGCTTACCCTTTGAATCGGGATAATAAAAAACATAATTAGCAGGGTAATCTTTATATTGTCGTTTACCATTAGGATCACGTTCGACTACGTATACACGATCCTCGTCCCTGCTGTGAACAGCATCAACGTAACTCATTAAACAGTTTTACCAACGGTTTCTAAAATTGTGTTAAGTTCTTCGTTTTCTGCGTTTGTTTGTGTTAGGCTTGCTTTGTGTGCAACACGAATAGCCTTTTTGAGTACAGAAGGTTTGACTTCTAGTTCTTCTGCGATTGCTTTAATTGTATCGTTTAGACCTTCATTCAACGTATCAATCTCATGTAATACGGTCATGCCTTCATTAACAAGTTGTGTTAATTTGATTTTCTGGTCACCACTAAACATTTTTGCTGTCATAAATATCTCCTAAAGAAGTAGTTAGTATATATGAGCAACGCAACAAAGTCAAACTTTTTACGTAAGTTATTTGACCTTATTGAAAGATTTCTGGGTGTTCTTTACCAAATATTTTCATGTACTTGCCTGCCATCATGTCGGCTTCGGCTTCAATGGGTGAGCCAGGATAGCTGTCACCATGTTGAATCATATTCAATTCACCTTGACGAACGTGTACTAGTTCGTGGAATACGGTACGCATGATATCTACCATATTTCGGTTCTTTGCGTAAACCCAAACTTTGTTATCCCCATCAGTATGACGACCAGTGTGGTGTCCTTCTTGTGCTTCTTCTGTGTCGTAGCTGAATTCAATTTCGGGATTAGTTTTTAAATGTAGAATGCTTGATGACCATTTAATGAATTTCTGCATTAGTGGGTCATTGTTTAAATCTTTTTCACCTGCTTCATCTAATTTAGATTTAATCCATGAATCTGGATTTGTACCATACTTACGAACAAATATATCATGTAATGCTTTACCCGTGATGCGATGTTTTTTAGCAATCTGTTGCATCAACTTATCAATGGTATTATAGTCGTGTTTAGTAAGCGAAGGTAATTTTTTCGCTAATTCACTGGCTGCAGATTCGGGTACAAAATTTTCAGATAGCATTAGAATGTTTCCGTAAAAATTTCAACACCATCTTCCAGATAAGTGCGTGAGGTGATTTGTTCTTCTACGATCCAGCGTGAATACAATTCTAGTTTTTCAGGAGTCAATTCTTCAACCATATAAATGTCTAATTCTTCTTCAGATAATTTGGTCATGGCCCAATCATGCCATGATAAAAAATTCTCTGCGTTTGATGTATAGATGTGTTCTTTTGTTTCCATAAATAGTCTCCGATAGAGTATTTATCAGAAATGCTCACTTTGGCAACATGGGTAGCGAATCCTGTTACTCCGCCAGCAGCCGGCGACACGGCCCTAAGGTGTGTTCAGAACCAAGATTTCTCAGTCAACTCAAGCTCGTGACTGCCAAATCTTTTCAATCTATTTAAAAACTCTGTAGTTTTAGGAGTAATTACACCCGTCATTTGAAACGTAACTCTAGGATTGTGTCCTGCGTTTGCAGTACTATGTGGTAGATTTTGCCAATCAAATGTTGTCAAATCACCAGCATGCCACTGCTGATGTAGATAATTACCATAACTCCAGAAATGCCCTGGCTCCCAGTCAGTCAATGCTAATTGAATTCGCATAACTGTGTACGGCGCCTCAGGTGCCCACTTTTCTAACTTATCTAAATGTAAGTTCCATACTTCGCCAGGCATCTGAACGTGGATACGATTCATACAATCTTGCAATCCAAACAAGTCACTAATCTTTTGTAATTTTTCAGGTATAGTCCAATTTAAATGAGTGATTGTATAATCTTTACCATAACCCGAACGTTCTAAGTCATAATCTTCTGCGGCTAGTTCTTCTTCAGGTCTAACTTTGCCTACAGCACCTCTAGTACGCCACGTTGCTGGTTTTGCATTTTCAATGATTGCTTCTAGTTCAGGTTTAAAGTCTGCAATAATCTTACCTAACTTAATAACCTTGTCTTGTTCAGGATCATTTTTGAAACTATCAAAGTGATAGTTGCTACGAATTTTAGTAGAGTCCCAACTTGATTTCATATTACTTTTACCTCTATATCTTGTTCTGTGTAATTTTGATTATATTCGACTGGCGGACTACTGATCCCTAGATTCAATGCAAGTCTTTGGTTTGAATAAACAATGAAGCCATCATGTTTTTCCCATGCTGTTTCGATACCTGCATTTTGTCTAGCGATGATTTTAGCCATCATTTTCAAATCAATATAGTACTTATCATAACTGGGATATGTAATGTTAAAATGACCGCACTTAACCCACCAGCCAAGGCATGAATCATCACTGCGATGAACTAATACTATAGGACATTCAGGCCACAACTCTTTTAGATATTGAATGTTTTCATAATAACTAAAGATGTGGCTCTTAATGATACGAACACCCTCACCTGAGAATGGTTTATCAAAAAGTTCTTCTGCTTGTTTTTTAGTCAATGTAGACATTGATTCAGGCAAATCAAATTCCATGCCTGGATCAAAGTATGCACCTAAATGCATTAACTGCATAGTACCACTAGCATCATGGTAGTATGTGCGCTCGTCACTATAATCACTACGGTCGATGCTAGGGCTGTAGTAAATGTTCTTTACTACACTTGACCACTTACTACCCGGGGCACCTGCTACAAATATGTATTTCATAAGTCCTCAATTAAGTCTAATATGTATTGTCGTGTATGTATGTTGACTTCACGTTCTGGATGCCAACCGATACCCAACATTCTATTTGACTTATTTAACGCCAATTCTACGATACCATTTTTATCTTGCTGTAATATTTCAAATCCAGGAGCAACTGTATCAAGTTGAATAGTATGATGACAAGTAACTTCAAACTGTGGTAACTCTACTTTAACATTGTCGTATGGATTATCCATTAACTTATGTGTGCCACCCATAACATGATTAATGAAATGAGCACCACGACAGATACCCATAACAGGAGTATTAGTCAATAAACATTGTTGAATCAAGCTATGTTCATAGTGGTCACGCAATGGGTAATGATTGTCACGCCATGTTTTAATGCCGGGCATATCATTACCACCTGCTAATATGATTAAGTCAAACTCATCTGTTTGTGGCACAACACCATGACAGCATAACGGAACAATTTCATGTCCTGCTAGAAAGTCATACCATTCGTAATTAATAGCCGCATGCCACGTATCACGTAACTTGCGGGTCATTTCCATTGATAAACCTATTTTCATTCTGGTTTAATCTTTCGTGCAAATGGTTGCCATTGTTGACGCAATCGTGTCATACTAGCACGAATACCTTCAGGGCTATGTTCATCTGGGCTAATAAAAATAAAGTTCTTATCAAATTGTTCTTTAACTTCTTTACTGCGTATGGCAGGGACAAAGTTATTACGATACCAATCTTGTATTTCTTGTGGTGTACCTTTTGGTAGCATCAAGTTCCAGCAAGCATAAACATTTAAACCCGGAACATAATCTTTCATTAGTGGTGTCTTTTCGAATCCCGCAATAGGCACTTCGCTTGCTAATCCTATTAGTTTTAGTTTACCTGCTTGTACCATTGGTGCACCCACAGCAATTGGAAACACCCCAAACTCCATATGCCCAGCTAACACATCGGTCATCGCTTGTGCTGGACCTTTGTACAAGCTGGTTTCTACTGTGTCTTTAACGGGCTTTACACCTGCTACAAAGTATTCAACTGCTAGTTTGTGTGCCGCGCCACCTACAGCAAATGTAATTGGACGCTTGCCTGCACGAACCTCATCAATCAGTTTCTTTGGTGTATCAATGTCACTTTTAATTCTAGCGTAGAATGCTAGTGGTGCTTTACCAATGTTAGCTACACCTTCCCAAGCCATAGCATCAAATTTAACACTATCAGCATACCAAATCTCTGCTGTTACAAACGTTGATTGACAGCTTGGCATAGCAACATGATGACCATCTGCCGGCAGTGTGTTAAAATAATTCATGCCGATATTGCCGTCAGCTCCAGGTTTGTATTCCGGTGCCCATTTAAATGATGGGTTTTTTTCTTCTACAATTTTTGCTACGATACGATAACTGATTTCGTTACCTGCTCCCGGTCCATTTGGAAATACAACTGTTACGGGTTTTGTTGGTTGCCATGCGAATGATGACAGAGTGAATAGTGTGAGTAGTGTGCCTAATATTTTTTTCATTTGTTCCTCGTTTAAAAAGGGGAGTGATTAGCTCCCCAAATAATATTACCAACCGTATGCTTCGGTTACTAATTTCTTACCTTCTGCGTTTGCAGAAGTGTTCTTGCATGAAATCTCATACAAATCTTTACGCATGTTAGCAACTAGTGCCTCAATACGTGCCTGTGTCTCAGCATCGCCAACAAACTTCTCTAGTGAGCGAGCACCGATGTTAGCGTGGAAACCTTCATCTTTGGCAATCTTACGATATGCACTACTGATGAAACTATCTTCAATGCAATCAGCCATTTGATTCCAAACTGCTTCAGCACGACCTTCAGCAACTAACTGATATGCGGCTAATGCGGCTGCATCTGTTTCTGCTTCGTACTTAGCTAATAGTGATGCACCCTTCGCTGTATTAGCTTTTGCTTCGTCAGCAATTGCTTTTTCAACGTCTAGTTTTTCACCACTGATGTGCTCAATAACTTCCTTAACTAAACGGAAGTGTACAGCTTCATCGTGTGCTTGTTGTGTCAACAACTGTAGTTCTACTGGGTCTGTGTCTGCTGGTAAATTTGCGATTGTTTGGCTGATTTCAACCATGTTCATACGCTCGTTAACCATACGACCAACGAAGTGGTCTACCAATTCTTGTTGGCTTGGCTTGCTGTCAAAGTAGTCTTTAACGTTAAGTTGTGAAGCCTTGAATAGAGCTTGGTTGTCGTCAACAATCTTCTGAACGAATTGTTTTGATGTTAGCATCGGGATCTCCTTTTATTTTAATGCTGTTAAGTAGAGATAAGTATATTTATAAAAATTTGTTATCCATACAAATTATTTATCAAAATAATGAAATTTTTCTATGAACACTAAAATTTTTAACCTACTAGTGAAAAATTTGCAACAGTCGTTTAATTTACCAAAGTATGCAAGTATTTCAATTGACGAAAACACCGTGGTAGATCAACTACCATGGACTCCTGCACGTTATCGCAAGTTCAAAGATGCTGTAGAAGCTGAATTGAGCTTACCATGTGATTATGTGGGAACTATAAAAGAGATTACACACGATTTAAGTGAACGATACATTAATCGCTTTTTCGGGGAAATCTGGAAACCTAGGACTAATGATTATGATTACACTGGCTGGCAACTTGCTGAAGAAATTAATGCGCTTTCTCCGAGGTCCGTCCTCGATGTGGGATGCGGATACCATCCATTTAAGGGCAGAATACACAATTTGGTCGGCATCGATCCTTATAACAACTGTGCTGACTACATGGTGGATATTCTTGATTACGTGGGAAGTCACGATGTTGTGGTGGCACTCGGATCTATCAACTTTAATTCACGTGATGAAATCGAATCTCGCTTCGCAAGGTGTGTAGAATTACTAGACAAAGGTGGAAAGTTCTATCTACGTGCTAATCCTGGAATCACACATAAAACAGGACCATACGTTGATATCTTCCCGTGGTCGTTTGAAGTTGTAAAAGAGTTTGCTGACAAGTACAATCTAAAACTAGAAACGTTTAAGAAAGACGCTAACGATAGATTATACTTTGTCTACACTAAACTTTAATCTTGTGCGTTTGCACCGCACTTAGCACGTTTTGCTTTTGTGAGTGCGCCATAGTCAACGGGCCATTCTTGGCCCGGTCCTATTTCTTTTGCATTAGCAGGGTATGCAAACTTAACTCCTGCATATTCTTGTATCTGTTGAATAGGTGCTCTGAACTTTGTTAAGTCATTTCCTAAGTTACCATATGGTTTGTTGTGTGGGAACAACCATCCTGCAACAACACCAGTGTTGTTATTGATAACAATCTTATAGTATCCGTGAGGAACAATTACACCTTGTCCAATAGTTGGATTACCAGCGCCATATATAGCTCCAACGTATACTGTATAGCTTTGGTTCGTTTGTACTGCCCAGCCACGTACTGAAGTTTCCAGTAATTTCCAGATTCCACGGTTTAGACTTCCATGCTGTGGATACATGTTTGTCATCAAAAAACTTTCGTACTCTACCATTTGATTATATGATAAGTCACCATCAGGCGCCGCGTGTCCTTTATCATATCCTGTTCCAGTATAATCGTCAGGTCTTGCACCCTTTGACACAGACTGGTCTGCCACAAAAGCGTTTGTTCTGGGAAAGCAACCTAAAGCATTTTGTGGTTGCAGTGTATACGCTACGTACACTGGAATTTTAGCTGGTGCATCATACGCAACAAGATACCCTTCACGACAAATAGGCTGTGCTGTTCTTTGTGTTTGTGCAAATCCATAAGGACTATGCACTTTACATTGTTCTACTGAAAGCGGGGCACGTTGATCCCACGCAAATACGTTTGTTGATAAAAGTAGTGCGATTGTTGTTATAATTCTTTTCATATAATTCTCATGTAATCTTTAAAGTTTGCGTGTCTATCTTCTAATCCACGCATTGCGGGATTAATTGCTTTTGTAACTGCTGTGGTATCAGCAAAATTCGTAACAATTGGCTTTACTCTAGTTTTCCAATACCATACTGCAATCTTTGCGGCAATGTCAGGCTTTGCGGCTAGTTCAGGATGATTCAACAAATCTATACCCAATGCTTGACCTGCCATCCTATAGTTATCACGACCTGTTAACTGAATAAAACCTCTACCATAATACTTTTGACCATCACCGGGTGCTTTATTACCTAGTATCTTAGCTGTCTTAGGTGCATATTTTACTCCGTAACGTTTCTCAAAGTAATCTTTGCCCATTGGTTTTTCTTTTAATCTTTCAAAGTTCCACGATTCATGTTTCATTTGACCCAAGAACTGTGCTAGTTCAGGGCCTTTTAGTCCAGAACCTAATGCTGTTTTATGTACTGCGATTTCATTGTTAGCGTTATTACCTAACAAGTTATATTCTTTCGGTGGCTTAAGACCTGTCGCAGCCTGCGCACCTGCAGCCGCGGTTGCACCTAATGCACCTAATGCACCCAAGAAGCCTCTACGTGTCATATCTTCGTCAATGTCTTTTTCAACTAAATGTCTATAAGGTGCATCACCGTTCCATTTAAACGAATCACCACCTGCACCACTAACCCCTGATTCTTGTGTTACTGGCTGTGTTTTTTTACGCAATACGAATACGTTAGTACCTGTTGCACCTAATTGTGCTTGACCCTGTGGGCTTAGTTTACTAGTGTCGAACTGTTGATATCCAAATTGTCCAGCTAATCTGTTAATCATCTTTTGATATAAACCACCGCGACCTTCACCCTTGCCACTGAATACAATTATCTTTGGTTGATATCCTTTTAAGTATCTTCTGATAGCAGTAACTACTGTGGCAAAGATAGCCATCTCATCACCCTTGCCAGTAAGGTCAAAGTTGTCCATCTTACTGAATTCAATATCAGTTACATTGTCACGCACAGGAACAAAGTTAATATCAATGTACTGACCTTGTCTATCATATGCACGTGCGTGAATTTCTTTAGGACCGAACTGGTCGTCCCATTCTAGTTTGTAACCAGAGTCAGGTTCAAACAATTCATTGATTTTATTCTCTGGTTTGTCGTATGCCCTACGGTCAGTAAGAGAAAATATCATACCATCGACAGGATCTTTTTTACTGTATAAGTCCCAACCGGGTAATAATCTTTTAATCATCTTAGCATATAAACCAATGCGACTATCTTCTTTGGCATTGAATGTAATTTCTTCTACTCTGTCAAGTCCATATTCTTTTAAGAAAGCACGAGTAATATCAACTGCTGTTGACATTACTTCTGCTGAGTTACCTGTATCAGTTTTTCCAAACAAGTCTAACTCATCAGGGTCTACATCAGGTTTTCTTATCAAACGAAATTGTATTTCCCACTTTGTAGGATTACTACCGGTAAATGCTTGCCAAAGATATTCTCTATCGCCTACTTTAAAAAACGCAGAAACTTCGTCACGACCAAGGCGTGCCCATTCCCAGTTAGTCTTACCGGGTTTGAATAATTCATTTACTAATTCTGTATCTGTAACTTGTTGAAGTAATTCCCATGCACTATCTTGGTCACCTTGAGCAAGTAACCTTTTCATAAGTTCTTTTTCTTCGGGAGTGGCAATCTTGAAGAACTTCATCATCTCCATCATGCCTAAGTTACCTTTGTAACTTGCTTCAATGAATTCAGTAGCTCTCATTACTCACGTTCTTTTTTGAGGATACTGCGAATGAACCACGCTTTCTTTCCGTACAAGTCTTGTAGTTCTGCCATGAAATTAGCAATACCTTGTTGTTGCTCGTGAGTTGCTTCTTCGAACATAGCAACAACTAATTGGGACATGCGTTCACAATCTTGCAATGATTCAACAAACATTAATTCAGCACGTGGAATCTTTACTTGATCCTGAATGATTGATAACTCAGCATAACGAGTTAAACTTCCTGGAGTGTACGCACCTAATATTCTTACGTATTCAGCAATCCTATCAATTGTACCTGATACATCACTGTATAATGTATCAAAGAATTCGTGATATTGTGGGAAGTTACTACCTTCAACGTTCCAGTGAAAGTTTTGTGATTTGATAGCAAAACTTTGTGTGCTTGCTAGTAATATTTTTAAATTGTCTGTTAGCATATAATTATTTACTCAGTTTAGGAGGAGCACCTCTGTAATTCCAATAGAACTCCCACACTCTATCCATTTTATTTTTTAGCCTGTTTTTTTGCAATAGCAATAGCAGCCTGTTGTTTAGCATTCTTTGCTTCTGCTACTTTCTGTTCAGCAATCATCATTAATTCGTGTAATTGCTCAACACTTTCGCAATTCCAACGGCGTAATGCCTTATTGATTGGGCTATTAGGATCACGTTTTGTTTTAGCACTTGCACGTGACTTCTTCATCCCACTCATTCTAGCGCAGAAAGATTTACGGCGTTTTGCGTCCTTAGAACCTTTCTTTAGTTTTGAAGGCTTCTTTGTAACAGCAGTTTTTAATTTAGAACCTGGATTCTCTCTGCGATATGCCTTGACGGCTTTACGGCTCATGCCATCAGTTTTGTCAGATTTATTGACTTTTTGCCAATCTTCGTTAATTGCTAGTTCATCTATTTTCATATCAAATGATTCCTCTAAACTTTGTTCTTCCGCCACACCTTGCTCTTTGATCTTGTCTTGGATCTTTTTATAGCGTTGGAAGTTAGCATCTTTATCCGCATCAGTTTTACCAAACTTTCCAGCGTCCATCTTTTTATCTATTTCACGCTTGGCATATCCAGGAACAACCTTGCGTAGCGTCTGTGGCAAGCCTTCCGCCACACCTTGCTTCAATCCTTTGATGGCACGGTTAATCATACTGCGTTCCTCGTCAGGACCAATGCCCTCATATCCATAGTGCATTAGATAATCTTCATACGCATTGTTCAACGCGGTAATTACAGTTGCTCTATCAAATTGCTTTAACTGTGGGTACATCTGTAGTGCTATTGAATAGTAATTGCCACCTTCGCCTTCCGCCACGCCTTCTTTAGCAAGTTTACCTAACTCTTGTTTATATTTTTGTACAACTTGTTGGTATTGTTTAGTTTTAGCATCATCTCCTGCACGATTTGCGGCAATAGCCTTTTCTTCATACTTAGGAATAAGATTCTTTAGACTACGGATACGGTCTGCTCGTTGAGCATCTTTAAACATTGGGCTTGGTTCGCCTTCCGCCACACCTTTTTCTTTAGGTGGATTAACTGGAACAGTCTTATACACACGCTTGACAGGATCCCAAACAGTTTTGCGTGGGCCCTCTTTTGCTAATTTACCTACACGTTCAACCTTCTCATCCCATTCAGGGCCATACTCAGCTTCGCCTTCAGCAAGTTGCAAATCTTTCTTCAATGCGGCAACAACACGTTGTTTACTGCGACTGTCTAACTGGTCAATCAATTTTCTAGTTTGTGCATAAACTGTATTTAAATTTTTAGTCGCCGCTGGTGCCACTTGAGAACTAGGTGGTGTTGTCGGTGTACTTGTTGGTGTTGTATTTGCTGGTTCTTGTGCTGTAGGAGTTGCATTTGGTGGTGCAACTGAAGATGGATCAACGTCAATTTTTCTTTCTATTGATGAACCGCCACCTGGTTGACCGGGAGCAGGAATCTTCATATTATTAAACACTTGTGTGATAGTACTAGTTGGTACTCCTGCTTTTTGAATTAAACTAGCAACATCTAAACTATCTGTTGGGCTACCTGCTTTTTTCCATGCTTGCAATAACTTATCCGCAGTAATCTTTGTTGTTAGATTTTGTCCTTTAGTTGCTACATAGTTACCAACTTTACCTGCGGCACCCTTGACAGTATCCATTATACCTTCTTGTAGTCTTTGTCTCTCAACAATTTTACCAATCACTAGATATATTTGTGATTCAGAAAGTTTCTTAGACTCACTAAGTTTTGGTGAATTTGATGCAGCCGCCGCATCATATTTTAAGAAGCCTGGATTATCGGGGTCTTTAATCCAACCTGGTAATAGTTTTCCATTATCATCATATGCAATACCTGCTTGGTTAGCTGGAATACTATTCATTCTTTGTTGATAGTCAGCCATATTCTTAGCGTTAGTTGCATCGACCTGTGCGTTGTATGCATCAACATCTTTTACTTCAGCATCATACTTTGCTTGTTGCGCCGCATTGATTTTATCAACGTCAGCATCTACTTTAGCATTAGCACGGGCTAGTGGGTTAGTTTTACTATCAGCATAGTTAGTTTCGTCACCGGTTGGTGCAACCACAGTATCATTCGCCATCTTAGCAAACTGATCTGGATCAATCTTTGGTGGTACTCGTTGAGTATAATCAGGAGAAAGGTTACCTGATGGAACATCAACTGCTCCTTTTGGCACAAATTCCCCGCCCCAATCTACTGTATTACCAGCCCCTTGACCTGCTTGAATTGTTCCTCTTCTTGGAACATATTCCATTTCACCTGAACCTTGTACAGGTAAAACTTTCTCACCGGAAACAGCGGCATGTTGTTGGGCACCTCTAATAGCATCACCGATCTTACTTGCACCGTAAGCCATTGCGCCTGTCTTAGTACCTTGATATGCCGCACTAGAAAACTTTTCACCTTGCAATAGTTTGTCTACCATTTTAAATAGACCCAATGCCGCGGCACCACCAACGCCAGCACCACTAATACCGGCTGCGGCGATCAATGCTGAGTAAATCAAACTTTGTGCTACTGGATGTTTCTTAGCAAAGTCACGATACTTCTGCACATACTGCATCACACCCTGATCGCCACCAGTTGCTTGTTTTAATTGTTCAGCAGCCTTATCATACATTGCATCAACGTTTTGAATAGGACCTGAATTCTGTACTTTAGTTTTTAAATCTTCCCATGCTTTGCTAACTGCACCTGCGGCATCTTTGCCCTTACCTAGCATAGTGCGATTGTCACCGCCTGCTGTTTGAACATTTTGAACGTATTGAAAAATTTGATTAATTTGGTCTGCTGTTAATTGTGCTTCTACTAATTTGTAGCCTGCACTCTCCCACAATCTAAAAGTTTTCGCTTCTGTCAACATATTTACGGGACGAGCAATAGATTCAGTAAATGAAATTGGTTCTGCAATTGGTGGCTCATCTTTCCATGGCTTCCACATTCCATACTTGTGATTATCAATCATGTGAACTTGCACCACGCCATCTTTGATGGGAGTAATTTTACCTACTTGTTTTTTTGCGCCCCAATTATGGTCGATATAACTTTTAAGTTCCCACTCAGCTTGTTGTGTAGTGGGCGCCTTAACTGTTACTGTCATATTATAACCAGCATCTCTATCTTCATCTTTGCTGATGTTATATTCAGGGCGTGAACCTTGTGCTGGTTGACGTTGAATAGGCTCATCATCATATTTTTCTAAATCACTATCATCATAGTCATCAACGCTAGGTTTACGAGGTTTATGTTTTAGTGCATTGTAATAATCAATATCGCTATCAAAATTGCGAGGATCAACCTCATTCACGATGCCTTTTAAAATATTACTCATTTTAGTGTTTCTTCTTGTTTTTGTTGTCTAAGTAGCCACGCTTGTTAGCAGTTGCCCATGCAATGTTCTCTGCTTCTTTAGAACTCTTGCCTAATTTCTTTTCTGACTTTTCAATGTGCTTAACCATACGGTCTACTTTAGCACCTTCGGCAGCGATGCCACCGGCAATAACGCCAGCAGGGCCACATTCATCAACTACATATTCATAATCTTTCATGCTTAGTGTCTTTCCACGAGCACCTCTTGATACTAGTTTCTCTGCTAAGTCGTGTAGGTCTAAATCGCTACCTGCTTCTTCACGTGCGAATTCAAGTAATCTGATTAATAATGGAATATCAACTTTAATAACGTCTGTAGGATTCACTGAATTTTCTGGCTTTGAAAGTAAACCAGGCTTCAATTTGTTTCCTTTACCAGGAGTAATAATCTTGTCGTCTTCGTCTAGTTTCGCTTCTGAAACTCGTCCATCGCTAGTTTCTTTTCCCTCATTGACGCTGTTGGCATAGGGACCGTTTTTTGTTAGTTTTTTTGTAGGAATGCGCTTTTGCACTTCTCCTAGGGGCATAGATACAGTTGATATTGATCCTGCAGTGGTTGATTCTGATATTTCTGTGAAACGCATAATGAAATCCAATGTGATATAGTATTTATCAAAAATCTATATACATTCGGAATTCTATTTTAGTATTTTCCGTTGGGATTTGCGTTTGGTGGTATGCCCGCTCTACTTGTTTTCCAGTAGAAGGCTTTTGCGTTCTTTTTGATACTGTCAGGGTGAACGTCTACTGTTAGTGCAGTCTTAAAGCGAGGATCGTTACGTTCTGCATAGCTAGGAATGTAGCCGCTTGCTTCTTCTAATTGAATGTTGACTTTTTTGATTCTACTAGGATCAATTATAGTGTCAACTATCAATTCATAGTCAGCACCTTTACTGATGTTCTTTTCTAAACCAGAAACGTCAATCTTTAGCATAGTCAACGGTTCATCGTCAAACTCGTCACCTAGCCAATTCATAACTGCATCTTCTGCGCTTGTCCTGTCTGGAAATACATAGATTCCAGACTTCTCACCTGCTATCTGACTTGTTCTATCACCTACAGTAGGTTTAAGACCTTGCTTTGCTATTGACTTTAAATTTCTTGTAGGAGTTACATGATAGACAAACTGAGGTGTGGATTCTGCTTCTGCTACGCCCTGTTTCAACCTAGTCAATTCGTATACTACTTGGTCGCCGTGATCCTCACTATATTCATCATATCCCCATGCTCTAGCGTATCGTCTAATTAAACTGTTGTATAGTTTTGCTCTGCTCTCACTATTTTTTGCATCGTTGGGATCCTTAGAGGCAGAAAATATTAGACGCCAAGGATGTTCTTTTTGAATGAATTGATGGATCGCACTGATTACGGTAGCAAATACTCTTTGTGCATCACCTTCGCCGGTGACCCCCATGCTGAAGTTCCTATCAAATCTCACATGCCATTCATCATCGCCTTCAGGTTCAATCATAATGCTTAACAGTGTACCATCGTCTAATGTAGCTAGTGCATCGTAATCGCCGAAATCACTTTTTTCCCAAGTAAAGGGATAGGGTTTATCAAATGCTTCAGACAATGTTTCTTTTGAGAGTTTTTCTACTTTATCTACAGCTTTTTTCAATGCGTCATCATAACCATTCTGTTTAGCTTCTTGTCTGGTCATTCCCAAGAACTGACTTAGCATTTCTTTAGCAACTTGATTTGATAATTTTTGTCTAGTATCGCTATTAACCCTTAAATGACTTATGCTCCAATATAGAGCATCAGATAATCGTTTCATACTTAACTTGTCACCTTGTACATAGTTGTTGAATGTCTTATGTTGCTTGATAGCTCTTGGGTCTAAGATACATCCCTGATATGGTTCGCCAAACGCAATCCAACTTTTACCTTCATCAAGCAATACAGTAAATCCCAAATTTCGTAGTATCTTATTCCATACAATGATTTTACGTTCGTCATTCTTGAATCGTCTACTTAATGCGTCATATGTAAACCATAATGCATCATTGATACCTTTCCTAGCACTCATGCTAGGCTCATCAATAGCATATTGTATATCACTATCTGTTATACCATACTCAGCTAATACTCTTTTCATGTCCTCGAAAGGGACTTTAGTATTAGGAGTCATCATGTGGCTAGTATCAAATTGTAACAACTGCATGTATGGTAAGTGGTCACCCCAAGGCAAACGCTTTTTGTTGTCCAACATGCGTAAGAAATAATCTAATGGATAGAAATAAATGCCTTTAGGTGTGTCTTCGCTGACACTCGGTTGAGGATTGATACCTAACTTAGGAAGTAATGTCATGCTTACTCCCCAGTTACTTTTATCTCTGATACCTTCTGCGTAAGAAGCCAGTTCATATTTACCTGAACCATACCTGTAATTCTGTTCAGGATTCGCTCTTGCTTCGTCTACTTCTTGTTGATTAAATTCTCTAGCAAACTTTTCTGCCAAGTTATCTTCTTGAACCTTAATAGGGTCTTGGTACATTGTTTCAATAGTCAAATGTTCACTATGCAACTTGTCTCTCAGTGCATATAGTTTATCTATGTATCCTTGACTACGTAATGCTTTATATGCTAAGTTTTCAGGACCAAACTCCCCACCTTTGTCTAGTCCTGCTTTTCTATATTGTTTTATCTTTTTGATTATGTTTTCTATCTTCTTCAATTTACTTGAGGTGAGCGCAAATTGAACTAATTCTAATAATTTATCGTATTTTGCTCTGGTAGCAGTTTGGTCAAAATTTGCTCTGCGCTTAGTTGGGATTCTAAGCCATTTGTTATCCTTGATACTGTACTCACCTAGACTTACGACTGGTTCTCTGGCGTCTTGTACGTATATTTCTACTGGTACCCCGTGTATTAAAATGTTATGTGTGTCGTTATAGATAATCTTTTTTGCATGGAATAATTCTCTATAGATATCATCATTTTCTAATCTGCTCATATCTATTAGAATGTGTAAATCTAAATCTGAATGTGGTGTATAACTATATGCGGCGTTTGAACCCGAGACTGTTAAATCTTGTACTTCCAAATCGTGAACGCCTAATTCTGATAGAAAATCTTGTGCAACAAGTTCTAATTGTTTTTTTACTTCCGGACGCAAATGATTATTTCTCCATAACTTTGGATTCAATTCGTTATGGAAAGTGATTGCGTCAGATATCTTAAAACTGTCTAATTCTCGTAAATTCATATATGTATTTATCAAAACTAAAGCCCCTTTCGGGGCTTTGTATTATTTGACTTCGTTACCGTCTTTATCGACTAGTTTCATGCCTTTTTGTCGTTGTGCATCTAAGAACATAGGTCCTACTGTGTTTAATAGATGTTCTTGATTTTCCATACAGAATACGTATGAACCACTGTGACGTAATAATACACGCTTGTCAACCCAAATCTTACCACCCATGTCACGCCAGTTTTCACAGAATGTCCAGTCTTCACTGTAGTAACGATTCTGACGAACTGCTGTGTCAAAGTATGTTTTTAAGTGTTGGTCGTACTTTGGATCAAGACCGATATCGTTCTTGTACTGTTTAACAGCTGGATGTGTCTTCATCTTCTCAAATACATGCTTCTTCATCAACAAGAAACCTGTACCAGCTTTACTTACTTCTTGTAATCCGTCTGGTCCTTCTTCTGCTCCTTCAAAGCCGTTAACAACCCACTTGATAGGCATCGTCTTCATTGGGTACAAACCACCGATAACGTCTTTGTCGTGATTCAACAAGACTAGTAAGTGCCATGGTTCCCAACCAATGTCAGCATCAACAAAGAATAAGTGAGTAGCTTCAGGCATATCCAAGAACTTTGCAGTTAGTGTATTACGTGCTCGGCTAATCAATGATTCGTTGACCATTGTTTCTAATGTCCAATCAATACCAAGTTGACGGGCTGTGTTTGCCCACTTGATAAATGACATGAATGTAGATTCTGTTAACATACCACCATAACATGGCATAGCAATGTGTACTCGGGTAGTTTTTAAAAAGTCTACGTTAACTTGAACTTGACCCTGTTGCGGGGCTTGTTGTTGTTCTTGTGCGGCTTGTTCCGCAATTTCATGTACCTTTTCTACGGGTACTGTTTTTTCTTCAGTTTTTTTGGTTTTCTTTGTTGCCATTTGGTCCTCTTTAAAGATGTAAATATTTACACTCTAAAGAGGGGGTCAAATTATTTTTCTTCTAGATAATCATCGGCAACTTGCATTATTTTTTTATGGTCTTGCTTGATTTTATTCAAATCTGCTTTAATTTGCTTGATGTCCTGATCTTGTTCAGTATCTTCTTCTTCACTATGTTTTAACGCACGTTGGACATACTTCATAAAAGCCTGTTGCTTTGTGGGCGCATTTGGATAATGCTGTTGAACATAGTTCAAAATCTGCTGAGTTTCTGGATTCATATAGATGAATTCATCATCTTCTTTGTCACGTGACAACTCATCCAATTGTTGTTCACGCATTGGATCTTGCCCAGCACGAACTTTCTTATACCATCTTACTAGTTCATGGTCTGTGGCTAGTTCCAAATAGTTTACTTCCCAATCCATCTTCTGTGCCAAGTATCTAATGATACGCTGTCTGTCAGAATAATTTAAAAGACTCTCAACTATTTTTTCTTTGCCATTCATTGACTCTTTAAGTCTTGCCAATTGCTCATAAATTTTTTGTTTCTGAGCAGGTGTAGCTGTCTCAAGCATAGGCTTGATACGTTTAATGTATTCTTTAATGGCTTGTTGTTGAATGCCCATATTCTTTTTTGTAGTATCCATTAAATGTTCTATCCAATCTGAACCTAGTTTTTTAACATCAAATGCATTTAACCAAGTTTTTAATTTTTGTTGTTCGGAAGCATTTGGATCTTTTAATACGTTACGCAATTGTGTGAAACTAATACCAGTTCCACCTTTATTTGGGTCACGTTCTGTTCGCACTGTTTCAAAGTCTACTTGATTTTGTGTGCCACCATACTTAGCAAGTGCGGCTGGATCCTTCATTCGCTTTTCTAAGCTATCCATCCAATTTTTCATGCCCTCATAACGGTCATCGCCCACTAACAATACGATTTTATTGTATGGACTATTAACTGGTAATACAAGTTCTTTTTCAATTTTCTTCATTGGGGTTCCGCGAGAATCCCAAACTTGAATATTGTTTGCGTATTGTGGATATAGTTTACGTAATGTTGTTACTTTATCCCCTGGTGGAATAGGATCATCTGCACCCATCACAGGGCTAACATAGATGTATGGATCACCACCTAATTTTTGTGCTGTAGCAATCGTTTGATTAATTAATTGCTCATGTCCTTTATGACCAACAAAACTACCAATAGTAACTACTGCTGGCTTAACACGATTGTCACCTGTAGTTGGCTTTTTGTTTGCTAATTGTTTGTCAGCCATTTTCTTTTGCATGTCAGTGCTAGTAACTTTTGCAAGTGTACCGCTTGGCATGTTGATGACCAGACCTTCAATCATATCACCCAATTGATCTTTACCAGGAATATCGCTTTTAATAATAGCGTTGCTTAATGCTTGTCTTGCTTTGCTCAAAATAGCTTTGGCTTGTTGTTTTGCAGGACTATCACCTCGTGTTGAAACTGCTTGCGTCAATGCTTCTGCGTTTTTAACGACAGGGTTAACAATCTTGCTCACATCTATTCCACGGTGGCTAAGTGTGTTGTTAATGATTTTGATATCTTTTGAACTGTCTTTAACTAACGCTTTTTTAATTTCTGCTGAGTCAGGTCTTGGTTCACCGGTGCTATATTGTCTGACGCTGATCGGAACTAATGTCATAACAGAACCTAATTTCTTAGGATCATATGGAATATTAACAAACTTCAATCGACCACCATCTTCTTTCTGAGCCATTGGATTGAATAACATTTCTGCCTGCACGATTGTGTCAGGGGGAATATCTTTCATAAACTTAGCATTAACAATTGTGCTTAATGCACTGTCATAATTTTTTGTTCGTGCTAATTGTTCTTCAGTTTGACCTTGTTTTCTACCATATATTTCAAAGTCACCGATATTATCCTTAGTCATTGGTGTATCTACACGACTGGTCATGAAGAATGGTTCACCTTCGGCTGTTCTACCAAAGCGAATACCCGCACCATCGACTTTTAAATTGATAGGTACCCCTTCAAATTTACCACCATCTTCTGCAATCTCTCTACAGAAGTTGATAAAGTCTACGTCTTTCATCTCAGTAGATGAACCTGGGTTGTAAATATGCTGAATGCCTTTACGCTTGTAATTGGGTGCTGCCTCATCTAGCGTATTCTTAGCCATGCTTTTAACTGTGTCTTTTCTCGACTGCACACCTTCGTCAGCTGGTGTCATCTTGTATGCTTTTCTGTAATCTTGTAACATTTTATTTAAGTTAGCAGGATTAGGTAACTTCAATGTTTTTAACATTGTGTTGATAGCAGTAGTCTTTTCAGCAATGTCTTTGTCAGGGTTATTTTTATACATACCCTGTGCACCTGGTCCTATTGTCTTTTCTAAGAAACCATTTAACACTTGTTGTTTTTCTTCTGGGCTCATTAGTGTGTTCATTACTTGTAACAACCCAGTGAATGACCAGAAATTCTTTTCTAATGCTTTTGCTTGCTGTGGCTTTAACTTTTCTCCCAATATGTTAGAGAAAATTTGTCCTATGTTTTGTTCATAACCTGATGTTGGTGCTTCACGCATCACAGGTAAGCCATCAATCATTAATGGTTTATTACCATCCATTACAGGTTCATACTTAGCACGTAAGCCGCCACCTTCTTTACTTGATACAGCAAAACTAAACATGTTGTCTGTCATAGGTGTGTCAACTTCTTGACGTAACTTACCACGACCCTTCATCTTGCGTAAGATAAAATCTTTTCTAGTTAATGCAGTGAATGCTTGAATCAACCATTTATGGAACACACCCTTTACACCTGCTTGTAAATCGTCCCATGAACTTGAATGGCTGAAACGTGCCCAATCAGTTGGAACACCTTTGTCAAACTGTACAAACTCAAAGTCAATCTGTACTTTAACTGGTGGGTCTTGCATTTCAAACAATGCTGAGAATTGTTCATTCCCTCTTTGAAAACCTAATAATACAGCAGGGCCAATTCTCTTGTTTTCATTTTTTAATAAGAACTCTTGTAACTCTGGTTCTTTTTCCTTGTTCACCATTGTGTCAATGTCACCTACTGTGGGTTTCTTTGCTACGAATGTTTCGTCATCTATGCCCTTGACATTGAAAAAATGTAGTGAGCTACCGCTTAAGAATTGACCACTCTTTAACAGAGCCGGTCCCCATAATGGAGTCTTATACATTTTTTGAAACTGTGCATCGATGGCATGTAATAACTCGTTTAACTTAGGAACCATGAAAGCACGATTTGTAACTTTTAAATCTAGGTGTTGTGCTTCATGCCCGCCTATAGCAAGATTACCACCTTCAAATAGTGATTTTTTGTTTTCTACTAATAGGTGACTGATTTTCATTTTAATAACTTAATTTAACGTATTGTACGCCACCGCCAGCAAGGTCTTCGATTTTTGCACGAATGTAAACAAAGTTGCCCTCAACGTTTGTATAAACACTTGCATTACTTGCGATTTGCGGTGCTGAATTTGAAGCCGCATTTGCGTTTGCTTCTAGTTCATAAACTTTGAACCAATCATCGTTACCAGGAGTCGTTGCTAAACTTGCTTGAATAACAATATTACCAGTCAAGTTAGTAGCTTTAATAGCCACTGTTTGTAGGTCTTTGTTACCCAAATAAAATGCGGCAGCTGGTTGACTGTTTCCAGTAACTGTGTATGGAGCTCCGTTTCCCGGATTGACGTAAGCTGTCTGAGGGAAAAGTATAAGTGTAGTCGTTTGTGACATTATGCTTGTACCACTTCTACAACAATGCCATTACCCACTAGTTCTTGGGCAACTTGCTCCAACGCCGCTTTAACTTCTTCAGTGATGCAGGTTGTTTGTCCCGGTGCACCGTCTTTAACGATTGTGCTGAATTTGATGACTAGTACATCTTCTAGAATCTTTGCCATGAAAAATACTCCATTAATAGAGTATTTATCATAGTTAGATAGGATCGGGACGCTTTTCCAGTTTGTACTTTTTACCCAGCATCTCCCCGTGCAATAGTGCTAGATAGCTTAACGTTGATTCGTCATCATATTCTATGAAATGACTAGAACTTGTAAACGTATATCTCCAAAAACGTTGGTGACTTCTATCGGAAATAGCATCTTTTAGCCAACGATTGAATGTTGGGCTAGGGTGTAGTGCTGGGCTACGTTCTAGTAAATCATTCAAATCTATTAAGAAATTATCATCCTTAACACGTTTAGATTTTAAATATATCCTAAATTTGTGTGCTGGTTCATTTACAAACAGTTTGATACCCGCATACTGTGAGGTCTGTGCTTCAGTATAGTCAATATTTAAATTATTTCCAAACTGTTCAATTTCCTTCAATAAAGTTAAATCGTTGCAAAATATTGCGGCAGTTTCGTACTCAACTCTAATGGTTGCTTTTTTATCAGCCTTCCTTAAGTTTCGCCATTCAATAAAATTACACAACGCTTCAAGGTTTGCTTTTATTTCAGGCAAATCTTCTTTTCTAATTCTAGAAAATGCTTTGTGTTTTCCAGCTAGACGGTCACGCAAATCTTGGGGTGTGTTAGAAAACCAAGTATATCTGATACCAGGAATTTTTAAACGTGCCCTGTAGTTGTATTTGTTGTAATAGATATTATCACGGTATTCATAAAAATCAATACCGGGTACATTATCAACTGACTTCAATAATCCCATCTTCTCCGACCTTTGCATTTAGTTTCTGTGCAACATTAAAATCAATAGTATCAGTGCCCATCACTGCTGTTACAGTAGCATTTTTGATTCGCTCAAACAAAATCTTTTTGCTCAATGGTACACGAATCAATTCATCAATCTTACGTGCTAGAGGACGTGCGCCCATCTTCTTATCATAGCCCTTTTCTGCTAGATAATCAATGACTGGTTCAGTCAATGTTAACGTAATATTGTGCTTGTCCACTAATTGTTTCTTCAAATCTTCTGTAAATTTAACTACGATTTTCTTAATTGCTAGATTGTCTAGTTTAGCAAATTTACACACTAAATCCAAGCGATTACGGAACTCTGGTTTAAAGAATTCTTTCAATGCTTTATCATCTTCGCCGGTCTTTTCTTGACTACCGAAACCGATAACATTTTTTTCGTTATCAGCACTACCCAAAT